CCCTACATGCTGCCACGCTGCCAACATGGTAGCCGTGCGCCCTACATGGTGCCACACTGCCAACATGGTAGCCGTACACCCTACATGCTGCCCACAAAAGCCACACAAAAGCCCACATATAACGCCGTGCCTATATGTTATATCACGTCGAAAAAATTAGGCATTTGGCGCACATTCAGCAAAACAAATAACATTTTAAACAGTATAAAAAAATAGATCATGGATAATGTAACTACACAACAGACAAGAAGAAGATGTGGTTTTAATCGCCCCACCGCTGCACCTATAAAGACTCATGAGTCACTATTTATTGAAGAACAAAAGAGAGTCCGGGAAAAATGGAATGATAAAGAAGGCCATCGCTTAAGGGTTAACTTTTATAAAGCTTTCGTTTTGTCTTCTGATAGTTACGAAGAGTGTTTAAACCGTTTTCAAGCCCGTTTGCGAGTTGTGCAAGAAAGAATTATGCACTTTTTAAACGTGAGATTTGATGAAAATAGAACGTTGTTACCTACTAATTTACTCCCATCTAACCGTTTTGATCCATTCTATGTGAGTATGAAATATGGCGAGTATATTAGAGTTGATGAAATGAAGTACTTTAAAATGTATTGTATAGTTAATATGTTAGAAGAAGAAGAAAAAGACCTTTATAAGTATATGAATGTATTCAGGGAACGTTGTGACGTGCAAGGCCCTTATAATAATTTATAGACCTTTTTAAATTTTAAAAAAATGGAAAAAGCATACATTACAAAGCAAACAAAGAGCGTTGATCTTTGCATGCTTATTTTAGCCGCTTTTGTGCTCCTTTTGCTTCGCGTTTTACGCTTTACCTTGTCAGCTATGCGTAAGGCCGCACAATGGGCCGTAACAAAGCACAACTTTACGCCAGGGGACGACGATGACCCCGTAACACTTACGGGCGCTCAGTATCTTTGCTTTGCCTTATTGAGCCTTGCTTTCGTCTTCGTATTGAGCATAAAATTTTAGCCGCTTATATTATAGGGTGTAAAAGTATTTAGGCTTTTCAGGCGGTTCGAGGTCCGCTGCACCCACAAATTAAACAAAACAAATCAAAAAAAACGCATTATGGCAACTTCAAATTTTTATTCTCAGAATTGCAGCCGTTATTATGTAATAGGCACTGCAAAGTATTACACACAAGACGATATAGACGCCAACGACTGGGACCCTGAAATGTTGGGAGAGTACGACGAAGACGGCACCGAGTTCAATTACGAATGCGAACGCGACAACATTTTAGAAGGTCTGGAGGCTATAGGCTGGGAGGCTGGAGAAGGTAACACGCTCGCCACTTATACCGAAAACTTTCTTTATGCAGGTTGTGAATTTTCACTCACTTTGCAGACACAAATAAACTCCGGCTATTATGACGGAGCGTGCATGGATTTTGATGGCACTTTGACGGTTTATGATAACAACGGCGAAGAAGTTAACGAGTACGACGCTTTCGGCCGTTACGCGCCAACTGAAGACGACGTGCGCGAGGATAACTGGACGGGCTTGCAAGGATTAAGCAACATGCAAGCGCACAACATGATAAAATACATTTCGTCTGTTATAGCCAAGCGCACAAATCAGGCTGAAAAGGTTTTCAGCCAGTTTGCTGAGTGCGAACTTAACTTTGTCGGACGTTTTGACAACGGCGCGGCCTTATATGAGGAAACAGAAAAAAGACTGTGCGAAGCATAATTTTTTAGCCGCTATATTATAGGGTGTAAAAGTATCCAGGCTTTTCGAGTGGTCCGAGTCCGCTGCACCCACAATTCAACAAAACAAATCAAAAATATTTTAATACTTCGCTTTATGGAAACGAACAAGAAAAAAGAACTTCGGGACAAAATGCTATCACTTATCGATGAGAACGGCCCCGTGTACGTGTGGGAAAATGAAGGCGACGAGCCGTCTTATGTGCGACGTTTTGGCACGGTGGAAAACGCCAGGGAATTTGTAGCCCTGAAAAAAGAGTGGCTTTTCCTTCGTCAACTCTTTGAGCGTACCTTCGTTATAGGCACGGAAGAAGAATACCAAAAAGCGCAAAGCAATTTTGCAAAGTTGAAACGCGCAAGGCAAGTGAAGGACTATTCCGCCTATGTTGATGAATTAGTGAAAATAAAACGGCACGAAATTAAGGCACTAAAAGCCCTGCAAGAAGTTTGCCAAAAGTTTGACGGCCAAGTAATAAACAAGCGTTTCACTGACGCCGTGAGTGCGGCTTCTGGCTTGCATTGTTCGTTTGCTGAGTATTATGGATGTGTGCTCGATATGGAATATTTTGGCCACGATTATGGATATAATTTAAAAAACCCGTATGTGCGTATCTTTGGAAGTAAACGAGAAGAGCGCGATGGGGCAGGCCGTCTTTTTTGGCGTTGGGCTTTGGGGGATCGTTTGGAAGCCAGCACAGTGGCTGATATTATAGCACCTTATATAAACGACCGCTTTAAGCGTATCGACGAACTAAATGCCACAAAAAAGCAATATTCCGGCTATTTAAGGTTAGCGGAGAAGGCTGCAAAGTTGGTCAGAGAGTTAAACACTTACGACAGCACATTAAAAGAGTGGGCTTGCAAACATGATACGGAAACGGGTGTTGGTGCGTCGAAAGTGTGGCGATACTAACCAATAAAAACAATCTGGAGTAGTTCTGGCTCCTGTGCCAGGATCCCTATTATAGAACATAAAAAAATCTACTGAATTTATGGAAGTAAAAAAATATGTAGACGCGCTTATACAGCACGCCACAGACCATCACCGACCACACGAGTTTGCACTCGTTAACTTTATGGATTATTTGATCAAGTTTTCCGGAATTGAAAAATTCTTGAAAGGTAGTGACGAGGCAATACAAGCATACCATCAAGCCCTGCGAGAAGAAGACTCCGTGTTTTATGAACTTGCAATTTGCTGGCTTTTAGACGTGGTGAAAGCAATGGATCGTGGCGAGTATTTAGACCTTTTCGGCTTACTTTATGAAAGTTTGTACTTAACGCGGAGCAAGGCTTCACACACGGGGCAATTCTTCACCCCTGGCAGCATTTCAACGCTTTGTTCTGAAATATTAGACGACAACCGCGAGGGGGGCACTGTTAGCGACTGTGCAGTGGGTAGTGGTAGGTTATTGTTGGCACATTACATGAAAGTGACCAAAACAGACCATAGCCGCGGACGACGCTTTAAATACGAAGGGCAGGACTCTGATATTATAGCTTGCAAAATGTGCGCACTCAACCTGATGGTGCACGGAATGAATGGCACGGTAATTTGTCGTGACACGTTGGCAAATAGCACTCCGACTGTTATTTATCATATTAACGAGGTGCGCTATCCTATCCCCACTATGTATTATAGCATACGTGCAGAATTACCACAAACCATAAAAAATTAACACATTATACAACCTCTAAAAAAATTAGCATTATGACAACATTAGATAAAGTAGCCCTGATTCTGAGTAAACACGGGTACAGCCTTACAGAAGGCATGAAAATATATGATGCAGCCAGCTAGGATGGTGAACTCGTGTATATCGACAAAAACAAAAACTGTGTGGTGTGGTTAGATGCTAAGTTTGTCGATCCCGAAAAGTCAGAGACAAACAGGGAATTGTATGTAACAGTTTGGCATAATTACAGCGAAGATTTTTTACTTAATTATAACCTTGCTGGTGCAATAGCCCTGCACGATCGTGAGTTAGACTTAGACGAAGAAGACACGAGAAAGTTCTTGGAGTTCTTTCAATCCTGCCATGATGCGTACAGAGAGGACGAGGAATTACCCCACCTGCCCGACTCTATGAAATGGATATTTAAAATTGCAGTACTCGAAGATTATATGAATTATACATTATACAACGTGGACGAGAACACGATCGTGAATGTTGAAGTATCCAGAAGTTAAATATAACAGCGTAGCTATAATGGGGGCGTATCCCCTATTATAGCACGCGAAAAAAAACGACTGAAAATGAAAATCTTTTTACTCTCTACTTGCGATGCGTGGAAGTCTTCCGCATCAATGCAGCCTTATTTCTTGGTAAATAGCCAAAAGACTGGCATAAAGCGTTTGTTAAATGTTATTCGTGAAGGCATACAAAAAGGTGTGTTTGCTTATGAAAGCGACGAACTGGAAAAGAGCGAACAACTCGCACGTTTCGAAAATGATGCCAAACAAGGTGCAACGGCCTTGTGTTATGATTTGCAGACGAAATTAGAATATGGCTCTCTTCAGTTAGTGGAAGAAGGCTCCTACTTTTAATATAGAAAAAAAAATGACTACATCAAAAACCATTTACACCTACGAGATTGAGGAACGCGAAGGGCACACCCTCCTAACTGCACAGGAGTGGCCGTGGTGCGTGTTGCAAGTTGTGCCGACCACACCTGAAAACTTTAAAGCAGCTGTGGCGCAATGCGAGGCACGCGAGGGCTTTGTGGCAACTCATGGAACCGACCGCACATTTTGTATTGTGCAAGTCGCCAGTGGCGACCAAAGAGGACGCTACCCCGAACGGCACCTCGAAATCTGCGGACAGGAAACGGCACGAAAGTATCTTGATGCCGTAAAAGACCAAATGGCACAGGCGGTAGTATGGTATTATACTAACGTTATAGCCTATGAAAATAACCACCGCTCCTTGAAGAATAATGTAGCAGTGGTGCATGATTTGGGAGCCACTCCCTAATTACATCCTATCTAAATTTACTGAATCATGAAAATAGATTATTATAATTTTGATGTTTACGATCCGTATAAATTGGGCGGAGAGTGTTATCGTACCTTACGCGAGGCAAAGAACGCATATATAAAGCACATGCAGCAGGGGCATCGTGTCGGATGTGACATTCGGGGATGCAGCCTGAAAGATGATAGTATTTTTTTGACTTATACGCCATGGTATAGCGACGTGAAATCCTTCGGGAGAACAAAATTGACTAAAATTGGTTACGCCGTTAAGGCAGGGAAATATGAGCTATCTTAGTAAATTCATTTATTATTAATATTTTTAAAAAAACAACAGAAATGACAACAACAGTGACAATCGACATGGACAGAGAATCAGTACAGCTCGCAACAATCGCAATGCTTGAATACTTTGCGGTGAACACACCAACAGCCGAGGAAGCAACAACAGAGTTAAGTCTGGGATTGCAAATGCTATGCGACTGTTTGCGCTCAACTTTTAAAGGTTGATTGACCGAACAAATAAGAAACAAACAAATTGCACACAAAATAATGTGTAAAATGTTTGTTGGTTTTAAAAAATCTTCGTACCTTTGCAATGTCAAACAATAAGTAATACGATTATGGCAATAAAGAATGCAACCATCCGTTTGCCGGAAGAACTCATTGAGTGGCTTACGGGCGACGGAAAATCTATCAATCAAGCCGTTATCGAATGCGCACAGAATTTGCGGCGCGTGCGCATGGTATCGGCAGGAGAATTGCGAGGTGTGTTTACACCTGACGAGTGGAAATTCTTGGCAGATAGTTTGAACGGCACGAGCGTTTCGGAGTCCTTCCGTTGCAATGTATCAGCTCTTGTGGCACATGTGGAGGATGCAGCGCAACTGGAGTTGTTAAATCGCAAATGGCACGTAGATACGGAAGCGTTTAAGCAGAAGATTTTGAAGCTGCATGGCGCGAACGTCGAAGCCTTGTATGCAAGGGTTGAAGAGTTTTGGGCTAACAGCGAAACTACGGATTTAAACGATTGGGCAGCGTTTTAAAACAAACAGCCTACCCACTCCGGCACGACTGGCACAAGGTGAAGCGACATCACGGTGGGAACAATAAATCATTTTTACAAAAAACTCTTAGAACTGGCGGCAACAGCAATTCGGCTTGAAGCGATGAAATATTACGCAAGTTTTTCAGCCAACAATGGCTCTACGATATTGTCCGAACCATACGAATACACCAATAAGGCAATAGCCATTAAAGACATAAAAAAGATGGTGCGGGGCGAACATTTCCAACAGCCTTATAATCGCTCATCCTACACTGTCTGGGACAGCAATGGCTTGATTATCGCATCAGGCAGTCTTAACGACAAGGGCTGGTGGTCGGTCTCCGAGCATGAAATTGGGACAAAAATCTACGAGAACTGACGTTTCTACAAACATTTATATAAAATAACTTAGAACTGGCGGCAACAGCAATTCGGCTTGAAACAATGGCTACTTATAATTCAGTGTACGTTTTGACGCGTTATGCCAACATTGACAATGCGTCTAAAAAATCCCCTAACGACGTTTTTCGTGTATGCAATGGGAAGGTGTATAGAAAAGTGTGGAGTGGTGCCATGCGCGGTAAAATAAAAGAATACATCTCGACCTATAAAGTGTATGAAGAACATTATGGGGAGAATTGGAATGGTTTTGGCTATCAAGACAAGTTCAACAATTTCTTCTTAAATTCAGAGAAGGATTTTCTGAAATTAGTAGAAGGAAAAGCAACAAAGCCTAAAACGGTAAAGACATGGACGCAGGTGCGCGATACATGGGCTAAGCGATTAGTGAGACTATTGGCTAACTGCAATGGCTATGAATGGGTAACTATGGATGTTGCACGCTCTATCGCCGAAGAAAAAAACGACTACAAACGACAACAAATAGAAAAAGTAGAAGCCAAGCAATACGACAATTATAGCACGAAGCGTGCAACACTTATACGCAAAATGGAGCGAGAAAATCCTCTTAGACGTATAGAAGATGAGCAGCATGCTATTGCTATTATACAAGCATCTCACCGTCACAATAACTCTAACTATGAGCACCTACTCGACGAATATAGGCACGAAGCTGAATTAGGGCTTATCGATCGGAGCGAAGTGAAGGATAAGGCAAGAATGAACATGAATTTTAACGACAAATAAAAAAATGGAAAAGACAAATTTACAAGCAGATATAATTCAAGAATGCGTAGCATGTGTGGCTGCATGGAATAAGGACAACTGGGATCAGTCTGTAGACATTCCGTATGATGATTACGCCAATCAATGCTACAATTATGGCGGTAGCAAGTTGGCGGATCAGTTTGATGAGCTATTCTCTCAATCAAGCGACGAGGAGCTGCAAGACTTCTACTCGGATTTATCGTTCGCGTGTGAACGCGAAAATCGCGGAATACGTTCCGCTATTGGAAAACGTATAAAAAGTATTCGACTTCAACGCGATATGACACAACAAGAACTCGCCACGGCAGCCGGCATCACCAAAGCAAACGTGTGCAGAGTTGAGGAAGGAAAGTATTCCGTTGGAATTGACGTCCTGGACAAGATTGCTGATGCACTTGGTGTATCGTTAGAACTGAAGTAACCCTTGTTATAGACTATCAAAAAAACGACTGAAAATGAGAACTATTAGATACGTCTTGACGGATGAAACAATCACGATTGACAAGCATGTGCTTCATCGCATAGCGTGTGTTGAGCCTTTCGACGAGGTGAAAGCAGGCGAATTAGGAGGCTTTGTTGAGTCAACTGAAAACTTGTTTGGCAAAGCGTGGATTGCGGACAATGCGTGTGTGTATGGGAACAGCATCGTGTGCGACCATGCAAGGGTGAGCGGACATGCACAAGTTTTCGGATGTGCCGTCGTTACGGATCATGCGCATGTGTGTAACAGAGCATTCGTTGGTGGTAGTGCAAAATTGTTAGGCAATGCTCACCTTGCAGGCAATGCAACTGTTATGGACCAAGCTGAGATTGCAGGCAATGCGTGTGTGTGCGGTGAAGCATGTGTACGTGACAATGCACAGGTATATAACAATGCGATTGTTTGCGAAAAAGCAACAGTACGCGGCAATGCGATTATTATGGGAAATGCTAAAGTGCGTGGATATGTTGAAATTTCGGCAGGGAAACACAATAGTTAAGAAAAAAATGAAGTTATTATAGAACCTTTAAAAAACGACTAAAATGAGAGAACGTTTAAAAAAAATTATTGCTACTCGTTTGTCTATTGATATGAACGAGAACGGAATGCAAATTAGCGAAGATACGCTGGCTACTATTGAACTGGATATGTTTGATGGCGTATCACGAGGTAGTTTAGAAGCAGTGCGTGATTGGTTCAACAGCAAAAACATTGCTCAATTACCCGAAAAAGAACAACGGAGGTATATTGGAGCAGCAGCTAACCTTTTGCTTTTAATTGCCACAAATGATGTGGAAGGTTTGGTTAGACTTTGGGTTCTATCAGACATGTAAAAAACAACTTCAAAACATAAAAATAAACATTTTAATACTTGCAGATTATTATGAAAAAGATTATTAAGTATATCATCGGTGCATTGGTAGTGGTTTGCGTGTGTGTTGTGTTATTCTCGTTAATAGGTGTAGGCGTGTTCCTTCTGCCTTTAATTGGTGGAGCATTCACGGCAAAATAGATACTCATGTTATGGGGATAGCGAAATTTCACTATCCCCACAACGAAACAAAAACATTTTAATACGATACATAGTTATGACTGACAAAGAATTGAATACGGCTATATTGAATGAACTGTACAAGATAGCGGACGAGGTTTGGCCATTGATGCGTAGATACGACGTTGTGGGTAGTTTTACAGCACGTGAGATTAATTCACCAAAACACATGGGTAATGATATGTTTTTTGAAAGAGAGGACGCTAACAATTTGCACCATGTGGAGGTAGGCAATTTCCGTTGTGCATTCCCAACAAACCAAATTTTCGATCTTGTGGCAAAATTCGAGTTATTGGTAGGTGTGGGCAGTAAACGCCATTTGTTTGTGGCTGAAAATAGAGGTGAGGTAGAAGCCAGTGTAACCTTTGCCGTCACTAAGGAGTTGGGAGAGTTGTGCGATTTTACCGACCCTAAACTCTGGAATCCGGCTTATGCTTTTATTTTCATTGATGCCGAGCGTAAATGCTTAGTCGCTACAAATGGCCGTAGTATGAAAGTGTGTCCTGTTGCTTTTAGTAATATAAAGGGTGACACTTCGGGTATGCGCATTTTGGCAGCAGACTTTAAGAAAATGTGCGCGAAAATGAAAGGTAAGAATGTTTACAAAATGACCGCGACGAAAGAACGCATGGACTATGATGTTTGCACCAATATCATGTTTGAAGGTATTGCTGCACGTGCAAAGCACGAATGCGTTTTAGTAAAATGGTACTCCGTTTGTGTGGAGCGTTCGTCTGAGTTGTGCGTGAATGTTCCCAACTGGAAGACTATTTGCAAACTTGTAAAAATGGGTAAGGGAGAGAATATTGTCGTTTATGGCAAACGTGGCGATAAAACCATTCAGTTTAAGGCAGGTAATAGCGAAACGCAAGTAAGGAATGGCTATGAGTTGAAACATAGCTTTTGCTTGATGTTTGATGCGGATCGTTTGGGTATAATCAAAAAAGCCGAAAGCATGCGCTTGTATTTAGGTACAGAAGACAGTAAATATGTAGAAGCAGTTGACAATAACGGCAATGTGTATGTTTTATGCCCAAAGGTTGAAGAAGACCAAACCTTTGTGGGTGAGCATGTGGACGATGTGTTAGTAGCTCCTAACGTGGAATGTGATATAAATGTTTTAGAGCGTTACGTACTAAATGCGAAACGTACTACCAAGGTTGCATCGAGCAAGGCTCCTACGGCAAAAAAGACTGTTGCTAAAAAAGTAGATAAGCCCACAACGGTAAAGCAAGTTGACCCTTCGCGCAAATTTACCTTTGCAGCAATAGGGGTGAAGTCTGGTGACAAACTAACCTTTGTAGATGGCAAGGAGGTTGTTGCGGTAGATGACAATAAGGTATCGTTTGAAGGCAATACCTACACGTTATCGGGTTTTTGTAAAACTTTCATGCCTGAAGAGAAACGCAACAAGTCGAATAGTTATCGTGGCTGCGCGTTCTTTTATAGGGAGGGCGTAAAATTGGAAAAACTTTTCAATAAAACTTTGAAGGTGAAGGAACAATCTACGGAAGCAGTAGCGAACGAAAAGCCACAGGTGAATGTATGCAAGGAAACAGCAGAGCAAGTGGTGAATGTATGTGCGGAAACGGAAACAGCAAAGCCAACTGTGAATGTATGTGCGGAAGAAAACCACACCGAAAAGCCATGTATTGTGCGATCTGTGCCATTATCCGTGCTACAACCTATAAACTATCCTTTGCTGATTTTGGGGCGGTGTGGTTTGGCTTGTCACACGAACGTGCGAAATAAGCGCATGCCGGCAAGTAACGGACGATCGACACAAAAGAATGTGCATACCTTCTCTTTACCTCCTCCCCTATTACCCTAACACGAACTTTGTAAACAAATCTTTTTCATCATCTTTTTAATCTAACAATTACAATGAGAAATTTATTTTTTGCAGTCATTGCAATAATGACTATTTGCATGAGCGCATCATGCTCAAACGACAACGAAGGCTCTTTTACAGAGTCAGTGACTAATCAGCCTACCCACGGCAAAGCGCATGTACGCTTGAAGTGTGGCACGAGTAATGGATTGACGTTGCACCATGCTGCGCCACATTCGCGAGCTACCCTCACGGCAAATGGCACAGAGTTGACCGACCTTTACATTATGGACTACGACAAGAAGTCTGGTAAATTGTTACAGGTGCTGCACCAAACGAGCACGGCAGCAGATTTTGCTGAACCTGATTTGATGCTCGATTATGGCGAACACACACTAAAAGTGATAGCTACGCGAAGCACCTCCCCTACTCTATTGGATGCGACCTCGGCATCATGGGAGTTACCTGCCAACGTGCTTACACCTGTTTCGGGTGCAACTATCCCTGCCCTCCTTTCTTCTGCTAAGACCTCAGACACCTTTGGCGCACAACGTGACATTGTGGTGGGGATCGGCGAAGCACAAACGGTAAATCTTACACTGGATCGTTTAGTGGCTCGTATGATTGTAAAAAGTACAGATGTTTTTCCAACGGATTGCAGCACATGGGACGCTTCATTTCAAGAATATAAAGATTTCTCTTTACAGACATTCGACGTGATGAACGCCATGAAAAATCAGCGTACCACGGACGTTTCGTCGTTAGCTGGTACTACCGGAACTACACTCACTTATTACGTGATGGTGCCTGCTGATGGCTATATAACGGACATTACTTTTACCACCAACAGTAAATCAGGAACGCCCTATTCATCGATAACCGTACCGAATGTACACTTCGAGCGTAACAAGACAACTACCATTAACGGATCGTTCTACAACCACAAGCAAGGTTTTTCTATATCGCTCAATGATATGTGGGACGAGAATGGCTACGATATAAACATTTAATCATTTGCAAGGAATTGCGCTGGCTATATAGTGCCATCATAATCATATAGTCAGTGCGCTCTTTTTCATTCTTTACGTTATATGGCTCAAAAAAATCACTGCTTTTTGCCGTCCTCCATTTTTATTCTGCTTTCGGTGTTTGGGTGCGGAGAGCTGGATTTGCCAAAAGACATAGATGACACCACTCCTTCATTACCTGGTAATGATGCGGCAAAGGTTGATACATTGATAGCCACAAATGATACAGCTCGCTTTTACCTGTCTTGTACAGAGATTTGTAACGTCATGCTCTCAACCTACCCCGCCCCATCGAAACTGATAGAAGACGCAACTTATAGAATGCCTACGAAATTAGAGGTTTTTGTCGTTTTGCGAAATGTCTCTCTACCTGAAGGATATTGGCAAAGTGGGCAACGCATTCTGTGCTACGACACTCCAGCGGACAGAAAGAAACAAATAGGCTCAAAACTTTTCGGCACGGGAAACTACTATACCTACGTGCCAAATGGCACAATCGTGAAGGCTGGAATGAAAACAAATTACTGCATTTTGCCTATACGTACTGAACCATTAAATAGCCAAACTGACAAAATAACGATCGATGTAAACGACAAATGGAATAATTAAATGTTTATTTATTGAAATGAACAAACAAACATTTCAACAAATGAACATTTGTATATTTGTTTATTTGTTTGTTTGAACATTCAAATATTTATTCAATTACACGTTTGTTTATTTATATGTTCGTTGAAACGTATATTTGTTCATTCATTTGTTTTAATGTTTATTTGATTGTTTATATAAATAAATGAACGTTTTGTTTTGTGGTGTAATATACAAATCTTAAATTTGCAGCAAGAAACAAATATTCATTTGTTTGAATATTTGTTTGTTCAAATGTTTAACTGTTTGTTTGAACATTTGAACAAACGAACAATTAAACTTTTTAATACTTGGATTTATGGCAACAGAAAGACTCAGAGAAGTGCTTGCCTTCGTCAACCACAAAGGTGGGGTAGGCAAGACCACAACAGTGCAGAACCTTGCAACCGGTTTACGTCGGTTCGGTAAAGGTTTCTTTGGTGTAGACGCAGAAGGGAAGAGACGCGTTCCGCGTATATTGATTATCGACCTTGACCCACAGGCGTGTGCTTCATTCCTCTTTGGTTGGAGCGAAACACAGCAAATGGGCAAGCCGACTATGTATGATGCCCTGGTACAACAAGGGCAAATCCCCGTATATCAAGTGCGAGAGGGCATATACCTTGCTCCGGCATCAGGACGATTAATAGGCATAGAACCATTCCTAAACCAAATGGCGGTGCCACGCAAAGCACTTTGTAAATTGTTGGGTAAACCTTTAATAGAGATGCAAGGTACCGAGTTGGCTGATGAAGGTACAATGAATGTGACCGAAGCATTTGATTATGTGCTGATAGATTGTCCTCCGGCCATGTCATTGCTCACACACAATGCGCTGACCGCTGCCACCAGTGTGGTATTGCCGGTGCAGTTGGAGATGCTGGCCACCAAAGGTATTGCTGAAATCATCAATGCAGTGAAGGAAACACGCGAGGATCTAAATCCTAATCTTGATATTCGCGGTTTGTTGATGGTAATGAGTAACGACCAAACCAATGCGACCAAGCAGTTCAAACAATATTTAGGCGAGAAGTTTGATGACTACATGTTCGATGCCTATACGCGCAGAGATACCAAGATGGTAGAAGCGCAGGCTATGAACGAGGACATCTTTACGTATGCACCTTATAGTAGGGTAGGGCTGGACTATAAGAAGTTTACAGAAGAGATACTTGAAAGCATGCCCGAATAATCACTCGTTATAATGACTATAAACAATCACTGATATGGCACGAAAACAAGAACGCAAGTTCACACCATTCAATCTTGAAGCCTCTCCCGTTGTGGCAGAGAATGAACGTATATTGAATAATCCAACAACCGCAACTGAGCAACAAGTAACACAACCCACCACAGACGCGCAGCAAGCAATGGCGCCCGTTCAGCCACAGCAAGAGCATACAACACCAGCGCAAACTTCTTCATTTTCAAACGCTGCACCAATTAGTAAGGCGCGTCCTAAGAAGTCTGAGAACGGCATTACCATTTCAGTCCCCATGGAATACTACGAACGCATTACGCTCATGAAAATGCGAACGGGCATACCTATTCGCGACTTGGCATTGCAAGCAGTTATTGAGTTCGTGGATAAGCATAAGAACGACTAAATTCTATACGACAATGAAAAAGACAATAGTTATCTTATTGCTGTCTTTGTTCTGCATGATTGTGCAAGGACAGACACACATGAAATTCATGGGCATTCCCTTGAATGGCAACGTAGAGTTGTTTACGCAGAAGTTGAAAGCTAAAGGTCTTACTTGTGATGTAGCTAAAACAAAGGCTTCTCCTTCTGGCGTGAAAATATATAAAGGTTTGTTTATGGGTGAGGATTCCGAGTTTATGGTTTTCTTTAATCCCAAAGACAAGAACGTGTTTGCGGTGGAAGTCTCTATGGATTATTCTTCTCTCGAATTGGCAAAAACACCATTTGCTAACATCCTAAAACAGTTAAAGGAGAAATACTCCAAGGCCGTTGTTGATGTACTGAAGAATAGTGATGGCGATCCCGAAGGCTTTCAATTCTATGTGCCTGATGCTGAAGAAAAGAAAATGCTGGGTATCATTATGCAGAAGTTGGTAAGACCCGACGGCATTCTTCAAAAGAAATATCTCATCAGTTTGTTCTATGGCGATGTTGAGAATTTCAAAAAAAGCGAGAACAAGAATTATGATGATCTGTAACTTGTTATAGCGTTTGTGGGAAATCACACGAACGGCGAAGGTAAACTGCTACTAAAGTAGTTTACCTTCCACACTAACAAGTTAAGGTAAAATGACTACTAATGTTTTTTACCTTATGAGTTTTTCTAATGGAAGAATAAGTCAAGGTAAAATGACTACTAATGTTTTTTACCTTATGAGTTTTTCTAATGGAAGAATAAGTCAAGGTAAAATGACTACTAATGTTTTTTACCTTATGAGTTTTTCTAATGGAAGAATAAGTCAAGGTAAAATGACTACTAATGTTTTTTACCTTATGAGTTTTTCTAATGGAAGAATAAGTCAAGGTAAAATGACTACTAATGTTTTTTACTGAGGTAAAATAGGTACTAATGTTTTTTACCTTAAACAGGTGTTGAATGTAAAATAGGTACTAATGTTTTTTACCTATATCTATAAAATAAAAGAATATACTATATACTTATTATATTGTTTTATTTTAGGAGCAAAATTTTCTTGTAAAAGTCATTGATTTTCAAGAGTTTAGAATTTTGCGCGGTAAAAAACATTAGTACCTATTTACCCAAATAACGGCTTTTGAGGTAAAAAATAATAGTACCTGAGTAATTTATACGACTATGGAAGATAAAAAGAAACTACCGCAACAATACATACGCACACCTTTTGCTTATACAAAGCTTTCAAAAAATCTATCCTTGCTCCAACAATCCATGCTGAATAAGGTAAGTGAGCATCTGCAAGATTATATCCGAAAGTTCTTTGGAAGCGAATTGCGTAATAATCCAGCCGTTCCGCGTCCGCTATTTTCTGACGCGGAAAAGAAAAACGGCATGCCTATATTTTCGGTGTCTTATTCCGAACTCGGTGTGAGCATTAACAACTATGGTGTTGCCAGCGCCGCTGTCAACGAGGTGCTTGCATTAAAGCTTGAAATACCTGGTGTGGATAAGAATGGTAATCCAGCAATGGTAAAATACAATATCTTTACGCAAGCTAACATGTCCTCAGATGAAAGCAATGGCGTTACGTTTCAACTTAATACGGCTGTAGTAGATTCTGTTTTCGATATGAGCCAAGGCTACGTGAGACACCCTGCCGATATAGCAAGAATCGGACAGGTGGAGCGCATGCCCATGATGTATTATTTGTTGTTTAAGAAAACCGAGTCTTGGAAAAAACGCGAAGTGCCATTGACTGTTTCCGATATTAAAGACTATCTTGGTATGCGTTCTAAGGTGAAGGTAGAAGATACGAATGATGGTGAAGCGAAAGGCGAGAAAAAAAGAGCAGGAAGACCCTCCCTTACTACTGAGTATATAAAAGAGGCTTATCCAAAATTTTCGCAGTTCAGAAAGTTAGTTCTTGATACCAGTATAAACGATATAAACCGATTGAATAAAGCAGGTTTGCTCGATGTGTGTATCTCCTACGAACCAATTTATAATGGCAAGCGAAAGGTTGGCAATCCGGAATTTATTCGTTTCCACATCTACAACACCATAGACGAAATGCAGAAAGCCACCAATCCTGAAGCTTATCAAGCATCACTTTTTGCTAAGCAAGAAGAGGAAAAGAAACGACAAGAACCTGTTATTGAAGATTACCCAGGCAAATATGCCGATGAGTGGAATAAGTTCTTAGCGCAATATGAAGGCTTCTTCAAACCTTGGCTTTTAAAAGCACAACATTATGGAGCGAATGCAGCAGGTTTTATGTCAATTCGTTTTGACGATAAACAGACGCTCGAAAGTTTTAATGCCGAATGCGAAAAGCCTGCAAACAAAAATGAGTACGACAAGATGATGCGTACCTTAGCAAGCTTTATAGGAAAGGCTGCCGCTCGCGTTTTAGTGCGTGGTGTTAAGTAGAACATTTGAAAATAGAAAATACATGACAAGGAAGTATCTAATAAATAGTGCTATGGCCATATTGGTAAGTATAGGCTTGTGTGTAGGCTTAACCTCTTGCAGTGGCGATGGAGACGGGGCTAATGGTGTTAACCCCATAGCAATCGAAAACTATCTGTATGGCAAACGGTGGTTTTTTAAAAACAATTTTATGGATAAAACTGATACCCAATATTCATTCTTTCGCAACCACCTTGTAATGAGTTTTAGTAGTTCGGGTAAATTAGTCTCAGGTATGCTTACTTACGATAATGTTTATTATTTCGGAACATGGAATACGGCTGGAGATAACCTTTTAACCACGTTTACGGTTGGAACGTATAAAGAGCCTAATATAAATAACCGACTTTACGGGACGCTCACTGTGACCGATCTTGCGAGTAATGTAGACCGAGTAACCTGTACGGATTCTATTGGTGAAACCCACTATTTGGAACATACTGAAGAATATGGGGCTAAAAAACGCACTTTTACAGACTACACCGACGCATCTGCTCACGACAAAGCCCTACATGGTACATGGGAAATGACTGCTTATAGAGAAAATACACCCGTCGGCTTCACTATAACGCTCAATAAAAAAGGAAATGTTAGGTTCGTAGCCGAGAGTGAAGGTGTAGACTTTACAACCACTTATACAACAAAGAATGGGCATGTAACCTTTACCCATTTCCTTCATCCCAACACGCAGCAGCATTCATTCATTTATGTGCGAAATGATGATTCGATAGAGTTTTTCTCTGAGGAGAACGCACAAAGGGGTTGGGTCTGGCGTAAAAAATAACGAATAAAATCTGTTCTTTTCAATTACACCGCATTATCCGCAAGGGTAGTGCGGTGTTTTGTGTTTGTCCGTACCATTCGCCATGAATGACTTAATTTTGCCCTATCATTTAAAACAAAAAGAATATGCGCAAAACTATTTCATTTCTGACGTTATTGTCCGTCTTTTTATTCACTGCTTGTGTGTCATCACGCACAACAGAGCATCATGTGTCAATCGTTACTGAGGATAGCACCTCCTTGTCTATTGCCGATAGCGCAAAGGTGGTAGAGGTGCAGAAAGGTTCCACAACCACCACCCTAACCGATAGCACACATTTTTCGGCAGACGTTTGCGAAACCGGCACAAGCGAAGAAACCATTACGGAGCAAATTACCGAAACCTACGACACTGAGGGTAATAAAACCATCAAGACTAATCGCACCATTCAGCGCAAGGGTAATCGTGCCAAACAAGCACAAGTTGATGGCTCGTTCCTTCATCAAGTACAATCATTGAAACAATACATAGACAGTTTGAGCCGTGAAAGAAAAAACAATTTAAATGCCAACGAAAAGTCCCTGACGAAGCATGATAGTATCAACAATGTTGCTGAAAAAAACACCTCGAACATCAAACCAAAAATAGGGTGGGGGAGAGCGAAGCGAATCTTTTTTGTGGTCGTATTCTTTTGCTTGTTGATGTGGGCTTTTCAGTACGATAAAAAACATTAGTGATTATGAGCAAGAGACACCAACAAGATTATGATGTCAGCGAAAAAGCAGAGGTTACGCTGCAAGACTTTGTAATTCCATCTAAAATACAAGCATTTTGCAATCAGTACAAACCGCAGGACCATTGGACGGAAGATTGCGATGTGTTTACCGATTACCAATTACGCACTTATTTTAAAGCCGTGGTTTGTCCGTTGGGCGACCCCTTGTCGCTCTACCTGCAAGAACTTGAAATGCGCGGTTTTAAAATGCGTAATGACGAATGCGGAGAACCCGTCATTTATTGTCGAGCTAAATAGTTTTTTTAAAATAATAGAGCTTCATGAAAAAAGTAAAGTATTACTATTCGGTAACAGCCGAGAGCGAAACAGGCAAGCGTTTGCAAGCGTTTATGAAAAAATGCGCAGCTGCCGAAGAACAAGCCCGTCAGTGGGCAGAAAAGATTGGTGCCGACCACTATTACGAGTCGCCTAATGGCATGGCTGGTGGTGTAGTTGCTGTGGAGTTTAACAACACCTTGTCGAAAGAGGGTTGGGAAAAAGTGGTTACACCCGATGGACGAGCTTTTTTCTATCCCGAATCGAACACACATTTTGAAAAAGAGATGTATGATCTTCCGGTGGTGAGCGAAACGGAATTGATTGGCATTCTTCGTTTTGTTCACGATAACAAAAAAGAAGGTCAGTTGCCTATGTACACCTTTGGAAACGAAACGCCCATCATATTCCTTCATCATGGATTGTGGTATATAGAGGTGCCTTATCGGTCAGCCGACACCACACTTACCCCGATTGAAGAAAAGGAATTTTACCGCAGACGTTTGGCAGCGGTAAACGAAAGATAGCATGCCGTTGCTACCTACTTAAAATGAAAGGTTAGAACGAATTGCCTATTTCGTTCTAACCTTTTTGCTGTTTTCGGCCGATAAACTCTTAGCAACTGATTAAGGCTCAGCTACCATTGAGTTATACCCTTTGTTTCGCATTTTTTCATCTTGCAGTTGTTTGGTCAGTGCTTTAATTTGCGCTTGTTGCGCTTTGATGATGTCGAGCATGGCTTGTTGTTGTTTAAGATGCTCGGCTTCGTTTGTGGCGTGCTGTTGCTGGAGTGTGATAAGCGAAAGCAAACTTGCGCCATCCTCTGGTTGTAATTTGTCGCCATCGCATGGTTCGTTTGTCGTTTCAGCTTCCGCATCCGTTTTGAGCACACCTTCTGTTTGCCCCTCCTTGCACGGAGTGAAAGCAATTACATGGGGCAGAACCGACGGAACAATGTTTACGTTTGTAGGGTCTAAAGGTTTTCGCTCACCAGGCAGTCTGAGTGTCGGGTCAGTGGTGTAGCCACCATCGGGTTCAAACTGTGCCGATGTGGAAATACGAACATGGTCTTTAAACGGTTCGCCTGTGTTGCAAATAAACGCTTCGATAGGAATCTGAAACGAGTTGCAAAAACGCAGCAAGGTAATAACTGGCATGGCGCACAACTTTTGCTCCCATGAGCGCAGGCTGTTGTTCGATTTTGAACCAACGGCTTGAAGAATGGTGTTAACGGGCATCTGTGCATTTGCCTCTATCCACTCCGCGAGGTACGAATAATTATATCTGTACAACATAGTTCTCTATTGTTTTTAAGTTATTAAATAAGCCAAATATCGAAAAATCCGAAAATTTCTCAACGCTAAGCATTGATATCTCAATTCTAATTATTAAATTTGCAACGAAAATAAAAATTAAAAATAGAATGACCAAAGAAATTCTCCATAAAATTCTTAAAGACGGAATAGCTTTAGATATTAACGCTGTTTCACTCGAAGAAAAAAAGGCAATGCAAACCTTTTTTATGGATTTTGGATTTTCAATGTCTACATTTTACCTTCGTTTCTTTCAAAAAGGATTTTCAGAATGGGAAATTTTGGGTATTGAAAATTGCAAAAATCAATTTTTAGCTTTGCCTGACGTGGCGCAATGTCTGCTCGATTACGTTGAAACAGATGTGCTTGGCGCAACACTTGGCGACAAAGGGTACCTTTATACGTTGGCTCAGTGCGACAAACCCAATGTGTTTTACTCTTGCTTGAAAAAATCTCAAGGTGGACTTTGTGTAAAGTTTGGCGACTTTATGGCACAAAAGGGCATGAGCACAGGCACCACCATCAAGCGTTTTACCGATGAGAATTGGAAACCGTGGGAGAGTGTGGGTATTCAGTCTTTGTTGAATCAATATATAGCTTCGCGTAATGATTGATATAACCTTCGACTTAGAGACTTGTTCGCTACGCCCCACAGCTGCTGTCATGAGCATTGGGGCAGTTGCGTGGAATCGAAATGGAGAAGATACCCCATTTTTTGACGAAAGAAAACCAATCGTTTATCCCATGTTTTCAGAGCATGTAGACTTACGCGGCATGTTTATAGATGGCTTTACGTTCGATGCTACCACCGCTAAATGGTGGTCAGAACGTAGCGACGAAGCCAAAGCCGCGGTATTGGACGAGGATAACGAGGGTTCGCCTTGCTCTCCTATTCAAGAAGTAATGAAAGACTTCTTCTGCTGGATTGACTATGTGAAACGAGCATGTAAATCAACCGAGGTAAATCTTTGGTGTCAAGGTACAGATTACGACATGGCTATTTTGCGAAACATTTGCCATAAATACCAAATCGAAATTCCCATCAGTCATCAAAACTTCCGCGACCACCGCACATTCTTCATGGAGAGTGCAGCTCAAATATGCAAAATGTCTGGTGCAGAGTTTACACCCGACAAGGCTTATGACTTGGTAGACGCTTACGAAGCACCAGGTGCTGCACACGACCCCTTGTATGATTGCAAAAGAAGCATTCATAATACTTGGCAAATGATGAAGTACATCAGTTGTTTGTCCAATCACGAGCAATAACGCTTAGTTATGTCAAATAATCGTCATATTTTTTCTCCTTACATTCCCAATCTGAGGGATAGAAAAAAAGATAAGGGCCGTCCCATCATTCACGAATATCTGCACCGCATTGCGTACACCGAAACCATGCGAGGCAATGAGGACGAAATACCGACCCTCTTGTTTTATGGCGCACCCTTTGCCTTGCTAAAGGACGCTTGTTGCTACATTCACAAAACGATGTGTGGAAATGTAAGAGACTTGAAAATAAAGTTAGAGCATTCGTGCCGACACAAGAATGGCAAATGTTATTGGCGTTATGCCGTGAGCGTGATAGACCTTAACGAACACTTTATCTCATTTAAGGAATTTACTTTGTTACTAATAGCACACATTAGGAATATTTGCAACTGTGCCATTCGGCATTACAGGCTCGAAACTTTCCTAAATTTATAATAATCCTTTATGCAATTCCACCCAATTATCAATCGTCTTGCCAACCTTCCGCTGACTTACCTTGTGAAGCCAGCCGAGGAACAGCATTTTGAAGGTCAGACCGCGTGTTTCTGTCCCTTCTGCCAAAAGAAGGGGACCGAGGATGCCGATGTCCAGACCGACGATAAGGCAAAGGCAGGACAGACACCGCACTTCATTATCTACAATGACGAGCGTGGCGGTCTCTATAATGGGGTTGGGGTTGATGGCGATACGCAAGCCAAGCACGGAGCCTTGCGCTGGATGTGTACAAAAACAGGCAAGCAAGGTTATGGTGCTTTAGAACTTTATGCCGCCATGCGCAATTTGCCCATGCACGGAGCCAGTTTGTTGCGATTGTGCAAAGACTTGGTGGTTCGGGTATATGGCGACACCGATGAAACGCGTGCGGTGTTCCAAATGTTGTTTGGCAAAATGGACTACCGCACCATTGCACCGCAGACGATAGACACCTTCTCGTTCATGCCGAAGATGGACTTTAATCCACAAGAACTTGCCGCACTTGGTTGTGAAGTTACGTTGGTAAAAGGCATTCCTACCTTTGGCTTTGGCAAGGACTTTACCACCGACATGCTCAACAAAGATTTCCGCATTTATGCCGTTGATAGTGTTACGCTACCTAACGTAGTGCGCGAAGGCAAGCAAGTGAGCGAAATCATTTATGGCACTCCATGGAATCCACTTTTTGTTTGCTTTGCTACGGACGTCATAGCACCGCAAGGTTCATGTGGTTGTCTGTTCCGTCCAGCAATGAAAGGCGACCCAATCGTCTTTTCTACTTGCGACGACCACAGTGTGCGCAAGGTTAGCCGTTGGCTCATGGGCGATAAGGTTTTTACCTACGCTATGGATAATCGCGATAGCGCATCCACTGCCGTACATGCTGCCATTGAAAAGTTTGAACCGAACGAACAATACACCGACGAAAAAGAAGTTTGGGTGGAGAACGAAGACAAAAATGGCGACCCGAAAGGCACATTCCATTTGGAAAAAGAAAAGATAAAGTCACCCGACATTAAGGCTCGCAACATCGTGTTCTGCCGCACTCCTGAAGATGCCATTAGCGTGTATTACGCGCTGCGTTCGCTTCGTATCGACAAAGAGCACGATCCGCATTTCCAAAAATTCTGTTGGTATCATGTCGCCTTCAGTATTGGACGGAGAAACTTTTGGTATATCGACCGCGGACAATGGCGACAAGAGAAACTTGACTTCAACGCCATACAATATCAAAAGATGAAACGCTTTGCTGAGCGTATCATTATGCTTTACCCCAATGATATTGCCAGTCAACGCGATTGCGGAGCCATTGCAACTAAATATAGCGACTTGTGCTATGCCATGTTGCCCGAGGCTTTCCGCTCACGTTACAATCAGCGTTGGCAATGGTTGTATGGTTGCTCACCTCGTTCTGTGCGCGATTACATGATAGCCTACCGCATGACCGACGAGGACAATTTCAAATTCGACCACGACCTTCGCATACCTCTCTACTCGCGTTTGCGTGGTGCAAAGAACACCGATCCCTTTGAAATTGAATATCCGCGTGATCCGCGTAGTGGTAAACCCAAGCCACCTACTTGCAAGGTTTCACCCTCTAAAGTCTGGCTTTTTATGTCGGCACACGGATATTACCGCATGATAGACCCCGAAAGCACCGACCTTGTGGGACAGTACATTCACCTCGACCGCTGCTTTGTGGAATATATAGATGTAAAGAGCATCATTCAAGCCGTTAAGAGTTTGTTGTTAGAGTTTATCGAACAAAGTTGGCGACACAACGACCAAGAGCAACGCTTAATGTCTGATTGCGCCAACATGGTTGATAAAACTTTTACCGAAAAGTCAGCGGGTGGTTTGCAAAGCATGATCATTCATTTTGCAGACGCCTTTAATGCCAAAACGGAATACTTTTATTTCCGCAATGTGGCTTTAAAGATAACGCCCGAGGCTATCACACCAGTCAGTTACGACAACATTAACTTTTTTATTCCTGCCTTAGCCCGCAAACCCTACGACTTTACGATGCGTGTGTTAAAAACACCATTCAACATCTACGAAAGTCAAGAATACCTCGACCGACGCGCAGCTATCGACCAAAAAGAAAAAATGCGCAACGAAGATGGCTCTCCAGTGTTCTCAACCATTGAAATAGGGCAAATGAAAGCCGATTTAGAGGAATGGTCGCAGACTTACCGATGGAAAGTAGATTGGCAAGGCAAACGCGAACAAGACCTTTGGCCTATCCTTCGCATTATCCGTGGTTGCTCGAATGTGCTTTGGGAGAAAGAGCAAGAGGCCTTTCGCAACAAACAAGAACTTTCTCCCGACGACCAAGCCATTATAGCCTCACACTTCGCTAATATGATTTCGTGCATCGGTCGTGTTTGTTACCGCTCATGGGACACCATGCAGAGCATTTGTCCCTACTTGTTGGAGGACAACATCCTGGACGAAAAGCAAGCAAGTGGTGGTTCGGGCAAGTCGGTTATGATAAACCTTGTCGTAGGTTCGGCAGTGAATGTGCTAAAGGTGGATATGAAAGAGTTCATCACTATTACAGACGCCAAGTTCTGCTTATCCGATTTGCTGCTATATCCTGGCAAGTTCCGAGTGGTGCATTGGGAGGATAAACCCAAAGGTTTCCCCATGAAATACTTTTACAACAAAGTAACATCTGGCACCAAGGTTGAAAAAAAGTTTGGCGACCCCGTGCTGATGAAGATGGAGGACTCACCGCTTAACGTCATTACATCTAATTCACCTTTGAGCGATGATGACGACTCAACCGTAGGTCGTTTTCCGCTTGTTTCGTTCTCTGATAGATTTGCTCGAGCCAATCCGCAGAAGCGCAAACCTGCACGATCGCCAAGCGATGTAATGAAGAACTTCCGCATGGAGCCCGAGAAACTCACCGACACCGACCGCAACCAAATCATTTATATTTGTGCTTTGGCGGTTCAGTTCCTCATGCGTTACCACACCTTTGCTATTGCACCGCAAGAGAATGTGCGCCGCCGACAAATGGTGCAGAAACTCACCGAGAACATTGTGAACTATTTTGAATGGTTCTTTTCTCAGTCGGAGATTTATGGTGTACCCATTTGCACGGACGAGATGTTTAACGACTTTCTTCGCAACTGGGCAGACGCCAGTGAGGGAAAATCGAAAGAGTATAGCCGAGCCACTTTTAAAAAGAAGATTTACGACTATTGCGAGAATATGGGCATTACTTGCAACCCCAAGCACCTCTTTGAGAACGATGCTGATAAGCACCGCAAATGTTTCAAGTTGCAAGCATGGGTCACACAAGAGTACTTTGTGGGTCGCGAGTGGGAAAACGACAAAACCGTTTCGCCTAAATACATTCGCTACTTGCAAACGTCAAAGCATGTGTTCTTCTTCTACAGACCTGGTAAGGATAAAGTACCCAAGGACTACAAAGAACTCAAAAGCATTGCGCGTAAGTTTGCCGAACAACCCGACCTTTTGCCCTGTCGCGATGAAGATGGCAAGATTGTGAAACTCACCGACGAAGAACAAACCCGTTGGGACAACTTCATGTCACGCAAGCAAGGCAAACGCATGGTTATTAGCAATAACGATAATCAAGCCGCTCAATCGGTTGCTCAAATCAAAGAGGAGGATTTACCCTTCTAATAACAACGAAACAACAACAAACAAATAAACCCCAACAATTATGGCAAGTTACAACGGGAGTATTGACCTCCTTGCGCTCAATGGCGCACAAGTTTTTACAGGTATCGACCAACAGAACCCCACACGTGCATTTGTATGTGTGCCAGTTGACTTAAACGAAATCAGACTGACCACCTCACGCAATGATGCAACCAAGCAAATTGCAGGACTGCGCGTAAACATTTGGCCACTCAACGAGGAATATAAAAATGCCGTTCGTCGAAAGGCACAAGAGCGAGGCGACAACAATGTGAATGTGCCAACGCACGAGATGAAAATCTCTTACACTACCGAATTCGTGAAATACATTGCTAAGTCATTCCCTAATTTGGTAGAACAAGTAAAGGAGCAGAACAAAGAACGCGACCCAAGCATTATGACGCAAGATGTGCAAGACGAAAATAGTCATTTGTTTAAGGCACTTCGCAACCGCATGAACAAGCGTTTGGCCATGCTCTATCAGCTACAGAATAATGCGCAGCAAACAGCCTATCCACAGCAAGCCTACAATGCCGCAAGCAATGCTACTGCTTATGTAGCACCTGCCAACAACGAAACTACGCAACCACAATGGGGTGCGAACTTCAATGAAGAAGATCTCCCCTTCTAAAAAAAACCTTTTAAACGAACCAAATAATGAAACTTCAAGCTCAATCATCTAAAGCCCTTCACACTGCCTTATGCAAGGCTTCCAAGTGTATTGTCAGCAAAAACTCGTTGGCTATTCTCGACAATGTGTTGCTTACTTGCAAGGGCGAAAACAACTTCTATTTCATTTCGGCATCCAGCAGTTCACAGCTCACCATTCCTGCACCTTTAACCTTGTTTGAAGGCACGTTCGAAGCTCCCGTTGCTTTGCCTATCAAAACTTTTATTCCTTTCCTCGCTACTTTGCCCGATTGCACACTCTCAATGAGTTTCGACAAGGATAGCAATACCATTGCGCTCACTTATTGCACCGATAGCAACGGCAACACCAAGGAGGGTAAGGCTTCAATTCCTTTCCTTGATGGCACGGTATTCCCTATGCTTGTTGAACCAAAGGGTGATACCACAAAACTTGTACTTCCGGTCCCATTCTTCAATGAGGTACTTGCACACTCAGCCAACTTTACTGCAACGAGTGAGTTGCGCCCAGTGTTAACTTGTCTTTGTTTGGATATTGCCGAGGATCGTTCAAATCTCTTTTTAGTGGCTACCGATGGTCAATGTCTTATTCGCACCACCTATTCTAACGACCCCGCATGTGGTGGTAGCGAGTTCTTTAAGGGAGGCCAACCTGGCCGTTTACTCTTCCCGCAGACTTTTTTCCGCACCATGTCGGTGTTTGATGGCTGTGAGGTCGTGGAAGTAGAGAGCGACCTCCGCACCATTAAATTCACGGCTAATGGAATAGAACTTGTCTGCAAGTCTATGGAAAATAAATATCCCAATTACGCTTCGGTTATTCCCATAGGCAACCCTTATTACATTTCGTTCAATAAAAAGGAAATGCTCGGAATCATTAAGCGTGTAAGTATTTTTGGCGATAAGAACCAAAACGGACTCGTACTTACCAAGAACGGTATGTTTCTGAATGTTTCGGCAAGGGATATAGATTATTCAACCGCAGCCGACGACCAAGTGTTTATCATAGACTCGCAATGCGATGAGCAATTTCGCATTGGTGTAAAAGCTGAACACATGGAAGATTCACTCAACGCCATCGACTCAGATAATGTGCGCATGCAGCTTTCAGCCTCCAATCGAGCTATTCTGATTACAGCTGACGATCCAGCACCCCAGGTCCTCACGCTTTGCATGCCCATGATCCTTGATTAAACCATACCAAAACCTAAACTCAGAACACAATGGAAGATATGTTATTATTTATTCCGCCTTGTTGCGTAGACCGCAAATTGCCAAGGGCTATCATGCAAGCCCCCTACCGTTCGCTCACGTTCTACACCCATAGCGACGTAACACTCGAAAAGTTGTATCGTGCCGTGGGTTATATGTTAGAACAGTCGCACACAATGGTAGTAAGCATGACCTTTATTGAAGTCGAAACGATGGCGTTCTTTCTGCAATGCTTTGAGCGCGGCTGGATAAATGCTTTGGTATTGTCTACCTCACAAGATTGTTCGGCAATGGTTGATAAGTATCTGTCCGACTATAAGAATAAGGTGTTATATGTGCAGCACCGAGATTCGACAGATGGGGCATCCCACTTAGTTCTGTACTCCGCAGACAAGGCATTGGTCGTTGAAGGTCCTATGTACTCTCGCACAATGAGTGCCAGACTAACCAACTATCATGCCACCTTCTACCCCATATTGTCAACATATTCTAATAGTCAGGATTGGGGCAATCCTTTGCGCAATGCGCTCTTCCCCGATGTGCTTCGTCACCGTCAAGCCGCAAAGCAGAGCAAGCGCACCAACCTGTGTTCTGAGTTAACTCATTTTCTCAACGTAGAATTTCCGCCCTATGAATAGTCGTCCGCGACAATCCTACACCAACCTTCGCCAGTACACCGAGAAGTGGCAATGGATTGACCCTCGCAGTCATCAACTTGTGACGGGCTATGTGCATCCGCAGAGTGCCACCCAAGTAGAACGCCACCCGTTCTACATCAAGTTCCTCACAAAAACAGGGCATGTAGACGAGGGCAACTGCATTTGCCTTTCGGTCAATACACTCACGCACCAACGCCGCGTGCAGTTCTTGGCGAGCAAAGAAATAAGGTGGGTCAACGACATCTTAGTGTTAGAGGTGGACGGCACCCGATTTATTACGCATTGATTTGTTTATGTTATGATTATTGGATTAGATTATTCCGCGTTTCTGGTTTGTGAAAATAGGAAACGCATTTTTAAAACAACTTACAACTATGTGGATTTTTTCAAAATTGATACGCTGCATAAAGCGATGGTATAGGCAAAGAAAGAATTTGCGAGAAGTTAAGAAACTCGCAGAAATGTTCGGCTATATCAAGGACCTTGTTCAAGGTGGCAACATTTATTGGAAGGAAAAAGACAATATCTTGCTTATTGAAGAACGTTTGGCACTCATTAAAACAGCCGAGGGAAAAGAAGGCTTTCAAAAGTTTCTTAACCAAATAAGTGCATGGCAAAATTTTCAGCTTATCAATGCTGCTTATGACAAGCATAGACTGGAAACCGAAATTCAAGCCGTGCGTCAAGCACAGCAAGACAATCCAAATCTTACCAATGCTGACATTACTCGCATTCGCCAACACGCACATTTCAATTTGAGCGAATTGCCTTTGGAAAGTCTTGATGTCATTCGCGAGTTCGACATCATGGTCATTCGTGCCACAGCACCTTCGGCTAAGGATGCCACGCAAGAGAACGGACAACTGCTTGCCGTTGGTCATTTCGATGGCACACAAGTAGAAATGGCAATGTACGAGGATGTGAAACACGCTCTGCATAACGAAGAATAACTATTAAAAAGAGGAGGATAAATTATGATTGACAAGCTCAAAACCAAAATCATTCATTGGTTAGGTGGTTACACCGAAGCCGAGCAACGCGAAAATGGTAGAGAAGCCTACGACGTAGGTGTGAAAACCATGTTGTATAGCATGAAGGTCTTTGCCGATCGGCTAAACGGACTCCCTGCTGATGATTGGTGCAAGAAAATGTACGAACACATTGAGCAAGGTTTTCAGTGCATAGAGGAAGGCACTCATTGACATTATCCACATTCAAACCTAAGATACGTTATGAGCAACCTTATATTATTTGCACTCATTGTTCTTGTAGTCAACATCGCCATTGGCATAATCGCGTATCATTGTGGCTACAAAGATAAAACTGGTATGCTTCAAACCGAAAAAGACGCTTCCTATGCCAAAGGACGCGATAATGGTTTTGCCGAAGGCTACAAATGCGGACTCACACAAGGACGCGAAATTGGTCAAAAGGAAGGTCGTGCCGAAGGCTTTGCCGATGGCAAGATTTTCGGGGCGCAACAGTCGTATAACGAAGAAACCCTACGTTCTATGGGTCTGAAGTTTACCGACGACAAAAACATTACTTCCAGAAAATAAACATTTTAATCATCACCAAGAATACTATCATGAGTGGAGTACCCAACAAATTCACCGACGTAAAGCCTAAATATCCCATTCCTCAAAAGCCACATCCCACGGCAAACGTCCTAATGTACTATCTCGATGGTGAGATAAAGGAGAAGTTTTTTGAACTCTATCCCACGCACACCAACTCCGAACTCATGAAAATCTTTGGTGTATGCTATGGCACCATTACTCGTTTTGCACGTACCTATTGTTTACAAAAAGACATGGATGTAATTAGGCGCAAACAGGCAAAGGCAGCTAAGAAAACTAACACTGAAAGCGGCTATTACGCGTCATTGCGCGGTCGTCGTCCGAGCGAAGCAGCCATCGAAGCTACCAAGCGCATTCGTGCCGAGGGTTTTTCCCCTTTAGCAGTATTTAAGCAGAAACATCCGCGAAAGTACAAGCGCATGATTAAAGATCGTGCTGAGAAGCGTAAGGATTTGATACGTCGCGACCGTTTGCGCTTGGAATACGGTTTGCCTCGTCTTACAAAATTACGCTTAACGGTAAACACACTATCTCATGCAGCACGTGCTCAGAAGTCGGAAATGATTAGGAAGAAAAACTACTTTGCCGACCCCGACCACACCGAATGGGTATGCTACGACAGCGAAACCGACCGTTCACCGCAAATGGAGGCAACCGCACACCGACATGGTTTATACGTGGTAGCTGGCGAGGAAACTGAAAACACCGAACAACAAACAAACGCATAGCATTATGGAAGATTCAAACGAAATTGTTGAAGTAGAATGGACTGCCGAGGAAATTGACAATGGCATCGTACTCGGAGATACAAACATACTCAATAAAGAAGCAGCCGTTGTAGGGTCAGACCTTGACGACAAAGAAAGCATAAAACGCATGTTAGGCGAATGGTTCTTTGCAGAGTTAGACCGTGCGTTTAAAAGTCTCAAAACGCCTATAGTCCATATCACAATGAAAATTGAAAGTGAAATATGAAAATTTATACCCCCCCAACTTGTGAGCGTTGTGTTTATTATAACGGCATTAGTAATGAATGCCGCGAACAATCGTCTATACATTATAAAGGGATTGTAAATCCATTTGCACGTGCTTGCCATGCGTTCCTTTCTATTGCGCAGGTGTTTAAACCTGTGAAGCGCAAGAAGTGGCACAAGGTAAAAACCATGGACGATATGGAAACCCCTGGCGCACGTTTTATTTAACCTTCCAGTCTTTATGAACCCATCCCCCAACGCCCAACTTATTCAGCAGTTTTACGCTGCATGCAATGCCCTTGCAAATGCTGTGAACGTGCAGTTGTTCGAGAGCCTACGCGAACCCTATTGGGTAGCCAACGAAGTAGGCGGTTTGTGCGATTTTGAAGATACCGACTTCCTTACCCCCGAAGAAATGGTACTCGTTCTTCAAGCCAACCTCACCTATGATGAGTATGTCGAATGGCGTGACGCCAACATCAAGTATGGCGAAACTAAAGGCAATATCAATCTAAAATCGTGGCTGAAAGGTTGCCGATTTAGCATGATTGCCGATAAGCCGACCCCCCCAACCCCTAAGAACCAATGATAACCAAACTCAACTTCACCGACCACACCATTAAGAGTTATGCCATCCGAAAACTTCCCCCCCCCGAATGCTTCCGTTTGATGGGTGTGCGTCAGGACGTGATTAACGTGATGCAAATCACCAATGCCCAAGCAGCAGAGCGCATGCCTGGCACTGAGGGAAAAGGCAAACCCACCGACATGGCAGTGTCGGTGAGTCAGCAATACAAGCAAGCTGGAAATAGTATTTGTGTTGACGTTTTAAAAAACGTCTACTCCCAACTGTGGTACCCCAAACCGCCCAAATCCCAAGCGCAGTTATCCATGCTCGACGCATTCTTTCCTGAAGACGCTTTGCCTTCTATGCCTGTTGATACAAACGAAGGCGAAAAAGTAATTATTACTACCTTTAGCGGATATGATTCCCAACTCATGGCAGCCGATGCTTTACGCGAGGATCATCCCAACTTTCAGTGGACGTGCATGGGGTGGAGCGACATCGACAAATATGCTTGCCAAATGCACAACATCGTTTTTCCGCAATATGCCGACCGTGCGTTAGGCGACATTACGAAAATAGATTGGCACAAGGTAAAGCAGTCGCTGCAAGGTCGCGAAGTAGACTTGTTTACTTATAGCAGTCCTTGTTTCGTGGCAGGAACTTTAGTTTTAACCACTCATGGATTCAAACCGATTGAGGATGTTACAACCTTTGATTATGTCACGACCCATCAGAGTGATAGCCAAAAGGTGTTGCGAATAGGAAGCAAACCTGCGCTTAACATATTAAGAGTGAAAGGTATGTGCGTAGACGAAATTTTATGTACGCCTAATCATCCTTTTTACGTAAGAGAAATGTATCGGCATGGTCATAAATGGCAACGTGCCTTTAGAAAACCTCAATGGAAAGAAGCTGCAAAGCTAACGAAGTTTGATTATCTCGGCATTCCCATAAATCGTGCTTGTATGTTCCCCGATTGGGATGGAGTAACCCTTCACTACGGAGGACGTGACACTTTTCAAGTGAACAAAATAAGCGGAATGCTTAGCTCCCCTTATTTCTGGTATATTCTCGGGCGTTACGTCGGCGATGGCTGGACTCGTGAGGACGATTTGCACAAGCAAGTTATTTTTGCTTGTTCCGACCGCAATGAGCAGAAGTTGCGAGATGCACTTGCATATCTTGGTTTTAATCCTACAGTAACCGACAAAGGCAAAAGTTGCAGACGATACACAGTCAACAGCAAAGAACTTATGGCTTTTGTAGATAGATACGGGCATGGTGCAGCTCATAAGCGTATTGACTATGACACGATGTGTTTACCCGAAATATACCTGTCTACGTTCTTGCAAGGCTATATTGATAGTGATGGATGTAAAAGTCCTAAAAATGGCGAGTATAAAATCGCGACGATTAGCCGAGAGTTGGCTTATGGCATACAACAGATCGTGGCAAAAGTACACCATCGCCCTTCAAGAGTTTATAAGGTGGCAATGCCTTCAAAAACAAAGATAGAAGGAAGAGAAGTCAATCAACGAGATTTCTATCAAGTTGTTTGGCACACGGATGTTCGCAAGCAAGATAAGGCTTTCTATGAGGATGGCTATATTTGGTACCCTTGTAATGGAGTAGAGCAGACCGACAGACAAGAGATTGTTTATAATATGGAGGTTGCTACTGACAATTCCTATACAGCTAACGGCACGATTGTTCATAATTGCCAAGACATCAGCCAAGCCGGAAAGCAAATGGGACTGAAAGAGGGTAGTGACACACGTTCCGCATTGCTTTGGCACGTAGCTGATGCTGTGGCGGTGTTAAAACCTAAATATCTGCTTCAAGAGAATGTGGCAGCTTTGGTCAGCGAAAAGTTTATGCCCGACTTTAAGTTATGGCTCGCCAAACTCGAAAGCCTGGGCTACGTTAACCGCTGGGCACGTCTCAATGCCAAGGACTATGGTGTGCCACAAAACCGCGACCGCGTGTTCTGCCTATCCATGCGCCGTGATGTAGCCTTCGACTATCAGTTTCCAGAAGCCTTCCCCTTGCAAACGCGATTGGAGGATGTGTTAGACGAGGAAGTGTCAGAACGCTATTTCTTGAAAGACGATGCGGTGCAAAAGTTCTTGCAAGCCAATGATACCGACACTGCGCTCTTCCTTCAGTTCGACCTTCCACCTACTCACGAGGCTGCTATGTTTCTCAAAACGTGGCTCACGCTGTGGATGTATGCAGCCGATGGTTGGGAAATGACCTCTACAAGTCTTCAGCTCGCCCTTTATTCGGCAAAGCAGGAAATGGAGCTGTCTTATTCCGTGTTCATCGAAAAGGGAGTTCAGGCATTGGGCGAAAAATTTGCAAGCGTCTTTGAAGAGAATATGGAACGCAAAAACAAATAGCAATTTACCACAATCTTTTAAAAGAAACAAAACAATGAGAGCAATTAAATTCAAAGGCCAGTGCATTGACCCTAAATTCGATGGAAAAATAGCATGTGGCTCGCTTCTTACATCTCCAGATGGTACGGAACGAATTTTTGAACACGACCACGACAAAGTGTTCAATTATTTCAGAGTAGATCCTGATACCATCTGTCAGTTCACTGGCTTTTTCGACAAGAACGGCAATGAAATTTATGAGGGTGACGTGTTGCGCTCGGACGAATATCCGTACAGTTGCCTTAAAGACAACAAGCGCGATAACTACTATGCCGTAGTGTATTATTGCGAGGAGGGAGCATGCTTCGCTATAGCAACGGCAAAGAACCCGAAATCAGACGTGAATGGTATTTCGGACGGCATTTTTGATGATGTCTCGCGACAGAAAATAAAGAAATTCGAGGTTGTTGGTAATATCAACGAACCCGAGTGGAAACAATACAGAGAGTATTTTCAGTCAGAATAAGCAAAAGATTCACACTTAATGATATACAACAAACAATAACAAAAAATGGAAACAAAAAAAAAGAAGAATTGTTTGAAAAGGTTATTGACGACTTAAAACAATGGGAGGATGCCGACGAAGCAAAACATCGCTACATATTCTTGGCAAGTCGCAGAAGTGGTCTTTTGAGCATCATGAGCTCTTGTTCCATGCACGAACTGACTTTCATGCTGGGTCTTTTCGTACTTAAGAGTCCTGGAGCTGCTTGTGCCGTAAAAAAGTGTGCTGCCCACATCGACAGACTCATGCAGAGTGAACCCATCTACCAAAGGTGGAAGGACGACAAAGATTTTTCAGAATCTGTAAAGGATGGGGTGTTTATGAACTGTTTTAGAAAAGTCGTCGAACGTGAAGGCGTTGATTTGGCAAAATTTCTTTCAAAGAGCCGTGACATAGATTCTGACGACAACGCATACAATGACGAAGAATAATCCCAATGCTTAAACAGATAAGACAATGGCACAAACAAGTTTTAAAAGATTTCCCTTCAATATTGAATTGGCGAAGAAGATAACCAACAAGGAAGTGAAAGGACAAATTGTAACGAGGAACGGGCTAAAGGCGAGAATTGTTTGCTTCGATTTTAAATATCTCGTAGGCAAAAAAGGCCTTGCAGTTCTTGTTGAACATGGCGATTACGAAGTTGTACTGTGTTTTAACACCGATGGCAAAGAAATATTTAGAGAGAATCGAGACATATATAACCTCCACATCGAAATTCCAACCTACTACGAGGACTACTCCAACTTTGAGCCGGACAAGTGGCAACCGTGTTTGGTGAGAGAGAACGAAGATGAGATATGGCTTCTACAAGTAAGCAAAGGTAAACGCTGCGGTGATGGCGTGCTGTTCTACTGTCCCGATGGCAGCACTAATGTTTGGCGACACTGCCTTCCCCTCTCCAAAGCAACCCAACGATTGATTGGCACGACTAAGAGCTATGAACAACTGATAAAAGAACTTGATGCAGAATTAACTGTCTCAAACAAACCCGAATAACAATGGAAAACGAAGAATTTGACTTTCACGAAATCAAAACCTTTGAAGACGCTTGCAAGCGGTTGGGGATTCCTGTAGAATCTCTCATTGTAGAATCATGTGGCGTTGCCTCGGCTTATGATGCAGCAAACGCACTTTACAAGTTGTTAGTCATCCAAAAGGCTATGAATAATGACAAGTGGCGTGATGAAGATGGCCTGAGCTATTACCCTTACTGGGAGTTCTACTCAAAGGAAGGAATGGAGCGCATTAGTGAGGAGAAGAAGCAGAAAAGGGGTATTAAGCAACTCTTCTCTTGTGCTGTTGCGTTTAGTACGGAATGTGCGGGTGTCCGCTGTGCGACTCCGAATGCTCGTGGTGTGCTTGCAAATACGTATTGTGGTTTCCCCTTATGCTTTAACAGCGAAGAAGCTGCACTCTACGCAGCCAATCAGTTTGAAGATTTGTTCTTCCAGTACTACGGAATTAAAGTAAAAGCGTAACATAACTAAAAACAATATGAAACAACGAATGTTCTATTTCGGGACGAATGGTTGTGCTGGGCATTATGCTTTTCCTATCAATTCAGATTTGCCTGATGTAAAAAGTGACGATTGGGCGCGTTTCGATGATGCTATGCTTATTTGGATAAGAAAATATGGCACTTATAGCCAAGCAAAATTATTCGGTTCTGAGTGGTCTGTGTATGCAGTTCCTTACTCGGTTGATGATGCACGCGGTGGTTGTCACACTGATTTTCTGTGGGAAGGCGAGCACACTAAAGAAGAAATGGAGGCATATATTAAGCAAAATGCTTTTCTTCGTAGGCAGTTCCGTTTTAAGCTTGAAGCCAACATGGTAAATCGTGGAGACATTGTTCATGCGTCAGACGACTCTCTCGTCTTAATTCATCACATTGGTACAGAAGGAGAAGTTTATTATGAAGCCTATGCTGACAATGCTCGTGGACGACTGCAATATGAACCGTACACTTATCATTACGGATTCATAACAAGTTGCTATCCTGCTACCGAAAAGCAAAAGCGGTGGCTTATGAATTGGATTAGAAAACATAAATGGCTAAGGTCTTACAATAAAAACAAGAAACAATGAATATTGCAGAAATTTTGAAGAATTGCCCAACAGGAATGAAGCTTTATAGTACTGTCTATGGTGAAGTAGAATTTGTTTGCGTTAAAAATAATTATAGCGACATATACCCTATTTCTTGTAGAAGAAGGAATGGATATGAAAAATCCTTTACAAACGATGGTAGGATTTACTTCGATTATCCTGACGCGGAATGTGTACTTTTCCCATCAAAAGACCAACGCGATTGGAGCAAGTTTGGAGTGACTGACCAAGTGACTGACCAAAAACAGAAAACCGCGTTGTATCCTTTCGACAAGGTTCTTGTACGTAATAATGATGATGACGAATGGGTGTGCGACATTTTTAGTCACATAGACGAGCTTGATTTTTATTATTGCGTTGGTACAAGGTGGGAGCAGTGCATACCCTACGAAGGTAACGAACATCTGTTAGGAACTACAAACGACCCAGAGTAATAATGGAAAACAAAACATTCGACTTTCACGAAATAAAAACATTTGAGGATGCTTGCAAGCGATTAGGCATTAGCGAAAACACTCAGCTTTTAGTAGTAGACCCTGGCGATACCGAAGCATTTTTGCGAGCGGAAGCACTCTACGAGTTGTTTATCATTCAAAAGGCTATCAACAATGGCAATGTACGCGACAAGGATTTGTGGGGGTTCTATCCTGTTTGGAAATTTTATTTTGCAGACGATTTCGAGCGTATGTCTGAACACGACAAAGAAGCATTAGGTCTTCGTTCAATTTTACATCGCGACGAGCCTTATTACACGGGTATTTCTATAGTTCAATGCGAACACTCGTCTTATGCAGATAGGTTGCTAAGTATATGTGATGCCTATCCCTTCTGCTTTAATAGCCCTGAAGCCGCCCTCTACGCAGGTCGTCAGTTCGAATCCCTTTTCTTTCAGTACTACGGAATTAAACTCAAAGATCCACAATGAAAAAAATACTTTCACTGCTTTGCGCATTGTCCCCGTTTGCGGCACCCATTCTTCTTGGTTTTTTAGCCGTGCATTGTTTTCACGATCGTATAGCTATTAGTGCTATCATGATGCTTATGTTGAGTTTCTTCTCAATGCAAGGTATGCTCGAACGCCTACTCACTGAGAATGCCAAACTTAAAGACAAGCATGAAGCTTAAACTCACCCAAGCCGCCCAGCCTTTTCCGCTAAGTAGGGGTGTTAAACGGCAAGCGGTAAATGTGACCAACGGGGGGTGTGCAGCCACCCTTACCACTCGTTACGAGAACATTGGGCCTACCAACATTCTCACGTTGGCACATTACCCTATGACGGTAGTGCTCTATGAATATGAATAAGATAATCCTTAATGCCGCAAGTTGTGGGTGTAATCTCTTGTTATCCCACACCATTAAAGCCAATTATTATAAAATGGGAGTGCGCAACTTCCTCTTTACTACTGGCAACGATGGCTTCGACGCCACGGCGGTAATGATTGAATATGATTAACCAACGTCCCTTAAATGTTTGTATGGGTGGGGTAGCCGTAACGCTTAACACCCGATATGAGCGGTTGTGTGTGGAACATCTCATGTCGCTCGTTCATTTCCCACGAACAGGAGTATTGATTGAGTATGATTGAAAAGAATGTAGCTTATGAAATGTAAACTATTGCGAAAGGTACGGAGTATAGCAAAGGGTTGCGCCCATATTACGAGTGTTACTATTGAACAAGATTCTACAATGTCGCGTGAGTATGTTTCGTCTGTTTCTATTGGTTATCGCACATCAGAATGCTACCAACTTTATAGAGGTATTTACAAGCAAGGCATGAGCGTAGAAGATTTTGATCGCAAGGTTTGGCATAGATATTGGCTAAACAATCGCAATTATTATTATGCTAAATACAGGAGAGGTCCTAAAGGACATGATTAAGGTATATAATTGAATATGCTTAAAAAGAATGCGCGGCTTGAACGCATGGTTGCCCGAGGCTTCCGCCCAGGGCATGGCATTTGGATAGACACCTACAACCGACAATTTGGGGAAGGTATAATCTACACCATACTTGCCGGAGTGAGCAGCCGTAACCATTATTATGTGTCTGTAGAATTATGAACGCTGAAATCCGCCCAATCGTTCTTGGTCGTTACTCACCCTCGCAAAACGGCATCATCGTGTCGGCAAAAGGCATTGCACGTTGCATAGCTGGAGGGGGTAAGGGTCATGATGTGGATAAACCTAAGATATTGATTGTTTATGAATAATGCACCCACCTACAAGCGTGGCACCATCTGCAAAAACGGAAAAGTCTATGGCTTCAATCCCGATGGCACACTTTATAGGATATATGCCCAAAGCGACATTCCCTTCTTGCAAATAGTAGACATCAACGGCAGTACATTTCTGCGCATTCGCCAAGCCACTGAACAAGGCTACACCGACTGCCCCGTTTTTGGTGTGTGTGACATCAGCTATCCCGCCTCTTCCTTGCGCCGTGCAAGAATCGTTGGGGGTGGTAAACTGGCAAACGCACTCACTTGCAGTCAGAAGTTGGTAACGTTTGTTGAGTTGTAAAACAAACTAAAAATATTGATTGAGTATGATTAGATATAACTTTTACCAATATCCTCGTGGTAAAAACAATGTGGGGGTAATAGGTATAGACTTGTGTCCAACGATCGCCAGCTGTTCGTGGCAGTTAATCAAAGAGTATGATTAGCCGTGCTGTGCTTGTGCATTATCGCACAGAAGAAGCCAAGCAACTGCGCCGTTTGTATGGCGATAGGGGGGGTAAATTCAAAGACAAACTACACCGCCCCAACCCGCAGCCATGGAGCAACACCATTAGCACCGTGATTAAGGACAATCTTTTGTGTACCACATTTTCATAAAACAAAGAATATATGACCAACCAAACAGCTTTTGTGCAACGCCATTCCGAAATATTTCCTCGTCGGGGCTATTCCACCGCACTCTCCTCACGCTACGAGGCTTGGGCAGGCTTGTATGATGAGCATGGGCAACACACAATGATACTTCTCACTTATGACTAAACGCACATACATCGGCTGGAGCCGAGACCGCGAAGGCAAAGTTTTGTCGCGCCCCGAAAAAACAGATGTGAGCAATGCCATAACCCAAGCCACGGGTGGTGCACACACCTGCCAAGAGGACGGATTGGGCAACACCACACCCTATGTGGTGTATGAATTTGAATAACTATGAGCAAATATCAAACAAAAAAAACACTTCGCTCATTATGCGCAAAAGCAGGCATTCGCTTGTATAAGCACAAACTGGACGGAGCAAGCTATCAACTTTGTGCAGGTGGATATGTGGTGAATGGTTATACTACGCACGAAGCCTTTCATGATGTTGCTTACTATATGCAGAAGCAGTTGATATTCCTCCTTAAATATGGTAGCGATAAAGACGGAGAGCACACCGACACCCTTAGTTGGCATAAGGAGCGAAATCCAGTTCCACCACTAACTACCCCCATTAATGGATATGAATTAGGACGGATTTTTACTTATCTAAGTTTAGAAGAAGATGCAGACTATCAAGCCTACCTTGATTTGCAACATTCTTGAATAACCTCAAAACAAACCACAATGCAGACATTTGAATATAAAACCATCATTATCCCTGATGACGAAAATCCTGTGCCAATACTCAATGCTGAAGGGCAGAATGGATGGGAAGTGATATTCATTGAGTATGACTATGCCCACATAATATGGATGAAGCGGAAGTTGGATAGAGGACTTCCCCGCGTTGCCGATTTGCAGAAAGTGCAAGGCACCACCGTAAACACTAAATTTTAAAACATAACTCACAATGAAAATCGAAGACATTAAAACAGGCGACGTAATTGTTCGCACCGAAGACGGCATGATCAATAAGGTAGCCGAGGTAACACCCGATGGTCTTATTCTGCGTTTGGCTTACACTGACATGGCGAAGTGCTTCCATGTTTTTCTCAATCCAGATAGTAGTAAATTAACTGCCCGTGAAGAACGCGATGACGCTAAGGAGCAATATAACGAATTGCAACATAAGTATGAGGAGTTATCCACACAGCTCAAGACTGCGAAATCTAAACGCGATTATGCCGAAAAAAGGCTTGACGAGTTGGAAGATGAATACTATACTCTTAAAGACCTCCATGAAGTAGCATTAAGCCGCCTTGCACGTTTTGAAAACGCTGACATTGAATGCGATAACTTTACGATTATTCCTTTTGACTGTCCGCATGGCGTAGAAGCGAAAGTGTGTTCTGCGGAATGCTTAGGATGCGAACATTGCTTGACTCATGGTGATACTGGGACTGAAAGCATTCTCTGCGCTTACAACTACGACAAGGAAAAAGAAAAGCAATAAGAAGAAGATAATTTCCACAGAAAAATCAACTCATAAAACAATGACAGAAAACGAAAAATTAGTCGCTGCGCTCACTCGACGATTAGGCGAGAAAGAAAAAGAGTATGTAGAATTAGAGGAGCGTTATACTGCGTTATCAGACGCATGTGAAAGTTTAAAGAAACAACTTGACAAAAAATACATGTTAAGTAAGATGGGCGAATGTGCTGTGAATAACGAACACCCCATTTTGATAACCGGTGTGAGAATCGGCAGTATCGACTTTAGCGTGTTGAGCCAAGGCAAAGTGTATAGCCTTTTTTACGACGAGGACGGTGAGCGAAAAATGCTCTATTTCGCACCCAAGGCTTATTACCCAGCCGAGCGTTTGCTTGAATGCTATTTTGTGATTGGTGCGAAAGGCGACCATTACACCCAAGCATTCATTCCCGAATGGATTCATGGTTGCCAGTATTACAACAGCATGCCGCATCCGTTCCCCGATTTTGCGCAACAACGCGATTGTATGCTTGCGTTAGACTATGACAATATGCGCATCTTGTGGTTTCACCGCGAAGACGAAATAGAAAGAATAAAAGCATTGGCAAAGCAAATAAACCCAAAATTTATGTTTCTCGATGCTATTATTCCAGGCATGACAGGTAGCAAATCTTTAAGATTGGTTATTCCTGATTTTGAACACTTGAAGAATAATGCACACTACTAAATTTTAAACACCAGCCATTATGATTACAGCAAAAGAAGCACGACAAATGAGTTTAGATGTGCTCGAAGAACGGTTTAAAGACCAACTCAGCGTAGTAGAAAAGTATATTACCGAGGCTTGTGCAAAAGGACAAGTAGGCGTGCGTATTGAGAATGCAGAGGAACTTTTTCCCGATGTAGGCACATTAGCCACGTTTTTAAGACTTCGGTATGGTTATGAAAAATCTACACCCCACGGTGAACTTATTTTGTCTTGGTGGGATCAGGTATGAACCGCACCCTTCACACCCTTGTAGTGGGCAGCTTAAACTTTCCACCTTACGACAGAATGTTTGAGCAATCTCGACGTGTATTCTCTCCACATGGCATTGCGCCAACCATTCACACAATGAATGGGGGGAATCAAGAAATAAAAATCTTAATTGAACTCTAACAACATAAACACTTATGGAAAACGTAAAAAAAGTATTCCCAGTAAATCCCATCAAGTTCTACCTCCTTGGTGGCATTCCGTTCTACATCCTGCTTACGCTCAAACTCACTGGTGTCGTGCAGTGGTCGTGGTGGTGGATTACACTGCCCGTTTGGTTGCCCATGTTTTTTGTCGTGTTGGCAGCCGTGGCATTCTGCGTATTCATGCTTTGGCCTATAAACAAAGGCAAATATCGAAATTTACGTAAATAGCAAAAGTGAATATTGATTGCCAGTTCTTGTGTAATCAATATTCATTATTGAAATACAATTCTTAAAATTCTATCAACAATAAAAAAATGAATAATCATTTTTTTAAACGCATTCCTTTCGACCTTGAATTGGCGAAGAAGATAACGAACAAGGAAATTAAGGGCCGCATCGTTACTCGTAAAGGAGAAGAAGTACGCATTATTTGCTTTGACGCGAAGACAAAACATCCGATTATATGTTTAATTGAGAAGCTTTGCGGAGAAGAAGTTATCGTCATGTACATGGATAATGGACACGCAATCGATATATCGAAACACAGTTCTTTTGACCTGCATATCGAAGTCCCCACCTACTTCCGCAACTACTCCAACTTAGTGCCGCAAAAGTGGCAACCTTGTTTGGTGAGAGATGACGATAATGAACCTTGGAATGTTTTGGCCTGTGCTGGAAAGAATACTGATGGTGATGTGATATTTTACGGTCCAGGACGCCATAAATACACTTGGCGACAAGTCCTCCCCCTATCCAAAGTTACCGAACGATTGGTAGGCACCACCAAGAGCTACGAGCAACTGATAAAAGAGCTTGACAAAAATGAGCAAGATTAAATCATGCGACGGGCAAGGCTGCAAGGAGCGCAAGGCTTGTTTGCGCTTTGCCCTGTCGCATACGGAGCGAGACATGCAAAACATGCACAAGGCTTGTTACTTCGCAAGGCCGAATGGGAGTGAATGCCCGATTATGATTAAGCAGAAAACAATATAACAACAACGACAAAAAACATTTTAAGCATTATGAGAACTAACACTATCAACATTGCAGAAATTTTGTCAAGGCAGCCGATCGGCACGAAACTCTATTCGCCCCTTTGTGGTGAGGTGGTTTTTGACCATATAACTGAAGAAGGTAACCATATTATTTGCCGATCGCGCAACATTCCTGGATCAGGTTCTGTAGGGTTTACGTCCGACGGCAGATTTTACGATGGAAAAGGACGTGTAGCTTCCGATGGTGAGTGCCTTCTGTTTCCGTCAAAGTTTTTGCGCCAGTGGGACGTGACCCAATTCGAAGATGGCGATGTGGTGGCGGTTGAGATAGACGATATGCGTTTTGACGAATCGTGTCTATACATCATGATTTTTGAAAAATGCGACTGGAGTGTTGGCGTTATTCAATGCCACGCCATGATGAGGACTAACTCAGATGATTGGTGCGGCGACCGAAGCTGTTTTGGTTTCTTCAGTGATCCCTATGTGGTCCGAGTCTCGTGTCGGGCAGCTTACAAACGTGAAGTATTGGAAATCAAACAAGCCTTGTTTGAGCATCATTTGCAATGGAATGCCGAAAAGAAATGCGTTGAACCCCTACCGAATGAAGAAGAGCAGACATTCACGCACTTCAAGTTTGAGCCTTTTGACAAGGTGCTGGTGCGCGATGATGATGATGATTTATGGAGGTGCGACTTGTTTGAGAGCATAGACGAAAAAGATGGTATGTATAATTGTATCGGCTCATTTCGGAAACAGTGCATACCCTACAACGACGATACAAAGCATTTGCTCTGCACGTGCGAACCTTACAAGCCACAGGCGTAAGCACCTTGTCCGTACCACCGAAAGGGCATTTTGTAACTTTGCTCGTGAGCATACGAAAAACAAGTTTCGCGCGAAGATTTTTAAAACTTCGCGCGAAGATTGAAAAAGTTTCGCGCGAAACCATGTTTTGGTATATGCTATATGTTTAACGAGTTAATACCATTTTGATTTATGGCAATGACACTCAAACTTTCAAAGGCGAAAACCGTCAACCCGCAAACTAAAGAGGTAGGTTTTCGCACAACCGTAAAGTCCAATGGTAAGGCAGACATGGACTCACTGGTAGCGTCTGCAAGTAAAAACACCACCATGCACAAGGCAGAGCTTCGCATGGCTTTCGAGTTGATGCTCGATGCCATTCAGGAAACCTTGTCGGCAGGTAAGGCTGTCGAACTGAAAGGTATCGGCAACATTGGCTTCACTTGCAGCGGTGCATGGACCAAAACAGCCGAGGAGCAAGTGGGTGTGGAACACAAAATTGGTGTGGCCTTCTACCCCAGCACCGAAGTGCATGCTGCCGTGGCTACTGCCAAGACTTCGTGGACTAAGGACAACGAGGGTGACGAACCCACAACCGATGGTGGCGGTGGTTCATCATCAACTGGTGGCACGCAGCAGCCAGGTGGTGGCAACTTGGACGCCTAAGTCCGCTGCCACGTGGCGCACAAGGCATAACTATCCCGAAGGCCAAAGGATCGTAGTCCTGCCTCCGTCGCGACAGGGCGTGTGATTAGCCGACGCACCTTGTTCGCGATGTCTGAGGTGGCCGTACAACGTAATTAACGGGTGCTGGTGCAGACGCATGATATGAGAAGGAAAACTAATAAAAACCACTGCACATTTTTTTATTGGATTTATAAAGCTTTTGTGACATGAGAATAAAGGATAAGGAGTTAAGGCGCAAGTTACGCCCCATATTTAGGGACGCAACCAATAAGGTGCATCATCAGGAGAGACTTAGCAATGAATTAATGCGTCGTTTGCGATGGCAGAACAATGTAATTCGTTTGTGCGACAATCGGGATGAATTTATTAAAGCGTTTGGTTTGGCCAAATTAAAATATGTCATATTCCCCAGCCGTAGACGTTTGCCGAAAGATATAACTATACGTTACTATCCTGAATATTCCCGTCCACGTTTCCATATCATCCGTCACGGCAAGTGCAAATATCGCATTGTGAAGCTAAAGAAGAAAAAACAGCGGTGGTGGTTAAGGAGCATTGAGTTTGACACTACCAAAGGTTATTTTCGTGCATTGGGTGGCAAATGGTATTGCATGGGATCGTGCGATTTTGGTTGTGATGCTTGTGACGAACAAGGCTATTGCCGTTGTGGACATTATGAGCAAAGCTTTTGTGGTGTTGCTCGTTCTGTAGGTTTTACACTACATGGTAATTGTTGGTACGAGGCTGAAGACAATGATAAAAGTGCGGTAGAATATATAAAACCAACAAACCCAACCCTCTCATGAGAATTAAACAGAAAAGGTTGAAGCAGAAGTTGCGCCCTATCTTTGACGATTCGAGCAAAGAACTCCTTCAGCTGCGCACGCTTCACAGCGAATATTGCCGTCGCTGTGTGTGGCGGTATAACGTAATTATGCTGTGTGATAATCGCGCAGAGTTTTTTCACGATTGGAAGATGCAGGATTTCCCCAATGTTATCTTCCCAAGTCGCAGACTGTTTCCGAAAACGGTAGCACGTTGGCATTTCAGTTTTCAATTCGACCGCCCGCTCTTTCATCTCATCCGCCAAGGCAAGCACAAATTGCGCGTGGTGAAGTATAAGCTTAAGAAAGAAAAGGCAGCAGACACACCTGTTAATGCCGACAAAGTGCGGTGTGGTGATATAGTTAAAGCCTTAGACAATTCGCTTGTTCAAATTCATCATATTGACGAGCATGGCGAAGTTCATTACATAGCCTTTGCTGACAAGTACTATGGCGAAATGCAGCGTGCACCTTACCGCTGCACTTATGGCTATATCACACAATTTTATACCGCCACAATCAAAGAAAAGACTTGGTTGCGAAAATGGATTAAACAATGTAAGGCAGGTAAAATCGGACATAGAATATGATAGACTTTATATCAACTTTGTGCACTATACTTCTTGTGTACGCTGTAATGAGGATAGTAGATTACTACTTCAAAATCAAAGAAACTCGCACAATGACAATTATACATCAACATTGGTGCCAAGAGCGTCGTGCGCTCATCATAGACACCGAAAACCTCAGTATGGTGCAAGTTTCGGTACCCGATGCCGACAGCGACGACAATCGCATTGAGGGCAAAGCCGACGCACTCATTTATGCCCTATGGGTAGATGAGTTTGCACGTCGTCGCGGTGTGGGACGCAAATTGCTTGAAATGGCAGAACGCGAAGCCCGACGCATGGGTTGCAAAACCGTTTGCTTGGAATGGGACTACCGCGAAACACCCGAATGGGTACGGCGATGGTATAACCGAATGGGCTATAGCGAACAACGCGAACCTAACAATGTTTGGTTATTGACTAAGAAATTATAACACATAGCTCTTTATTTAATCAGGGTATTAAATATGCAATGAAGGGGAGTTCGTCGTGATGACGCGCTCCCCTTTTTCTGCATTTATGTTTAGTTATTCATTCACGTTTAATATCCCCAAGGCATCCACGCCCAACCGAAGCGACCGATAAAGTATTTCACACCCAACCATAGCGTATCGAAAGCATCGGTAAAGTCGGTTCGTTGCTGAAGGGGGAGATTGTCCTCAGTTTCGGGCTTCTTCTCTTGACTCTTGTCTTTTTGAAAACCGCGATACGACAGACTGACCTCACACAGCTGCATGGCAATAATGAGGTCGGGGTTGTTGGGTTGGTTAATGCGTATGGCTGGGAATGTAACTCCCGCCAAAGCCTCGTTAATAAGGCGGTGCTTCACGTCGTGACGTTCGGGCACACCCATGTCGATGCCGCGCACCGTCCACCCCGCGGATTGCAACTCCTTGATTACTGCCATATAAAAGCGTTCGTCGGTGGTGGCATACGATGCACCCTGTTTGGCTGTGGCATCATAAAAATACACCACATCGCTACAAATGGCACGCTTGGGCGCATAGTAGCGCGAAAAGTCTTGAATGAGTTCGCGCAGTTTGCGCTCGTTCTTCACATAGAACGACTTAATGACATTGAGGGCCATTACTCCATCGCGCTCATATTTTTGCCCAACCACCAACGTATTGATATTAGCATTGTAGTCTAATGCAAGATACAAAACCTCGCTCATGTGGCAGTCAGAGTCCATGCGGCAATCGTTACGCTCGCTCAGTTCCTTAAAGTCTGGCTGATAACTTTCGCTTGTAATGCGTTTGCCATCCACAATGCCCGTTGCTTTTTGGGTGGAGAATTTGGCTTGACTTAGGGGGTCAACGTCCTCCGGAATGTAGCCATGCACATGATCAATATCAAGGTTGCTATAAAAACCATCGTTCGACTTTTGCATCTTTACGTTCATAATGCTGACCATGAACGTATAGGCTGGAAGATCGCGCTTCATCTGTCGGATGTAATCCTCAGAAAGAAGATCCACATTCGAGAGTGTGCTTGCTCTGCGCACCACAAAAGCTACACGGCGCAATTCGCGCAAATAACCTTCAGAGAATTTTTTAGAACGCAGAAACTTCTGCATTTCAAAGTCCTCATCGGGCGTAATGAGGTATTCGTAGTCGTAAATCAGTTCGGCATCGTTTGGGTCAATAAGGTGGTAGTTCACCGCCATTGTCACCATCGCTCGCGTCACATGCAGTCCGTGGTTAGGCATGATGCGGAATTGCCCTTCATGGCGCATCATCTTCAGTGCCACGGCACGCATCACTTGGCGCATCTCCTCTGGAACCACATGGACAATGTGTCCCGACTTGCGGGCATTATACAGCAGGTCGTTGTAGCGGATAATCTTGTCGGCATAATCCTCCAGTTGCTCCTGCACCCATCGGTAAGTTTTGCCCTTGAACTGTCCTGTTTCAATTTCAAGGTCAAGTTTTTCCTCCTCACGTTCCAACCACGAGCCTTTGGTGGTGAGCGAGGCATCCGAGAGGAAGCGCGTGCTTTTGTAGAGCGGATTGTGGTCGGAAAAGGCGATGTCGCCCAAGGGGTGTGTTTGACCCGAAAGCGCAGGCATCAGTTCGTCCGTCACTTTTTTATAAGGAAAGAAACGTGCCTCGTCGCCCACCATAGCCGAGAAGGTGTAAGAGTTGGCAGAGGCGGTTTGCGAGAGCGAAATGAGCACCCATCCCGCTCCGTTGGCAAACCAAATGTAGTTGTCGTAATTCTTAGGCTTAAAAATGCTGGTTTTTGCATGCTTAGGCGGACGTCCCCAACCAAAGTGAACACCTTGCACAAAGCCAAACATGCGCTCCATAGCAGCCATTGTGCTCGGAATGGTCTTACCAAAGCCCTGCTGTCGGCTCACTGCCACCCAAGCACCGAGCATACCAGGCATCGACTGACTTGCCATCCACACGTAAGGTGCCACAAGTCCGTCGGTCTTTCCCACACGGCGGGCAGCAATTACTCGCTCATCCTTAGCAGCCATATAGAGCGATTCTTGTTGAAAGCGCGTGAGGTAAATTTGGTGAGGTTGTTGTTGCATGGGGTGTTTAGTTAATCGTTTGTTTTTTTGTGTGTTATCAGAAGAGGGTAAGTTGCGCCCGCTCCTGTTTGATACGCTTGCAAGCCTTGTCGTAATACTCCTTGTTGAGCTCGAATCCAATGAAGTTGCGTTTCTCGCGGATAGCTGCAATGGCGGTGGTACCGCTGCCCATGAATGGGTCTAAGACGGTATCTCCTTCTTTGGTACTTGCAACTATCAGTTGTGACATCAGCTCTACTGGCTTCTGTGTCGGATGAATCTTACTCACCCCACAAGGGTATCTAAAAACGGTGTTCATACAATGGAGGTTGAAGGTCGCGTTTTTCTTTTTGCCATAGACGCATAACTCGACTCCACTTAGCCAAATAACCGAACCATTCATTGGCGATGGATTTGTTTTCTCCCATACGACAATTCTTGTACTCAAACCTTTTTGTGACATAGTTTGCCGAATAGTAGAGACTTGATTGAAACCGCAAAACATATAGATACTTCCTTTAGTCTTGTCGCATAGATTTTCTGTCAGCACAGCAACGTCGAACATTCCAATGTCTGCCTTATCCTTATCTAAGTTCCTCAGACCATTATCAGCACGATTGCATTCATTGTAGGGTATATCCGTCACAATGCAATCCACACTCCCGTCCGGTATTCTTTTCATTCCTTCAATGCAGTCTTCATTATATATCTTATTCAGTTCTATCATGCTTTGTTTTTTGTAAATCTATCAGTTAAACCATTTTACAGTTGTCTCACCTTTATAGCCTTTCTCCCATACAAACCAAGCGTAAGCCGCTGCGCTGCTGCCGAAAGCATCGAAGTCGCCATTCATAGCACATTTCAGTCTTGAAGAACTTACCCATACACGAATGGGGGGAGTAGAACGGAAGAGAGCGCGTTGTGCCTTGCCTTCGAGAAAAGTCAGTTTCAGGAACATCGCCACTTTCTTACCTTCGGGAATGATGCTCAGAGCCTTCTCAACAAACTGATGCGCGAATTTGTAGGGAGGATTGGTCACGATGTTTCCGTCCCACGCCAAATTGTCTATTGCAAGAAAGTCTGCCACTTTGCCGTAACCCCTATCCACAAGGTCGCGGCTCACCACGTCATACCCAGCAGCCTCTAACACCCTACTCATGTGACCCTCACCACACGAAGGCTCCAATATCCTGCCCTCAAACTGCTCCAGTTTGCACAGCCATTCTGTAGCTTTTGGTTCGGTGGCATAGTAATCCTCACTTTGCCTATCCGCAGTCGTATGGTTACTTGCGCCTAATGTCTTAAACACAGCAGCCGAGCCGCCAACCCAGTCCTTAGCCATGGTGAACCTCCTTTCTTGTCAAGTCTTCAGTAGAGAGATTAAGGTTATGTGACAATTCCTCTATTCTGTCTTCATTTATATCCTCACAAAGTTTTTGCAAGGTGATGTATTCTCCCACTGGTTCGTAAGGGTTCTCCTTAGAAATCATAAAATAGATATTCGATTTATGAAAACCTAATGTGTCGAGTAGCGTATAAACGTCCTCGTTCTGCATGTTCTCGGTCACGTTTTCCGTGTCGTATATAATGGAAACCGTTCCTCGGCTGTAATCTAAAATTGATATGTACATGGTGTTGTTGTTTTATAATTCTTCAAAATTTGGCGAGGTCGTTGTTGCATGGGGTGTTTAGTTAATCAGTTTTCGTCCTTAAACAATTCATCGCCGCAAAGAATACATGCAAGAAACCCTGCGAGGCGCACCATGTAGAATACGAAGATATATATCCCCACCGCCATTATCAATATGCCAGGTATGGGTGGAATGAGGTGTTGAAGATGATAGTCAGCGCACATGATGAAAGTGTCCAATGCCCATATAAAGGTGTGACGCATGCAACGAAGAAGAAACTTGCCGGTTATTTCCATGTGGTGTGGTGTTTTTGTTTCTTGTCGTGCTCATGCTTTAATTTATCCAAGAACGTATCGACTGTTATAAAAACTACTAAGTAGAGCCCAGTGATTGCGCTGATTATGAATAGCGCCAAGGAAATGGCTTTCATTACCGAAACAGTCACTAAAAAGCAAGCTGCAATGATTAACAGAATAACGATTACCATCGCACTGCTAATGATGTGGCGCAGTGATTGCGAGGAATAGTTTATCTTTTTCATGTGGTGGGTGCTCGTGTTATAAAAGTTTTTGGGGTACACATTCGTTAATCAACTGGCAAGTACCTTTTTGGCAATCCACAATGGCTTGTTGTGCGGTGCGAATGATGTTGTCTTTTTGCGCTGCGTTCAACCCTTCTATTTTGTCGAGTTCTTCAGCAAGACGCATGTCTACTACTTTTTGCGAAACGCTTCCCATGTAATTCACAAATTCCTTACAAGTTTTGCGTCGCGGTGCTTGCACCCAATTTATGAAGTCCTTTTTATAGTCCTTCCACGTTTTGATTTTAATGATAATCATATTTGTTTGTGTGGTTGTTTGTTCGTGTTATGCTTATTCCTCACGCTTATGCCCAATGTGCCACTTATTGCACACCTTGCACAAGTAAGCCTTGTAACCCTCGCTCAGAAGGCGCGGTTGTTGGTTCAACCATTCGTAGGCATCGTCCTCGGTGTCGTAGCTCACTTTAGCTTTCCATCCGTGCGAACTCTTGCGCGTCCAATGTTCGGGGTCGGGACGGAAAGGAGGACGCTTGTTGTGGTAATGGTTATTCCCCTTGCTGTTGCGCTTCATGGTCGGTGTCGGTGTTAGGCATGGGCATTTCTGCCTCGGCAGCAGCAGCATGAGAGTGCTGCGCATCTTCTTGTTCGGTTTGTTTCTCCATATACGCAAAGTAGTCGGGTTCTTCCTCGTCCTCGCGTTCGGGCTTCGTGGAAAGCAAAGCATCCTCCTCAATGTCTTGCATATCCTTAGCCGTGAGTCCATACTTGCGTGCCATCTTCGCTTTGTACTCATCAGTGTAGTTCACGCGGTCGCGCTTTACGATGCTCACATCCTGCGTAATAGAAATGCGGCTCATGTCGGGCATCTCGTCGGTAGCGTCCTTCTCTTCCTGGAAGTTGCCATATACATTTGCCAAGGCTTGCATACCCTTATCTACCGCACGATCGTTGTTTTGCTGTTTGCCCGTGCGTATCAGCCACTCGGCACTGCTCAGATACATCGCCTTGTGGCGCGGACTTTCGTCTGTCATGAAAAAACGAATGAGATGGTTGCACACCGTGACGTCGTTGTTAATCTCCGTCACGGTGCGCGGACGGATATTTCCTTCATCGTCGATCGTAATGTGCAAGGCAAGCACCATAGCTTGCGCATCTTGGTTGCCTTGTGCCGCTTGATTGAAGAATAGCTCATAATCGCGTCGGGCAATGTTGCGACAGGTGGTGCGAGGGTCAATGTCGTTGTTCTGCTGCCAACGCTTGTAGAACTCGCCACACACCTGCATGCGGTAACGCTGCTCCAACTTCGGAAAAGCCATTTCAATGCTCGTGCCACACGACAACCATTTGTCAATTCGGGCAAGTGTGCCCTTGGTAATTTGGCTCATACTGGTTTGGGTGTTTCTGTGTTGTTTGAATGCAAAGGTAAGTGTTGTTTTTCATCCCTTACGGACAATAATAAGCATTGATGTCCTTATTTCCTAAAAAGCTAAGTTTACCTTTGAAACATAAAAGCAATAATAAGCATTGAGAAAGCTGTATTCAAAATTAAACTTACACACAACTAACTAAACAACACTAACAACTAAACACAAACAACTATGCAAGCAGCAGCCCCAACCATCACACGCATCGTTGCCGGACTCATCGGCATTCTTTGGTGCTACATTGAGCCGTCGTTAAATTACATCTCGGTGTGTTTCTTCGCGCTCGTTCTGGATTGTTACACCGCGTGGCGGTGCAACCGTCGCATCTATTCGCGTTACCGAGAAGCCATAAAGCGCAACCCTAAGTGCAAAATGGACGGTAAACTTCGCTCTAAGAAAATGGCTAAAATGGTGCAAGACTTTTCCGTACTCATCATGGCAATTTTCTTAGCCGTGATTATCGACAACGACCTTTTGGCACACATGGGCGAGTTGCACCTTGCTAACTATTTAGCCGTAATTTACTGTTCGGTGCAATTCGTGAGCATTCTCGAAAACGAAAGTACTTGCAATGGTGCAGCATGGGCAAGGGTGGTGCAGAAGATTGTGGCAGACAAAACCGAACGCCACTTTAACATTAAACTCAAAGAACTTATGGCAGATGTAGAGAACATGGAAAAAAGCGACGCAGACGCATCTACCGAAAACACCCCGAACCCCGACCCCGAAACAGAAACCAACCCTAAACCCCAGGAGGATAAATAATGACCATTAGCAACATTCTTGAACATTGGGCAACCATTTACAAACCCCTCTCACATAAACCCGAAGGCAAACTGGAGGAACAAGCGTTTTTTAGGATTCGCTACATCGACCTCGAAAACATTTTTAGTCGCAACGCCAATGTGGTGCATTCGCCTTGTATGCTGCAAAGCGTAATCAACACGGGTGAATTTCGCGACGCTAACAAAATGGAGGTGTCGCATCAAGTGTGGTTCTTAGCTAAAGTGAAGGACACTCCACAAACATTGGGCAGATACGACGGACACAAAATTGAACAAGCCGCTGAGGACTTGATGGAATACTGCAAAGACCTTGTGGCGTGGCTTGTGCAAGTGAAGCGCACGGGAAAATGTCCTGTCACAGGACGCTCGTTTGCCGAAGACCCCGTAATTCAAGCCGAATTGCAAAGCATTGATGTGAGCACCATATCGTGCGGACTGATTGGCGACCTTTATGCTGGGCAATGGCTTGTGGCAGGTGTAGATTGGAAAAGCCTGCAACCGCTCTACAAATTTGGCTGCGGTGGAAACGATAAGTACATCATGCAACCCGATAATAAATAAAGCCGTATGGGAAAGCCTATTACAAATCCGATATTTCCATTTCCGCGAGTGGCAGCTCGCTTCTTCCAACAGACCATTACGCAGTTAGAGGTGAATACCATGACGCAACGTATTTACCCAAAAGAGGTTTATAATGGCTATGCGGTAGTGAACCAAAAGCGCAAGGAAATGGGTATGTGGCACTCAACTGGCGAAGGTGCGCATTCGTTTGCCGGAAAGATTATTGAAGCAGGACAGGCGGGTAAGGTGACTATGGCTTTCACCTTTAACGACTACATGCGTTTTGCCGAAATGGGTGTAGGTATGGGCACGAAGTATGAGGATGTGGAAAACTCTAAAAAAGCGCGTTATCGAACACGCTATATCTCGAAATGGGATCGTAAGGCGGGTAAGTCGCAACGTCCTGCTATCATGATGGAGTTGCGCCACCTTACAGACCGCATAGGTAAATATCTTTCAGACTTTTACGGAATGGAGGGTGCCGTTCGTATGATTAACACATTCGAGGAGGCCAGTCCTATCAAACTTTTTTAAGCACAAAAAACTAAACAAATATGGCAACACCAAAGAAAACTCAAATTGTCATTACTGCCAATGCGGCCGTAGCCAAAAAGGTTATGGACGAGTTGGCACAGCGTACCGATGCCATTAAACAAAAAATGGCTGCGCTCGACGTGACGACCAAACAAGGACAACGCGAGTTTAAGAAGCTGGAGAAGGAGTTGGTTTCTTACAACTCGGCAATTTCGCAAAATATCACGGACGAAGAGCGTGTGAAACATGCTATTGATAATCTTTCCACCACTTCGCTTCGTAAATTGCGCACAGCCCTTGCATCTGCGAAAAAGGTTCTTGGCACCACCTTTCAAGATGATCCGAACTTAAAGAAGAAGCAACAGGACGTAAAAACCCTTCAAGCCCAAATCGACAAACTCACCGGCTCTGTTCACAAACAAGGCGGCGCATGGCAAACGGCATTAAAAAACCTCACGGCTTATGTGGGGCTGTTTGGTGCGTTTAATATGATTAAGTCGAAATTAACTGATGTACTGAAATTGAATTTTCAATATTCCGACTCGTTGGCGAATGTGCGTAAGGTGAGTAACCTGTCAATGGACTCTGTGAACGACTTGTCGCGTATGTTGGCAAAGGTGGACAGCCGAACTTCTCTCGAAGGGCTGACACAGTTGGCCTACGTTGGTTCTCGTATGGGTATGGGTAAGTATGGAGCTGAAGGTTTGGCAGAATTTGCCCAAGCGAGCGACCGCGTAAATGTAGCCTTGAAGGAGGATTTGGGTGACGATGCGATGCTTACCTTGTCGAAATTCGTTGAAACAATGGGTGAGGTTGAGAAGCATGGCGGTAACATTAGTAGTGCCTTTGATGCCGTGTCAAGTTCTATCTTTAAGTTGGCTTCTACCTCTACTGCTAATGGTAACAATATCCTTGAATTTGCGAAGCGTTTGACTGGTCTTTCCAAAGTATCACACATTACGAGCGACCAACTCCTTGGTCTTGCTTCTGCCAGTGACTCTTTGATGTTGATGCCTGAAGTGGCAAGTACTGCTTTCGGCAAATTGATAAGTAGTTTGTGGACGAATTACCATGACATTGAGAAAATGCTGGGTATGCAAGAGGATTCCTTGAAAGGCATGATGGAGAAAGGACAGACCATGCAGGCTCTTGTTACAGTACTCCAAAACGTGAGCGATAAGAACTTAAACTCTATGGATGCGTACTTCAAGGAGTTTGGTTCGGATGGTCAGCGACTGAAACAGGTGGTTGTGACTATGGCGCAGAATGTAGATGTGCTGAAATCGCATTTAAAAGAATCGAGCGAAGCTTATGAGGATGCCACTGCCGTACAAAAGGAATACTCCATTCAGCAAGAAACCGCACAAGCATTGCTTGAACGTGCCAATAATATGTGGAGTAAGGCTTTTGTAAATCCTGAAGGCATAGATGTAATGAAGGAAATCGCAAAGGATTGGTACGATTTTTCAAAAACGCTTACGCAATCGACGCCTTTTATGGAGTCCGTGAAAATTCTTCTTTGGGGAATAAAAGTCTCTTTCGAATCTCTTCTTGCTATACTTCCTGGACTTGTACTTTATCTGGGCACGAGGGGACTGGTGTGGGCTTTTTCAAAGTTAATACCTTTAATGGTAGGTGTATCTGGTAGCGGCATAGTTGGTTTTTTCTATTTACTTACACTGGCTGTTACTGGCAATGCTGCCGCGGTTCGCCTTTTGAAGATTCAGTGGAGAGAACTAAGTTTGGCTATGAAGGCAAATGTAATTGGTCTTGCAATTTCGCTTGTGGCTGAACTTGGCGTGTGGGTTTATAGTCTTGTTAAAAAGACAGATGATGCTACAGAATCAGTGGATAGGTTCAATAGTTCGCTTGAAGGTGTTAAGAAAAACGCAAACCAAGCGCAAGGTGAACTGGATGCTTATTATAAAGCCATTCGGAATGCCAAGAAAGGGTCGAAAGAATATAGTGCTGCAATGAAGATCTATAATGACAAATTCGGACAATACTTTAAAAACCTGAAGAAGGAAAATGGTGCTGTACTGGATTTGGCTGAATCTTATAGACAAGCATCAAGGGCTATTCAAGCAAAAATTTACTTGGAATCTATGCAAGAGGATCGTAATAAATATCTTAAACCTCGTGCGGGATGGGCTCTTGATAGATTGGGTGAATATGAAAAAGTCGCTCCAGCTGGTTTTGGTACAAGCGTTTTGAAGGGTTTTGAGGAGGATAATAGCTCTAAAAGTATGAGTTATATTATTGGTACCCTTGCAAAACGATTTGGCTCTAAACACGCAGCTGCCGTTTTAGCTTCAATAAAGAGAGGAGATAAGGAAGCTACAACTCGTACCGCCATATATAATAACAGTATGGCGGGCGGATATACTACAGAAGCAAAACAGAAAATGGCTCCTGAAGACCAACGACTCTTTTATGCGCTGCGTTATATCATGCAAGCACGTTCGGCTCGTCATACTGATAGACAAATTATCAATAAATATGCTCCAGTGCAAGGTGAAATTACTGATTACGTAAATTCGCTTAGTGATGGTGATGAGACGTTAGGCGGTGGTACATCTGGTGGGGGTACTGGTCATCATAATACAAAGGATGATAAGTTAAATAAACAAGAGCAACAAGCCAAAACTCGTGCAAATGCACTTATCTCGAATATTAAGGCATTCTACGAAGAGCAAAAGCGTAAGTACTTGGAATGGGTAACAACCATGAATGCAGATGGTGAGAAGGTGAGCGAGGGTCAGCAGCAACAAATGCTTGACCACATCGATACCCAAATGAGTATTGCACTGGGTAAAGCCAAGCAATCTATTGCGACGAATAGTGCTGAGTGGGAGAATTTCCTACAAGAAATGCCTATAAAGGACATGATGGTGGAGTCCGATGAGACTTCTAAAGATTTAATAGAAGCCATGAAGGGCTCGAATATTAAAGAGCTGCATGACTTGTTTGAGAAATTGTCGGGCGATTTGTCAAAAGAAAACCATCAAACGCTTTCTGAAAACTTGGGAGCATTGCTCGATCAAACATTTGCCAATGGTTCAAAAGAATTGCGTGAAGCTGCCGAAAAATTACTTGCACAGCAACGCGAAATTCAGAAGATACTGAATGAGAATGACTATACCGGAGCAGTAAATCGTGACACACGTAGTAACTTTGATAAGCTTGGATTTTTACAACCTGCCAAAGGCTTGCGTGCGGATTCTTCATCGGGATTACAACAAATGAGTGAGTCGTTTGACGCTCTAACAACAAAGGCAAGAACCTCCGTAACCGAACTTTACAAACTTAATCCTGCGAGTGATACGTTTAAGTCAGATTTTTTAGAGTATGTTTCGGTAGCAAATGAAGGTTTTGATTTTTCTGCTTTAAATGTACAAAAGCTAAAGGCTCTTTATTACGAATTGATTAAGTACACAGAGAGTTATACGGAAGCCGAAAAGCAACAATACGACAAAGCAAAGAAGATTATAGATTTCGATTGGAGCAAGAAGGCACGTAACAAGGAAGTGCAAGACCGTATTAAGTTGATTGAAACGCAACAGAAAATGTACGGCAAGCAATCTACTTTCGGGTCTAACTTAGGATTGACGGATATTAAGAACGACCCCGAAATTGCCTTAATGAAAGCGCGTATGCAAGCCGCAGAAGATTATTACGCCTTTGTAAAACAAAACACGAATAATCAAAAACTTCGAGAAGAAGCAGAGCGTGCTCGTTACGAAGCTGAACTTGCTTACGTGAATCAAGTGGCGGCTTCAATGAAGGAACGCCTCTCGCAAATGAAGAGTTTTGTGCAGCCTATTGAGGATTTTGGTGCAGCAGTAGGTCAAGCATTGGCAACAATGGAAGACGATGCAAAAAGCGCAAACGAGGCTATTAAGAGTGCGCTCAAATCGATGCTTGAATCGTGGAGTAAAATGGCTCTGGATGATGTAAACAAACAGATGTGGCAAGCCATTAATAATGCGGGGGTAAAGAATGCAAATGATAAAGCGAAGCCTGACATAAAGGCAGCACGCATGGCTTCGGCAAAGGCTGCATCGAATGGAGAACTGAATATTCCGTCAGACTTGGGGACAGCGGCGAATCCTATTCATGCAATCATTGATGTAATGCCTCTTGGTAATTTGGGCTTGGAGGATAAGAATGGCAATCCGACGGGAATTCCTTATGCTGAAAGCGAAGATCATAAGAATGTAAAGCCTGTGTCAACCGAGCATAGCCCGTCTGAAAAAACGGGTAACGCACCAGTATCTCCAACCACAGCAGTTTCGCCTACCACCACAAACGTGGCATCGCAAACTGGTGAAGCCGCGGCGAGTGTAGCCACAGGACAATCTTCGCTTGGCGAGGCCGCTGCGGGAATGGCTGGCAGTGCCATAGGCGCTATCATGAACACCGACTTTGGCAGTAAGCAATCGCGAAGAGAAGCCAAGAAACACCAAAAGGAACTCACGGAAGAAACCAAGCAAGGCGTCAAAGAACGTGAGACGATAAATAAAAAAGGCAACAAGGAAATTACCAAGTCTACTGAGGAAGAAAGCAAGGCACAGGTTAAAACGGAAGAGCTAAAGCAAAATACTACCAATGCGATTGTTGATACAGCATTGAATACCAACTTTCAACTAAAGAAAAACAATGATCAGCAAGTGGTAGAGCAAAGTAAGAATACGGCACAAGCTGAAAATACTTTCTCTATTGTCGGTGCAGTTGGTAAGTGTTTTGAGTTCCTTGGTCCTATTGCGGGTCCTATTGCCGCTGCCGCAGTGATGGCTCTCCTTACAGGGTTAATGCAGTGGGGTTTAAATGCGGCTTTTGGTGGAGGCAAGAACAAGAGTAATAACTCTTCCAGTAAAAACACAAAACTTGTTTCGGGTATGCTTACCTACGACAGTGGTAATGTGCAAGACATGAAGCCTTTTGTGGGTGACAATGGCGAAATATATTGGGCAAGGGAGCAAGATAAGCCGCAGAGTGGTGTAAACCTTCTCACCACGCCCACTGCAACCACCATAAACGGACAGCGTGCCCTGGTTGCCGAGAATGGTCCTGAGTTAGTGATTGGTCGCGAAACTACTAAGGCGATGATGATGAACAATCCTTCTTTGTTAAAGGCGCTCGTCAATTACGATGCAAACTATTCGGGACGCAACGCGGCCCGTCGTGCATTCGACGAAGGCAACCTTGCCGAAGCATTAGGTAATCTTTCGTCAGGTGCGTCAGCAACTGACGGATTGATAGCCGATAGTTGTGCAGCGAATATCGCGCTCATAACCGCCATAAACACGCTTATGCAGCGTCTTGACCAACCTATCCATGCCAAGATTGATATGTACGGCAGAGGTAATCTCTACGACAGTATGTCGAAAGCTAATCAGTTCATGAAAGGCAAATCATAAAGCCAAGCATACCTAAAGGCATCACAGGTATTGCGAAGCACACAAACAACAGCTCACTTCGCATTTTAATAGTCCAAATCCTTTAGTAAAAAGCAAAGACCGCTCCGTTGTGATAACGTGGCGGTCTTTTTCTTGCTTGACCACTCAGCCCAATCAAAAGTTCAAAATGGACTTTTCATCTAATTCCTTGATATTCATAAACTTTTCTACCAGCTCAACCCCCAAAAGTTCAAAAATCCACCAAATTCCTCTACTATATATATAAATTTTCGACCATTTCTTTTTCTCTCCGAAAGCACAATCCCCTAACCCCAAACTATAAGTGAGTAGCATTCACGGCTATATCGTAAACACTTGATATTCAATGCAAAAATGGGTAGCGGTATAAAAGCAAACATTTGCCAAACAGTATTATTTTGGTGTGGATTTATATATATTCTTTTATCTTTTTGTTGTCTTTACGCTCGTGTATTCCAAGAAAATAATAATTTTTTTGAACTTTATAAGTGAAAGTATTTAGAAATCAAGAAGAAAAAGCCTTTTTTGCTTTGGTCAAATAGTAGTCAAATGGGGGTCTGTGAATGTTCTTTTGAAAGCCGTTTTGAACAATGAAAGGTAAATTAAGAATTAGGTCAAAATCGTTTTTGGACTTTTGAGGGTAAAAATGTTCACGAAAAACGGCAAAGTTCAAAAAGTGAACTTTGCCGTTGAATAGTTTTTTTAGTAGGTCTTTTCCAGCTCGTTGATGTAAGGAATAGCCTCTTGACGGATAATGTCGAGAAATATCTGTGCGGAGCGTTTGAGTGGCACATCGCGCATCCAGTGCGTATTACTCATTATCTCTTGCTCTAATCCTATAATAGGTCTTGCCACAAGGGTAGGGTGGTTCCGCAGGTAAAGTTTAGGCATGAAAGTGATGTTTTGTGTTTCTTCCACGATAGCAAGGTCTTCATCTGGATCACTCACAATGTACTTGATGTTTAGCTTCGTTAGGTCGTGTTGAATGTATTGCTGAAAAGTATTGAAAACACGTTCACCTACTGCTGGCATAATTACGCTATGGCGTAGCATATCATCGTAAGATATTTTAGGTAGACGAGTTAAGGGATGCGTGTTGCGCATAATCGCATAAATGTGAAAGGGAATGCAAGGTTGCGACTCAATTCCCTCATGCGTGTATGCCGTGTTCATGGTGAAAGCAATGTCAAGTTCGTGATTGCGCAACAAATGATTTAAACTGGTGGCTTTGGTAAGTTCAGCATTCAGTCGCACATTTGGGTAACGCTCCATGAATATCATGGCAGCCACACGGATATATGGCGCAATGAATGAGCCAACACCAATGCGCAGTTCACCCGTCATGCAGTTGTTGAGTGCGTAGATATGCTCTTTGCAGTCGGCAGTCTGTTTGAGAATATCTTTAGCGCGATGCAAAAGGGATTCTCCATATTCAGTTAGCGTGATGTCGTGAGAGGTACGAACAAGCAACTTGCAGCCTAACTCATCTTCAAGAGTTTTGATGTGCTGGCTGATAGCAGACTGCGTGACACAGCACTTTGCAGCGGCAATAGAAAATGAGCGTGTTTCTGCAACGTAAACAAAGGAACGTAGATGTCGTAATTCCATGGCGGTAGAGTATTTAATGTGTTCCTAATAGCAAAAGTACGTAACATTTGCTTATGATAATAACATTTGTAAAAAGATTTTCTAATAGAAGGATAAGACGTGTAAATGAGGACGCAATGAAAGTCCCTTTGCGGCATAATTGTTGGCGCGAGGGGACTTTAATAGCCCTGTTTTAGGGTAGATTTTTTCAGTTGTGAGATATATGGGAACGTATAAACAAAACCGAAGCTTTTTACATGGTAGCGTGCATGGTCGTATAGTCCCATATTTTGGTGCAGTCGTTATCGTGTTGCCAATCAGCATCACAAAAGTAGAAAAGGTATGCAGCCTTGATAATTTCTTCCTCATTCATATCCGCACAAAGGTCGGCATACATAGAGTTGAAGGCTACGTATTTATCCCAATCATTCACTTTTGGTGGAAATTTCATTCCTTTTGTGGCTTCAATCACTTGTGAGCGAGTCCAATGCGGTCCACATTTAGTAGGCATACCTTCTTCGTCTAATTCGCCATATTCCAGGCGGTTCACGTCGTGGTTGGCAAATTTCTCGCTATAATGACGGTCATACAGTATGGCGTGTTGGTGTCGCATGATACGCCAATACATTTCAGGATGTTCAGCTTCGATGGCTGCAAGGTCGCACGACATTTGTTGAATGGCATCCCACATCTTTTTCTCATTAGCTACGCCTGTGGCGCGAGCCATTTCTATTAGTTGAATATATTTCATTCCTTTTCTTTTTAGCAGTTAGGGCAAGACCCTTTGAATTTAGGTATTGCTGGCACTAAGGTAGTGAATGTGATAGGTCGCTGAAAGGTGGCAGAAACTTCCGCAAACTTTTTTTCATTCTTCTTTGTCTTTTTCTCTTCCATATAATATGTTGAATTGTCGTTGAAGATATAACAGTAATAATCCCAACCAATTAGACAAATACGCCATTGTGATGGCGAAGAACATAGCAGTAATAATATCGGTACTTATATATAAAAGTCCTGCAAGCACACTCCAAAAAGTGAGGCATTGGCTGCACGAAAGTACCTTATCCACCACCTCTGAAATGGCGTGAGCCAAGCCGAGGTGGTGAATGAGGCTGACCGATACCATGACAATAAAACTTGTCAATAGTATTGCCATGTTAGGCTGCGGTTATGGTTAAGGTGAGAGGCACGTCCGACACGAACGTCTTGCTGCACGAGCAGCATGCTATTCGTGCAATGCCGTTTTGTACAGTGCCGATAGAAGGTGTGATACTTCCAATAGCTGTAGCACTAAACACCGGAATGGTAAAGTCTTGGCTTACCACCTGCGAGCGTGTGCAGCATGTGCCGCAGTTACAAGGCACATAGTTGATTACACCCTCCACATGAAGCACAACAAGATATTGTGATGTACCTACGTTGGCAATACTTTTTACGGTAAATGTAGGCGAGAACACGGGTGTTTCGTCCACACAAGCAGGAGTACATAGCTGCTGCGTGATGTTCACGTCATAATACGGAGCAGTGGCAGTTGCGCCGACTGCAAGTGTGGCTGTAATGTGAGCCGGAAAAGTACGTTTGTTCATCGTTAAATTTCTGTTTTAGTATAGCGACGAAGCGAGCCGCCGCTTTGGTTAATAAACTTATCTCTTCACTTGATAATGCGCTGCGTTCTCTACAGGTAAGTTCTTTTGCAAGAGGTCGGCAAGTTCATCCAAATCTTCCTCGTCAAACGTAATCATACCCTCGAGTATCGATAGCGGACCGTTGTAGCGCACCTTTTCGATAATGTCGTGAGCCATCTGCGGTATGCTTTCATCGGGTATTTGTCCGAAATATCGGGCAAGCATGGGTGTGATGAGCGAATTGACTACTGGATGAATGAGAGGTTCAATATCCTTTTGCAGGTTGTATTCCCCACTTACCAATCCTAAAGCCCCGATAGATGCTTGTAATGATTGGAGCATGGGCAGACGCATTACATTGCTGGCAGCGATTTGCGAAATGGCGGGTCGTGCCCATTCAGACACGACCGCAGCCAAGATTTGTGAATTGGAATATTCCATACTCATCATGCTTTATGCGTTGCAACCGCAACCGCATCCAGTTTGGCAAACATTAGTTGAAGGAATGAAGAGTTTGGTAACGCTTGTAAGCGAAGCTACCTGCGACTTCAACACATCAATGTTTGCGTTGGCAGCTGCATTGTAAGCCATTTGCTGTGCGTTAATGGCTTGCTGTGCATCCTTATTTGCGTTTACTCGATCTTCAAGGCGGTTCACCTTACCGTCGATATACTGCGTTACTTCTACCAACTTCTTGTCGGTGTAGTTCTCGCTCTTCTGAATGGCAAGTTCCGTTTTGAGCGTAGAGTTCTCTTGAATAAGATTCGTCTCACTCTTTGTTACGAACCTTGCATCAGGGTCATTAGGGTTGGCAGTCATTTGTCTGCCATTACCCAAACCACCGAGCAATGCACCACCGCCTAACAGACTGGTAGCCAATCCAGCGATGCCGAGACCAAGCGCAGTATTGCCAAGTCCCTTGCTGGCAACATCGTAGTCGCCATTTTGCGTTTTAATTTGCATAGTGTTTTGTTTTTGTGTTTCGTCCATTATCGGACTTGTTGCAAAGGTAGTTTGATGTGTAAGGGGTGAAAGCCAATGGTTATGAAGTATTCTTTGCGTGGAATAATGATTTATGTATTCTTATGGAAGCATAAGTAAATAAAGGTGAACATTGATTGAGGTTCTGTATTTTGTCTAAAAAGTGGAAATAAACAAAGCTAATATTTGTGCATTCAATATTTAATTATTAAATTTGCAGCATAAACGAAATTCAAAATTTGAATATAACAAATAAAACTATTAAAAGCATGTAGGATACTAAACTTCAAGGTCGGGAATCTATACATAACGTACAAGGACAGGCTGGCACGCATTTCGTTCGATATGTTCAAACGATTGTTCAGTGAGTTCTGATGCGAGATAGTAGTTATCAATGACGTGGAAGAAAAGGCGGACGAGACAGAGATATTCGAGGAAATAATTTCTATGCTTCACTGCTCTTCAATGCGGATATATTCACGCAGAAGAAAAAAAGTTGGAATTGATTAGAGAAGATTTGAAAAATGAGATTGGTCTATAAGTTTTACATACAGCATACAGAGCAGCTGGACAATCTGTTTAGGATCTCCAACAACCTGTACAACCAGGCTTTGTATATTTTCCGTCAGCATCTTGATGCTGAGGAAACATGGTTGTGGTACAACGATATGGATAAACTCATGAAGCAGGCTCTCAATCTTGAAGGGCAGTGCAACTATAAGCTTTTGAAGTCGAAGTGCTCACAGCAGATACTCCGTGTGCTCGAAAAGAACATAAAGTCGTATTGCAAGAGCATTAAGGACTGGAAGGTGCATAAGGATAAGTACAAGGTAATGCCTCAGATGCCACATTATCGTAAGCGTGGTGGTATGTTTAACTTGTACTATACCAACCAGGCTTGCTCAATTAAGGAAGGGGTAATACGTCTCGCGAAAAACCTGTACGTACAGATTCCGCAATGGAAAAAGTATGGCGACAGCATCAAGTCTTTCTGCCAAGTGCGTCTCATCCCAAGCAACCGAAATATCAAAGTGGAGATTATCTACGACAAAGAATCCAAGCAAGTTGATACTGATAAGACAAAATATGTAGCCATTGACCTTGGACTTGATAATCTCGCCACGATGGTAACGGCTGAAGGCTGCTCTATTTGGAGCGGCAAGTATATCAAATCTTACAATAATCACTTTAACAAAACTCTTTCTCACTTGCAGTCCATCAAGGATATGCAAGGCATGAAGCGAACTACAAGAAGAATCAGGCGAATGTACGACAAGAGAGACCGCTATATTGAGGATGCCTTCCACAAGGTGAGCCGCCAGATTGTCGATACACTTGTACAGAAAAAGATAGGTACGCTGGTTGTAGGCTACAATGCCGGCTGGAAACAGAATACCGACATGGGCAAAAGGAACAACCAAAAGTTTGTTCAGATGCCCTTTGCGAGACTGGCTGACTATCTCTGTTACAAATGCAAGATGATTGGAATTGAGTTCGTGAAGCACGAGGAGAGTTATACAAGCAAATGTGATGCTCTGGCTCTGGAACCAATAGGTAAGCATGACACGTATCTTGGCAGACGAGTGAAGCGCGGCCTGTTCCGTTCTTCCACTGGCAAGGTGATCAATGCAGACCAGAACGGAGCCTTGAATATCCTTAGAAAAGTAGTCGGCGATTCCGATTTCACTCGGATAGTCGGTAGTGGGCACTCGTTATGTCCAGTACGACACCGCAGTCCGTACTTTCGGGTTGCAGGAAGTATTTAAAAAGTAGAATAAAGTTTTTAACACATTTAATACTTTTAATAACGTGTTTGACGAAATATGCTCCATATATGAATCTGCCACCGATGCTTATGGTCGATTTGTAGATTATGACACGGGGGAGTGCATCCAGCAAATGTCTATTCGTGAGTTTTGCCTTACGGATAGATGGAAGCCGTATGTGCAACGCTTGCGAGCTATGCGCAAAGAATATGGCAGCAAGGCTAAGAAGATGCCGGAGTATATAGAAACCAAAAAGAAACTACCTGGCGCAACACTCAGTGGACTTTTCTCTCTCTATGAGGATGATAGCCTTACGCATCCAGGGCAGCGTGTGATGGTGTCGCGTCGCGAAACTCACTTGCAGCAACATACAGGTTGGCTCGCCATCGATATTGACCTTGACGATAATAAGCAAATCTCCAATTTCGATAATGTACGTAATTTGGCCCAATTCCGTCCCGAGATAGCATTGTTGATGCGTTCCTGTTCAGGCACGGGGTATTTTGGCTTGATACGTCTTGCCTATCCCGAACGCCATAAGGAACAATTCAAAGCATTGCTCAAAGAGTATGCTGCATTTGGCATTATGCTCGACAAACAATGTGGCAATATAGGTCGTGTGCGTTTTGCCTCTTGGGATGACAAAGAACATATCTATATCAACGAAAATGCTGTGGCTTATAAGGGCGTGGAGGTGAGCGAAGTAGAATTATCTCCTATCTCGCATTATCAGCGAACATTCTCTGACGTATCAAGGCATGCGCCCTGTGGTGGTACGAGATATGGAGGACGCTCTTGGGAGAATGATACACCAGATATTGTTTATCTAAAAGCGCAGCGTTTAGTCAGTAAAATCGAGGCGAAAGGTGTTGACATCATGCAGAATTATGACGCATGGGTAAAGTGTGGTATATCTTTATATAGCATAGACCCTGTAGCAGGAATGGATATGTGGAGACGCATATCTCGTTTTCGCCCATCAGACTCTAAAGCTCATCGCGAATCTGAAATTCGGGAGAGGTGGCCACAGTTTTCTCATTACCCTAAAGTCACTGGAAACACCTTCATTAAACTTTGTCACGAAAGCAACATTTTTCTCACTCGTGATGAATTGAGGGAGATATATGGAAAGGCGAAGTAAGTTTCGCGCGTCTTTTGTGTAAGTTTCGCGCGAAGTTTAAAAAAGTTTCGCGCGAAGATTGGAAAGTTTATGCGCATCACTTGATGCAACTCATGCGCATCACTTGACTGGATGATACCATCCTTATGGCAACCTTATGGCAACCTAATGATTTTCTTATGATTTTCTTATGCGACTAATAACTATTACAGGCCCCAGCGGTGCGGGCAAAGACACCGTAGCACGGATGATGTCGGAAATGACAGATTGGCCCGTGCTCTGTTCCTATACCACACGTCCTATGCGTGAGGGTGAAGTGAACGGAAGAGAACATTACTTTGTGGAACATGTGAATGTTTCACCTACTAAAATGTTGGCATATACATTCTATGGTGGTTATGATTATTGGACGAGACTCGACCAAGTGAAAGACACGGCTATCTATGTAATAGACGAAGTAGGCTTCGTAGAGTTGAAGGAAAAGCACCCTGATATAGAGATTTATTCTATTTATGTAAGTAGTTGGCTACCAGTTCGATTAACGAGAGGTGTAAAACTACCTCGTATCATCCGTGATGTGGAACGATTCCGAAATGCACCGCAGATAAAATACAACAAAGTTATTCACAACAATGAAGATAAAGACTCCTTACAGGAATACGTCGCAAGATGTATTTGTGACATTCCATTCGTTCAAGCTTTACTGGGCACTATGAAAGAATAGGTTGAAGAGAAGGTAGTAGGTGAATTTTACCTCTGTTCTGAGCCTAATGAATAACTTAACAAACGAATGATTTACACCCTAAACAACAAATTAAAATATATACCGAATGAAGTTTACAGCCCCAAACGTGGAGTGGTGGCCACAAGAATCCATTGTAAAACAGATAGCCAGGGTAGGCAGAATATGTTACAAGGCAAAGGGAAAGCAACCTCCCGAAAATCTAAGCGAAAAAGAACGTAAGGATTTTGAGTATAAACGCGACCTGGAACGAGACAAGGGCTTTTGGCAGTCAGGGCATCGTTCTATGTATCGACATGGTAGTTGTTATTTCTTTGTGCCGAATGAGAATAAGTTGCACACCATTCATATATGGTCGCTCATGGTCGCTTCGCCCTACATTGATTATGTGGTGAAAGGCAAGCAAGTGTGGATAAGCACCAACATGCAGTTTATGAGTGAGCATGAAGATTTTCAACAAGTGCTTGAACTTTATGTAATAGACGAAGATGCGTTTATTGAAAAAGCACTTAAAGCTCAGTGCACAGAAGCATTATGGCTCTTGCGCATGACTTTGGTTTTTACCACACAACGCATACAAGGTGAATCTTATAACCGTAAGTCTCCTAATTGTATTTCAGAGCAGAGTACGCGTTATGTGAATTTAAAGAAGAAGGGGGGTGTCTTAATATGCCGTCCGCATTGGGAGGCGCACAGCCGATGGTATCAGCGTTGGGCATCTCATTTTGGCTATTGGGTTGCCGAAAAAGTCTATTCATTCCTTCTCTTTACAGGATTACCACCAGAGGACTCTCGTGGCAATCTTACCTTTAACACCTATACGATTGTTGGATATACTTATAATCTGCATGAATGGAAGCATATTATGGATATGCGTTTGCGTGATACAACAGGTAGGGCACACAAAGATGCTAAAATCATTGCTGAGAAGGTAAGTTCTGTTATCAATAACAGAATGAAAGAATACATTCCAGGCTTTCAGATATAGTATATAGTTGGATTTAAGTAGAATTTTATATTGATAGACAATGAAAATGCTTTTCAAGAGACTTCATGAGAAGGCTCAAATGCCTGTTAAGGCAGAAGGACATGAGGCAGATTTTTGCTACGATTGCTTTGCTGTAAGCGAAGAGGAAATTGCGCCTAATGTATGGAAATATGAACTTGGCTTCGCGCTTCAGCCTGTTATCGAATTTGATGGTTACAACATTCGAGGTGTCAAAGCGCGTGCTCGCTCTTCGATTTGGGAAACTGGTATGGTGTTAAGCAATTCTGAAGGCACGATTGATGAAATCTACACGGGCGGTATTTCGGTTGTGTTCTATCACGTCATGCCCAATATGCCACGTTACAAGGTTGGTCAAAAGGTGTGTCAGATTTGCTTGGAACGTACCGAACGAATTGATTTTGTTGAAGTAGCTGAACTACGTAAAACCGCTCGCGGTTCTGGTGGATATGGCTCTACTGGGAAATGAAAAGAATGGACGTTATGTTTAATACATATTTTTATGAGTAAGAATAAAGGAAATATGGCTAAAGCTTTAGCCTTGCCTACAGCTTATTTTTTTGACTTTAAAGATGTTCCTATTGAAAAATATGCGCAAACGCTCGATGTGCTTTTTCGTAATCCTGATTTTATTGCAGGTGTTGACAAGCGTAACCGACTTATCAAGTCAGTAGCTAAGTGCAAAAGCCAATCAAGTGAGATAGCGGCTCTTGTTCGCGTAATTCAGCAGAACGATCGCAAATTAGCGGATACTATGTATGCTGCTATTGTGCAAACGAATATTCATTCAGATGTCGGATTGGAGTTTTTTACGTTTAGCACATTGTTGCATTATCATGTAGACTATTCACGTGAGGGTATGTCTGAACTCGTGAAGAAACTCACGGCCAACCTCTACAAAGTGACGTTTCTGGCCGATATGCTGGAGTCTGTTGTGACGGACGTTAGATGTGATATGCGCGAGATATTCGGCGACAATTTCCAATTTCAGCAGTTCGATGGTGTGTCGTCTGTCTTAAAGCAACTGCGAGGTTTCTTCAAGTCAGTCCGTCCGCAAGATTATTCCCTTCCAGAAACGCAACTCTTTGGGGAATATTCAGACTCCATCAACGAATACCTTGCCAAGCGTTTAAAAACGTATGTTGAAAAATACAACAAGATACATCCCGAATATACAGGTTATACGGAACAAGATGTGATAGCTGCTCTCAATGCTTATTTTTCAACAGACATTTTTGGTGCTAACAACATTGGGCATACTGATGCAGGTTGCCCATACGTTGATATAGTCACCATTAAAAACAAACTCAATACAGAGCAGACGTTAATGTTGGATAAGATATTGAACACGGATAAGCTCAACACGAAAGAGTACAAAGCTCAATGTTACACCGTTACCGATCTGTTCGTTAAGTTGTATAAACGACCTAAAAAATAGAGTTTTATGCCAAATATATATCTTCGTTTACCCACTAATAGGTGTCAGTTCTTCAGAAACCGCGACCCTAAAAAGCCCATCGCCAAACATGAACCATTGGTGTTTAATTCATATACACCAGAGTATTTTTTATTGCGCAGTTCAATCTACAATGCAGCTACGCAGCAGTGCGTAAATACGCAATGTTTTTCACACCAACAATGGCGCAACATGCAGTATGGTCGGCATCCACTTGGCGGTAATGTGATTATGAAACGAGAAGTGGATAATTACCTTACCTTTGCTGAAGTGCAAATGCTAAACGGTTACAAAGACTACAACAAGTCAGTGAACGAGGATTTTTTGTGCATTAAATTGCCGAGCGAAATACTTGTTCTCGATACGGTTCGCTCTGTTACACCCACCTGGAATTTAGACATCTTTGGGGTAAGGCAGTTGCTTATCATGCTCAACAACGATTTCAAACGAACCGTAATAGAATGGGCATTGTCTACTTTCGATTATTGTACATCGAATGGTCGCATTGTAGCCCGTTCGCAAACTTGTATGCTCGAACGCTTCTTAATGCGATACAACATAGAACTGGGCATGCAAGAAACAGACAATTTGCGAAGAATTATCGGCCGATGGCTTCATACCGAGCATAAGAATTTTAGTGCCTATTCTTGTCTTGATATGCAGTATGAGGACGGAAACGAGGACGAATACCACATAGACAGCATCGAATGGGAGTAAATTAAAAGTGTTTCGTAGTGTTAATTAGTGGTATAATATATGTTAAATAAACGGCTTATTTATGTACAAAACGAATTTATCAAATAATTGTAGCGAGAAATTCCTTTCAGGAGTGACAGATGTTTATATCTATCCGACCGCCGAGGTGCAGTTGCCTATACCTTTTAATGTAGCGCAAATTTTATCAATGAGTGGTGGTAAGTTTGGCACAGCCATTCTGCATATCGCCACTTCGGGCGAAGATTCTGATGTAATAGCAGAAACCATTACTGCAAAATCTACGCTCACTGAATCGGGAAATGGCACATTATACTCCTTTAATATAAGCGGAAGTGTAGAAAATGGGCAAGATAATGTGTGCGAAGCCGTAAAATTACTGCGTAAGGCGGATTATTTTATGGTATTGCAAACACAAGGTGGTACACGCCATCTTGTCAACACATTGCCAAACACCTTCTCGCTTAGGTCTACAGATAGCAAGTCGTCAACCGACGATGCACGTGAGTTTTCCATCAGCGCAAAAGCCATGTCAGACTTCATCCGATTAGAATAATCACACCGAAAACATACCTTTAAAACCAGCGTAAAACGCCGTTGTTCATTAGGACAACGGCGTTTTTTTTTGTCCTTTCGTCGCAACCGTTGCTCCTTACTTTTGCTTGCAGAAAAACAGAATACTCCTCATATCGCGGAATGGAGAAGATGGTATCTCGCTTGGCCCATAACCAAGAGAACGCATGGTTCGAGTCCTGCTTCCGCAACTGCTATAAGGTAAAAATTGTTTTAGGATAACAACACAAACACTAAACACTCCATGAAAGGACTTTACGAAATTCTCACTGAAAAAAAATGGATGGTCAGTCCCGATTTCGTGCATGGCATCCGCAAGGCTTTGGAGCAGAACTTGAATACGCATGCCGCATTCAGTAAGCCCGAAAAGACTTGTGGCTTTGTTACTGCCGTTGGTGCTGATGGCTCTGTTTACTATCCCGAGGAATATCAGATTTCAGAGGATGGTAAACAAGTGAAAGGTAATTGGGCCTTGGAATTTGAAAAGGAACAAACCTTCCCATTTGTTTCAGTGCTGACCATTGACGGACCGATTACCCGTAATGGAGGTGGTTGCTCGTATGGTTCAGTTAACCATCGCGACATGATGATGCGGGCAGCCAACCACCCACTTTGTTGCGGTCACGTATTCATCATCAACACACCAGGCGGTTCAGCTTGGGCTAAGAACGATTATCAGCAAGCCATTGAGTATGCCCGCTCAAAGGGTCAGCCGTCTATTGCCTTTATCGATGGTATGTGTGATTCAGCCGGAATGTATCTCGCTTCACTTTGCGTTGAGCGTTACTACATGCACCCTAAGGATCAACTTGGTTGCATTGGTGTAATGGCAGCATTCTACACCGAAGCCGACGGCAGCACCAATCAGTTTACCAACGAAACGTACCACGAACTCTACGACCCCGAGTCGTTTGACAAGAACCGCGAGTTCCGCGACATCGCCAATGATGGCGACACTGAGAAATTAGTGCAAGAACTTGCCGATTTAGGTGTAGAGTTTCGTGCCGATGTAAAGGCAGCTTGCCCGAAAGCCACAGACGAACATTTGCACGGCAAGGTGTTCAATGCCGAGGACGTCGAGGGCATTCTTGTTGATGGTCAGTCAGACTTCATATCGGTTGTTCAGCGTGCATTTGCCTTGCACAATGGCACAGCACAAGCCATTGATCGTAACACCCCCGACGAGGAACCTGCGCCACAGAACGAACCAGAACCACAGAACGAACCAGAACCCAAAGAGAACAACACAAAAACCTCTATCAATATGGCGAATTACCCACTTATCAATGCCGCTTGTGGCATGAAGGAAGGTGACATCAAAACTACCGAGGAAGGCGCGTTTATGAATGCCCCTTTGCTTGATGCGCTTGAAGCGCACCTCAATGACAGCAAGCAGCAGGTGACCGATGCTGAGCAGAAAGTCACCACAGCAGAGAACGCCCTCGCAGAATTGCAGGGCAAGTTCGATGAACTCTCCGCACAGTTAACCGCAGCCAACGCAGCCAAGGCAGACGCAGAAAAGGCTCTTGCCGACGCTAACGAAGCGCACAGTAAGGAACTTGAAACGCTCAACACCGCCCACACCGAGGCTATTGCCAAGAAGGACGAAGAAATTGCTTCGCTCACTGAGGGTAAGAGTCAAGTTGAAACCGAATTAGCGGGTGCCAAAGAAGCCCTTGCTACTGCCGAACAGAAGGTAAACGACAAGGACGCACAGATTGACCAACTCACCAACGAACCCAGCGAGGAACAGAACACTGGCGATGCTCCTGCTAACAATGGTGAGGGTGCAAAGGTGCAGACGCTTCGAGAGTTCGATCCTTCGCCCTACAAAACTAATGCAGAGCGCAAGGCAGCTTTTGAACGCTTTAAGCGTGGTGAGGAGTAAGACATCCCCCACAGAACAAAACCAACACAAAAACTAAACTTCTTTTCTTTCACAATTAAACACAAAAACAACTATGGCAAATCTTCCTGAAAATTTTATTGGTATCGATGCTCTTGAGCACGTAGCCGAGCAGGTGTCTAAGGAAATCCTCATGGGTCCTGGTTACACAGATGCAGAAGAGATGGACCGCCTTGGTATCAAGATTGTTTCTGGCGTTCAGTTTAAGCGCACCATTCACGTCCTTCTTCGCAAGGGTGGTACTACCCGTCGTAAGGACGTTCACACTAAGGTAAATAGCGAAGTAGGTTTCTTGAAAGAGCGTACACTTACCGCTAAGCTTTCTTGGGACCACTTTACCGACAAAATCGACAAATATTGCGAAACAGTATTTGGTGTAGATGGTCAGGGTCAGTACCCCTTCTCAACTGAAGCTGTTGCAGCCGTACTTGCTAACTATGCCGACAACTTGACCGCTTGCTTGTGGAATGGTGACATTAGCCTTGATGATGGTTCAGAAGACAAGCCCGCACACGAACAGGCTTTGGCACTCTACGATGGTTTCCACACTTGCGTAAAGCACGACATTGAGGATGGCATCATCAGCGAAGCTAACGGCAACTTGGTTCCTTGCGAGGCTATCACGGCTCCTGTTGACAACGACGACTCAACACCTTACGACAACTTCGTGGCATGGCACATGAAGTGGGATCCTCGTTTGCGCAAAGCTAAGACTCGTGTTTACATGAACGAGATCACCGCTAATAACATTGCAGCCGGTTATGCTAACAAGTATCACGGCAACTTCAATGTTGAATATGAACAGGGTAGTAACTTCAAACTTCCTGGTCTTTCACGTGTAACTATTTGCCCTGTGGCAGACTTTGGCGAAGGCGACCGTATGTATGCAACCATCTATGACAACTTTATCTATGGTGTTGACACCGAAAGCAACCAGACTTACGTAGGTGTAAAGGTTGGCACTGACGATGACATGCGAGACATCCAGTTCCAAATTCAGTCAATTCAAGGAGCTTTAGGCCCCTGCAATCCGTTTAAGTACGCCTTCTGTATGTCAAACGGTTCGCTTGCTACTTCTGAATATGTGGCTGGTGACTATGTTGACTCAAACCTCGTAGTGACTACGGTTGATACAGACGGTAAGACAGATGTTGATGGTCATGTAACCGTGAATGGTGCTAAATACACCGCTCCTGTTGCTACTTCAGTAAATCAAGTGCTCACACTTGTAGCTGTAGACGGTGCTAAGAACAAGTTCTCTCATTGGAGCAACGGCAAGACCGAAAAGACCCTTCAGCTCACTGCCACAGGCATGACTATGGGTATCACTGCCATCTTCAAGAAGGAAGGTGCGTAACCCACGGCTTTTCTCATAAGCTCTATAAATCCAACCCAGGGGTGACGGGTAACTTGACCCGAACGAACATAGCCAACCGCCACCCCATTTCTTTTAAAACACAACACAAAAACATCTTATATTATGCCTGAACAAGTAACATGCCCCCAGCTCGCCGACATTCTGAACGATGACGAATGCTTGGAAAACCTCGCAGGTCTTGGTTCTGATGTGTATATTGGTTTGAAGAGCGAACTTACTGCTCCGCTCGTCGCAACCGATAACTTGTATGCAACCCCCGCTTTCCAAGCAGGTAAGGGTCTTTACAAGGTGCAGTGTAAGGACGACTCACAGCAAATTCAGGGTAGTTCACTCGGCTACCGCAAGGGTTTTGAGTTGACTTGTACTTTTGTTATCGACTCTGTGAACCCCGCAGCTGGTAAGTTGGCTCGTGCCATCAACAACCGCGACATCTTTATCATTGCTAAGGATGGCAAGAACTCGCAGATTATGTACGACCCAAGCCGTAAGGTTAAGTTCGATTCGGGCGGTATTAAAACCGACACTGGTGCCAAACCCGAAGATGACCGCACCACGACTTACGAGTCAAAACTTTCTCCCGTAGATTATCCTAACCTTTACGTTACTGAGCCTGAGACCGGCGGTTGGGATAGCCTCCTTGCCTCGGCAAAAAAAGATTAGGTGACACGGAACAAACACAACAGAGCGAAGCCGATGTCGCCAAGCAGTCTGACGTTAACAATGAGGAAGAAGCCGTAGTGCAGTCCACCTCACTTTTTAGCAAAGACTGATAATCGCTCACCACACAAAAAAAATTCTACATTCGAAAAGCCTCGGTATCGAAGCCTTATAAATAAAAGGTATAGATACTGAGGCTTTTTGTGTTTGTGTAGGAGGGTGAGAGAAGCGGAATGTCCTTATGTCGCAAAACCAATCAACTAATTTTGAACTACAAAAAACAGAAACACAATCAAACAATTTACACATGGCTAAACTTGACCCCTTAGCTAAGTTCATCCTCTCGTATGAGGGCGGCTTTGTAAACGACCCTAAAGACCGCGGTGGTGCTACAAATAAAGGTGTGACCATTGCCACCTGGCGAGCGCAGGGATATGATAAGAATGGCGATGGACGCATAGACGTGAAAGATTTAAAGCTCATTACGGATGCCGACGCCATTAACCTTATGCGCAAAAACTATTGGAACCGTTGGAAGGCAGACCAAATCAACAACCAAGCCATTGCCAATATGCTTGTAGATTGGGCGTGGAGCAGTGGCAGACACGCCATAGTCATTCCACAACAAATGCTCGGTGTAACAGCCGATGGCATTGTGGGTCCAAAAACCATTGAGGCATTAAACCGCACCTACGCTCCCACATTTTTCAGGCAACTTAGAGCGCGTCGTTTGCGTTTCATTGACAACTTCATTCGGAATGTTCCCTCACAAAAGCGGTTTGAAGCGGGATGGTATAGGCGCATCAATGCGATTAACTACACCTACATGGTTGACAATCGCGGACGACTCATCACTTGGTAATGCTACATAAAAAAGAAGCGACCTAATGAAAGAAACAAAACGCATAAACCTCACGCTACCCAAGCATTGGAACCAATGCACCACCGAGCAGTTGGAGCTCATATCGCAAGTAATGCAAGAGCAACTGTTAAGGCAAGATCGCTACCACACCTTTTCCATGTACAACGTGAAGTTGGCTATGTTCTTTGCCTTATCTGGCATACAGATAGTGGCAAGTCCTAATCCGCGTGAGGCAACCGAAGCGCAATACTACACCTGTCGTTTTTTAAAGGATGGCAAACGTGCCGACACCTTCCCACTTTATTTGTGGCAAATAAATTATTGGCTTTCGCCCAAGGCAAAGACCGACGACAAAGAGTCTGCCGAATATTTGGCGCAAGGTGCTGGCATGCTCGATTGGCTCGACAACGAACGCGGCATGTTTCTTACCAAGTTCCCCTACCCCACTCTGAAGCGTCGCCGTTCGTGGTGGCGCATGCGCAAGACGTTTCAAGGCGCATTCCCTGACCTCGACGGATTTAGTTGGGCACAATATCGTTTTGCGTCCGACACTATGGGCACTTACACCCAACTCAGCAACAGCCTTGTACAGATGCAACAAATGGGCACCTTCACCCCCCAACAGTTGGCACAACAAGCGCAAAATGTAGATTTGGCTCGAGCCATGTTCCTCGCCACCATTTTCAATTCCAAGACAAAATACATCGACACCAACACGGGCATGGTGAAACGCGACTACCATTACGAAAGCAACCAATGCACCACGCATGCAGCTTACTTTCGCAACTACCCCGACCATCAGTGGCAGGTCATACTCTTTTGGTGGACGGGTGTGATGCACACCCTAAGCAAGCGTTTTCCGCATGTATTCAAGGTGCAGAAGGTAGACAACCGCCGACCCAATACCCCACTCGAAATATACACCGCAACCACCGCCACCATGCAAAAATATGCGGGACTTACCGAGGATCAAGTAAACCATCAGTCATACTCCCTTGTGCTCGAACACCTTGAACGCCTCTCAAAGGAGAATGAAGAGATGGAAAAGATAAGCAGAAAATAACATAACCCTTATAAACCCACACACACTAATCACAATGGCAAAAAACACAGTAAGCAATTTGCACGAGTTCCAAGAACGTAGTGAGGAACTTCATCGCGCTGGCTATGTGGCTATCCGTCCTGGCGAGTTTTGCACTCCCAACAAAGGTAGCAAAGCCTTTTCGTGGAACGACTATGTGCATTCCATGCTCATTAGCGAAGCCAACATGACGGCACAAGGCACAGCAGGCTCGCAAGCTGCACGCCGACAAATATCCACCATCTTTGCATCGAGCGGTGGTGAATGTCTTGCCAAGCCTAAAGGCGAAGGTACCGAAGGTTTAGGCTACATGGAATGGGGTATTGGCAACCGACTGCCCAACCTCATTTGGCTCCTCTCGCGCATGTCGCCCTTCACCGCAGCAGGCATTGATTTTATCAAGAAAATCCTTGCCGTGCATGGACCCAAACCCAAATATCATTACACCCAATATGTGGGAGGCAATATTACCGAAAAATTCATACCCTTTGCCCATGCCGGCGTTTTACTCCGTGGCTTGATTGCCGACCTCAAAGCCAAAGAAGCACAAGCGCAGCAAACCTCCGACCCCAACCCTACTGACGACCCTCTGACCAATGCGGCACAAGCCCTCACCCCCACCGAGGATAGCGAGGAGATGAAGGAACTAAAGACTTTACTTGCCAAATGGGAATGGACGAACGAAGAACTGAAGCATTTTTGTGCCGATAACGACCTGATGGACACCTACTTGCAGTTGGCTGGCGATATGTCGCTCATGTCGCAATGCTTTGTAGAATTGCAGCTCAACCAACGCCAACTCGACGAAAACGGCACTCCTGTACCCACCTCACGCTGGACGCCGAAGGTGGTAGGCATCAAGCCGCGTTCGGTGTTCACCACCCGACTGGAGCGTCAAGATGCACAATATCGCATCAACTACGCCTACATCTCTAATCAATGGCTCGACTCCTCGCAAAACATCTCCAACCTTAAACCCGAAGATTTAAAGATTGCAGCCGTGCCTTATTTGCCCGCTGCCACAGCCGTTCGCGACCTTCAGCGCATTGTTCGCGAAGCACGACAAAACCGCGTGAGCCGTAAGAACCGCCCCACACGTTTCATTATGTCGCCTCGCGACTTTGGCGGTCCTTATTATGCCGATGCACTTTGGCACAGCATTTTCGCAGGTAGCATTTTTGAGTATGCTTTTACGATTGTTGACGACCGACTGACGCGCAAACGCAACTCTAATATCATTGGTCGTGTCATTTACGTTCATCAAGACTACGTAGACCGCCTTTGCAACCAAGCCTCGCAAGAGGACAAAAAGCGGTCGCCCAAGGAGATTATGGCAAGTGTGTTCAACGAAATCAACACATGGCTCAGCAATAGCGACAACGCAGGACAAGCCCTTTTCTCATCAAGTTTCACAGGCTCTGATGGTAAGGAACACAAGGCATGGGAGATTGTGGAGATTGAAACAAAGGCTTCCGACCAAGCCACAGCCGACAAAACCGAGTTGCAAGAGATTAGCAGCATCATCTTCTTTGCAATGGGTTTAGATTCAAAACTTATTGGTAACACCCCTGGCGATGCTTCCTCATCGGGTGGCACCGACTTGCGCGAACGCTTCTTAGTCAAGCAAATTCAGTTTGCACCTTTGCAGCAACTCATGCTCCGTCCGCTCGAAGTGATTAGCCAATTCAATGGTTGGGACGAACATCTTGTATGGCAAATCGATCGCGAAGTACTCACCACACTCGACAACTCTAAAACGGGTGTAACCAAGCAAGGGCAGGAATAGAGCTTCGCGCGAAGATTTTCAAAACTTCGCGCGAAGATTGAAAAAGTTTCGCGCGAAACTTATACCAAGTGACGCGCATCAGTTGTATCACCTTATGCGCATGACTTAAAAAACAACCCTGTAAAAAAACAACGATAATATGTTACTATCCACAAACCAAGAACTCCGCCTGCACGTACCCAGCAATGCGTTCGACGACGTAAGTCTGTTGCAAGGCATACTCGACAACAGCGAGAAAGACTTTCTGCGAGACAAGTTAGGCACACCACTCTACAACCGTTTGTGCGAGTATTACAAGCTCAATATTGATACCAACGATTTTTACCTTTCCGTAACCAATGGCACTTATGCGCAGCACCCTTGGCAAGAACTCTTGCTCAATGCCCAACGCATGGTGGCAAACGACACACTTTCTCGCTACGCCTACCAGCAACTCATTTCTGCCAACGGAGCAGGCATGAATATGGCTTCAAGCCAAGACTATTCCGTAGCCTCCGACAAAATGCTTGACAAAGGTGTGCAAGGCTTTAAGAAGGAGGCTATGGTGTCGCTCAATAACCTTTTGCTCTTACTCGAAGGTTGGGCAAAGCTGACGCACCCCATGCCTATCTCCGTACCGATAGACGGCGATAGCGTACAGAATACGGACGAAAACGTACCAAAAACCAACAATAGCGTACAGAATACGGACGAAAATGTACCGACAACCGAGCAAACACCCACCGACGACCCCACCGCACCCAGCGAAGAAGAGCGCGTGGCAGAGATTGAGGAAATAGTAAAACTTTGGCAGCAAAGCGAATACTACTATTTGCACCACGATTTGCTCCTTCCCACCTGTGCGGTATTGCAGCAATACATTGACATCTACAACAACCGCGACAAGTTTATTCGCCTTATTCCCGACCTTCGTTTCATTCAAGAAGAGTACATCGAGGATGTGTTTGGCGCAGCGTTCATAGCCGAGATGTTGCAAGCCACCGACACCGACCGCTTGCTTAAAAAGTCGCGTCGCCTCATGGTAGCCTACCTTATTGAGCGCACCTCAGTGCTCACCTTCGACAAGCTCACTCGTCAGCAAGCTCACGATGATGCCGTTTCCATTCGCGATAGCATTCTCAAAACCCTTGCTGACCGTAAAGCAGCCGAACAACCCAAGCCTACCACTCCCACCGAAACACCCAACACCACACAGTCAGATAGTGACAAAGGCTTTGAAAACAATCAGCCAGGCACACGCATCTTTGTGTCTCCTATGTTGTATTAACCTTAAAAAGAAAATCTCACAATGGAAAAGATAATCAACACCCTTACCCCTGCCCTCACCACTCGCATGCTCACTTCCGAGCAGCGTGAGGCATTCGAGAAAGGACTGACCTTGTTAGAAGGCACACCCAAGGCACAAGCCTTTGTGCGCGAAAGCCGACGTTTTAAAGACTATCACCGCCGTGTGCGTCAGTTGCTCACCTACTTGCAAACGCTCGACACCACCGATGCGCAACTCTCTCAAAAGCGTCGCGTAGGTCGTCCCACCAAACAAGAGCAAGCCTATTACGCACAACTGCAAAAGCAAAAGGCACTGCAAGAGGCTAAAGATAGCCTATTCCCCGAACTAAAACCCGATGTGTCGTTACAACCCCTCACCTACAACGGCATTGTGGCAGACCCTAATGGCGAGAGCATTGCAGCCACCATGCCCAGCATGAAGCAAATTCGCGTGTTCCTCTCTGCCCCCTTGCAAGAGCAAGTGAATAACCTTCGCGCCCTTCGCAATGAAACGGCAGCTAAGGCAGAGCAAGCTAAAACGATGGCTGAAGCCAACGAAAAAGCCGTGGCGCAAGGCAAGGGCGCACTCTACACCGAGCAAGAGATAGCCGAACTTGCCACACGAGCCGTGGAGATTGAGAGCCATATCCTGCCCGACATCTACACCGCTATTGACCGCGAAATGGGCGAGGTGTATTTGCGCCTTAGTCAGCGCACAGGCGACCCAGAATACATTAAATACGTAGAAAAAACCTTCAACATTGCGCCACAAGACCTCCGCACACAATTCAAACCCTTCTACGAGAAGGCACAACAGCGCGATCCGCTCTTTGCGCAAACCGTTGCTGAGAAAATTGCAGCCGACCGCCCCGAAGTGAAAGCCGCTCGAGAGGCAGTAGCGCAGCACAAAGCCAAAGCCGAAGGTATTATCAAATACATTTGTCGCAAAGACAAACCCAGCACAAAAACCCGTGTGAAAGGCATAAAAGAACGCATTGCCAAATTGCGCGAAGAGTTTTCAGACATTGTGACCGAAGACGAAATCAAAGGCTTCGAGGCTATACTGATGAAGACCGAGGAAGAGGCAGGAGTGAATAACTAAAGAACGTATGCAGAATGGAAAAGGACGCATTTCTTACACTGAAAGAAACCTGCAAGCGTGCTTGCCACGAACGCCATGCTTGTGCGAATGGCTACAAGCAAATGTTGGCTTCGGGCAACGTGAGCCAAATGATGGCTACTTGGCGCGATAATTGGGAAGATGTGGTGGAGAGCAAATATGCCGACATCATCCGCACTGAATTGCCCAAACAATATCCTGCCTTGAAGCAAGAGATGAACCAAGCAGGCATCTACTTAAACGAATGCCCAGAAAAAGCACCCGTATTCGTGAGGGTCATTATTACGGATTGTGCCACACCCATTCATATATACGACAGAGCACAAGCCTATGTAATTGGCGAAGCAATCGTAGTGGCGCATGGGCATAGTCAGATTTACAACAACAAGTATAATGCCGTTATTACTTTGCGCGATCATGCTTATGGCAACATTCAAGCAGGCACGGCACAAGCCTTTGACCATTCCGTTCTTAAAAACTACAAACCATTATGAATAGCAAACTTGTAATCCTCGCAGGTGGTAAGCCTATGGTACTTACGGACGACTTTTCGATTAGCGTTGAACTGCAAAATCCTCTGTTCAACGATACTGAAATGTTTTCCTATCCGGTATCATTGCCCTTGGACGGGAACCGCCACTTCTTGAAAAACCCCGACGACATCAACTCCGATATTCGCCCCGTTGATTATGAGCATACCCCCATGCGAATTATTGCCGATGGCGTTCCGTTTGCCAGTGGTACTGCTGTAATGCAAGAGGACGAAGAAGTGAGCGACGCGCTATCAGTGAATATTGATGCCAGCACGCAGACGTTTGATGATTTAATTTCGGACTTGAATTGCAATGAGGTGCCTATCCCTTCTCGCTACAAAGACCAACTTTTGATTGGTGAGAAAATTGATGAGGTGAATGTGCAGGTAACTTACAAAACCGATGTGGTTATTAAGTATCAAGGAAAGAAAGGCGACCAGAAGTACGGTTCAGTAGGCGAAGGCTATAACACATCGGCAACTTTTTATCCACAAGCATTGGGTTTTTCGTTTCCTGGCAAATGCGTGGAAGAAGGCGATTTGCATAAGGCAAAACAAGATCCATCTTCACCACGCGTTTATTCAGATGGCAATAAAGTGAACATACCACAGGTGGAGCAATCGTACATCAACGTGAAGGATGCTTATCCGCTAAAGCCTTTTTGCAATGCACGTGTTTGCTACAAGCATTACGACATTGACGAAAATGGTGAAACATCAAGTAAAACGGTTGAGCAACTTCCTGATGTAAAGGAAGATGTGATGTATGAAAATCACGGACCGATATGGGTATTGGAAGCCGACCGTCCGCAGTCGGGCATTTGTTTCTATGTGTTGTTCTTCCTTGATTGCTTGTTTGAAAGTCTTGGCGTTTCATTCGATAAAGATGCCTTGATGGAGATTGGCGATTTGCGACGTTTGTGTTTCTTCACAACTAAATGTGCCTATAACACCGAACCTTTATATTATGGTACAAAATATGAGAAAGAAGACCCTGAAGTGATAGCTGGACTTAAAAACGAAGGCGATATAAAACTTGGCTTTTTTCAGAAGTCTGCCAAAAATGAAGCTGAATGCAATAATTTGTTCGATGATGTAAATGCTTGGTTAGATAGCCGCGGTTGTGGTGGCCAGTTAGCATTGGAAAATCCTGTGGATAAATCCCTTCAACAAATAGCCTATCACAAGGTTACTTACGAATATGAAACAGTAGTAGACAATCGTTTTAATAGTTCCGTGTCGTATAAGACCAAAGTTACACAGGTCATCGACCCGACTGTAACAACGGTTGAAGTAGGCAAAGAGGTAGCAAGCATTACTACAAAGTCTACTATTACTGGCGCACAGATGAGTGCAAGCGTTGTGCAAATGTTTGCCAACGAAAAGAATTTTCCCGCAGAGTCTGTATCAACAGTTATTGAATCGCTCGAAAACCAATTTGGCATAAAGTTCGATTATGATTACGAACGAAAAAAGGTTACAGCATATCTTATGAGAGATGTATTCCGCAAGCAAAATCCCCAACCGCGTCAGTTCAATGCGAATGTTCTCTCTATTGCACAACTCAGCGAAAAGATTACAGGTGTGCGTGTGGGCTATTCGGAAGAAAGCGACAAGAAGGAACAGAAGAATAACATTAGGGATGGCGTAAAAGATTACAACACAGATTACGATTACATAGACTATCCCAAGAAAAGCACCGTAACAAGTTTAGCGTACAAGGATATTATTCATCAGATTTTCAACAATCAAATGAGTGTCTTTGTAGACAAGAATACGGGTAATAAATATCGTGTAAAGATTGACTCCGACTTTAAAGACAATAACGATATGGATCCTCGTTTGTTCGAGGTGGGAGCCTATAAGGGTGTTGAAGTAGGCGATTGCTCAACCATTAACGATGACTTTGTGCAAGAGTTTTTGTCTGATTTTGTTCCTGTAGGATTTGTAGATGTAAATTACCGTAAGTCTCTTTCTGCAAGTTTCGATACCGTATGCTTTACAGATGCTCCTTCGCAACCCGTTGCAGGTAATAGCATTGAAGGATATGCCACAACAGCTGTGAATGGAAAATTAGCACAAACTATTTTGGCTGCAAATGTAGACGAGGATATGGAGCATGAGTTTATCAAGCAAAACATCCGCAATCCGCTTTCATCAACTGTGGCAGATTTCTATGTAACCGAGGTATTGCAGCTTCGTGAATCATACGACCCTTCCGATACCGACGATGGCAATTCACCCCTTCAAACCCACGATTGGGGATTGAGCATAGCCGTGATGCGTGGCGGTGGAACGGACTCTGACACCGAGAGTTTTGATTACAATTACGATGGCTTCGGTAATAGCAAGTGGCGCACCACCGTGGGCGAATATGCACTCACTGCCGACTCTGTTGATCCTTACGGAAATGTGTATGACTACAACGGAAAGGAAGACGGAATAGGCAACGAAGAACGCTTTTCGCTCAAACCGCGTGCTTGGGTGCAACCCGATTGGGCAGACGCACCGCTTGTGGTGAACGATCCGCTTATAAAGAACCGAGGCTATTTCGACACCTTTATGGTGGACTACGCTTACTTCCTCCTCAATCGCAAAAAATACCGCATCAAGTGTCTCGCTTCGGTAGCGCAGATAGCCGACATTCCCAACCATTGGAAAGAATGGTGGTTGATAGCTGGCAAAAAATGCCTTATCAATAAAGTGTCAACCGACATTAGCGTGACCGACGGAATGGGCGAGGTGGAGCTTGAAGTGTATAGTCTTTAATGTGTTTAATGTATAATTCCTTATAATATGGCAAGAACCGTAGTCCTTACATCGGGCAGTATATTCAACGGCAACCCTATTACGTTTCGCATACAGCCTAACGTAATAAACGGCACACCATCGTTCCACCGCGTGATTGTAGAAGTAATTTGCGGTATGAGCGGTGGAGATTTTGAAACCATAAAAATGTCGGCTCCTGTGGACGAGGAGAAGGAGGATGCCGAGATAAGCATTGACATTTCCTCTGCCCTACGCACCTTTCGCGACAGCTACACTTACATTCCCGACACCGTGACCTATCCGCTTGTAAAGTTCTGTTTGCGCGTCTATGACGAATACATGCTCAATGGCGAAGTTAAACCTCGTGTGGGCGAGTTGGTGGTGCCTGCCGAGGTAGATGGCAAACCCCAATACTATTGCACCTTGTTTGGCGCATTCTCCGACATGGAACGCATGGCAGCCAACGAATTTAAAAGCGTAAAAGCCTTTTCGCGCAAACCCACTTCTGTACCTGAGATTGTGGCAGTTGGCGAGAGATATGTGTACACCCCACCCTTTTCCGAAGAATGTGCATTGCTTAATAGTGCAACGCTCACACCCCCAACTTCGCAAAAAACGCTCATTAGCACCGAAGGCTCACAAACCATCAATGGCGTTCCGCTCTATGCCTTACCCCAAACCGATGCAGCGAACCGACAAGAGTTCCGCTTCATCAACTCGTTAGGTGTGTTAGAGAGCGTGAGCGTGCCCAAGGTATATAGCAAAAAGCGTTCGGTCACCTCCAGTTCCTATGCCATTACCAGGCAAGAAACCTTCAGCAAGTTTTCACGCTCGTTTGTCAAGAAGAGCAACAATCGCGAAGCATGGCTTTTTCAAACCGACCCATTAAACGAGGATTGGCAGCAATGGTACTTGCATGAGTTCTTGATGAGCGAATACATTTGGGCGCACATCAACAACCAATGGGTGCCATGCACTATCACGCTCGAGGAGGACGAAACCTACTACAACAGCACCGAAAATAATCCGCTTACCGTATCATTCACTGCTCAACTCGACATCAACGGCAGTCCTATGCTTCTAATGTAGGCATACACATACGCTTTGTTTCTTTTTTTGTTTCCAGCCCCGAAGCACACCCTTGCGTGGTGAATGCTTCGGGCTTTCTCTATGTCCTTATGCCGAAAAGCAATTTTTTTACCTTTGTTCTATATAACACCAACTAAAACCGTTCTATTATGCTTTATTCAATTACTGCCAACAATTTGCATATCATAAACAACTTCGATTATCGCAAGGATGAGATGTTACCCACACTATTAAAAATAAGGTGTCGCCATGCCAACAGCCAAGTTTGGCAACGCTCATTTGACTCGCTTGAAAATGAGTGGTGTGTACACAATGCCTTTTACCGATTGCACATATTGCGCAGCCGTACAGCCGATGTCGATTTGAATGTTCCCAATCGCATGGAATGGCTATATACGCTGCTTGCTCCCCTTGCACGTTTAATTATTAAATAAACACCTCACACCACATGATGACCGAAGCAACCCCACAAAATTATTGGATTGCGGAGAATGCGCTATTTATTGCTCGCAACGCAAACTCCAATCCCGACTACATACAAGCCTCGTGTGTGAGTGGTGCGCAAATTTTGGTGTATGTAAAAGGCATTATAGACTATGATGCCGGACACAACTACCAACGCTGGACGTTGCAAGCCTCGCCCACGGTGTTTGGCACACACACCGAAAAATATGTGTATGCAGCCATTCCGCGTCCTGATACCGATCGTACTATTGCCACAATCGTATTTCCCTCTGAGCGTATCGACATTTACGGAAAAAATGCAGCCGAAGAGCAAGTAGGCTCAACCGACTATTATTATGTGTTTTTGCAAGGCATTCTCACTTCATCGGGCGATAATGGCAATATAGACCGTATATGGCAACAGGATATAGTTACGGGCTATCTTGCATCAGACGAAGCTATAAACGCTGGACCAACTGAAAGCGCATGGTATGAATACTCAACGGTTTCTGGTCTTGTTACCTTTATCAAGGACTTGACTATGAAAGTTGGCACTACTTTCTTTAATTTGTTTGCAAAGACCATTGATGTAGTGTCGGGCGGTGCTATCAATTTGGCTGCGAATAGTTCTATCAATTTCGACACGAACGGACATATTAACCTTGGCACTGACAGTTCCATTACCTTCAAGGGCCAGGGGACTGTTACCGGATTGGCCGACAATGATACCGACAAGATGGCAGAGGACAAGATCGTTACGCCAGCCTATGTTGACAACAAAGCCTTGTCTCGTGTGCATGCTGATACAGCAAGCGGACACATAGGCTTTTTAGACGGCCTTTCGTCCGATGAAATGAGCGTCATGAAGAAAGGCGTGCAGTTCGGCGAAAATTTTGCCGAGGGGCTGACTGGGTTCGGTGGCAAGATTGATGGTGATGGTGCTGCACAACTTGACTCGCTCACTCTTCGCTCATTCCTCGAAGTTCCCGAATTGCGTTTCAATCGTGTTTCTATTCAAGTGGGCAATCGTTGGCGTGCACCAGGCGGTGGCATTATCGACCATGTAGTGATAGATTGCGATGAAAACGGCAATGAACTATATAGCGGTACTGCTTACCTCCATCTTGAAGAAGGTGAACTTGGCAAGGTGTACGAAGATGATATTTGCCAAGGTATATGGCACGATAGTATAAATCCTTCCGAAAACGCTGCCGACGACTATGACGATGGTAAGGGTAATTTCAAGTTTTCGGGTTTTTATACGGCTTATTTCCGCATTGACAAAGTGCTGAGCGTAAATGGTGGCACAAACAATGCCTTCCATTATTCATTGCGTAATGATGGCAAATGGAAACTGTTTAAGCACCCCTCCAGTATGATGCACTTTGTGTGCTATGGCAATTTCTCGAATGTCGACCGCCAACAGTCGCGATATTCCACATTGACCTATGAACGCTATCTAACTGAAGTCAACACATGGGAGTTCAGCGAAAGCAACATAGCGGCTCAGTTTGGCGACTTGTCAAAACTCTCTGTCTTTGGCTTGAAAATGGACGGGTATTCCGCTTACTTGAAAAACATCTACATGAGTGGCACCATCAAACAGTTTGAATCCATTGGGCGCAAAATGGTGATTGACCAAAGTTTGAATGGCTATATGGCACCCGATGAAACGGAGACGGTTACGGTGCAAATTGTTGATGGTTATATGCAGGACCATACCAACGAATATAACTTTAAGGTGGAGCGTGATACGGGTGATGCTGCTTCGGATGCCGTGTGGAACGCCAAGCCGGAGCATTTGAATTGTGGCTCGGTGTTTAACATTTCGTTTGACGATTTGCACATCAATGCTGAGCATGGCGGTATTAGTACCATGTTCTATGTGACCGCGACGAATGGCAAGGATAATGCCGTGACAGCTTCTATTGAATACTAACAAAACTAATAAATAAAGTATGGCTACGCAAAAAAGAACATTTCAGTCTGAGCGCAAACACACACGCCTTAATTTCTCGCCACTCATTATTAGTTGCGAATTGGTGTGTGTGTCGGCCGACTCTCCCACAGCGCAAACGGCCAATAGTTTGTTGGGGCAGTATGAGCCGGACCGCAGTGTTACGCCCACCATCATTCGCCCGCAAACCCGTGTGAATGACCCCGATGGCATTTACACGTCGGGCATTAACAACAAGAACCTTGCCAGCGATGCGCATCAATGGTTTGTCAATTCTAAGCCCATTGCCTCGGTGTGGAAGGTGAACACCGACTACCGTATCATTAAGGACGATTCGGCTGATAATGGCAGTTTGGTGGTTATGCGCAACATTGCGCCAGGCGAGGTTGCTGAATTGTCCTACAGTGGCACTTTCAATGATTTCCGCACGGGTACAAACTATGTGGTGAGTGCGAATGGGCTGGTACTGACAACTACCGACAAAGGCACAAACAAGTTTGACTGCTCGATCGATTGCGAACAACTCATTTACGACCCCTTGCAGGACGAGCTTCTGTTGTACGAATACCTTGTAGCAGAGGGCATTGAAAAGGGCGGGCAGCGCGACAAGTTCGTCAATGGCAAGAGCTATGAGCGCACCATTACGGCCACCGTCACGTTAGGCACAAGCACACTGTCCGCCTTGCCCGAAGGCACCACCATGCGTTTGGTTGAACGTGGCAAAAGCACTGCCATTGTGCCTAATTCGTTGGAACACCCAGAAGTGAAAAAGGTGGTTTTCCCGAATGTAGGCTTCGACCTTCGCTTTGTGTTTAACAAGGAGTATGAGGTGCAGTTTGTCAATGCCGAGGGCGAGGTACAGGCACGTTCGGGTTTGAGCATCGTACGCAATATGAGTATGCTCACTCAGTACGAGGTTGCCCGATGCACCGACCTTGTGCAAGGTCAGCAGCGGTATTCCAATTATGGCTTATTTTCGTTGGGCGATCGCATGGTGCAATATCCTGAGTTGTATTACCACATTCAGTGGTGGACGCAAGCCCGTGTGTACGATGCAGCCAAAGGCACTTACGTGTATGCCGACCGCATTGACCGCCAGGCGGGGCAGAGCATGGAGTGCAGTGTGTCGTCACTTGGCATTGGTGTAAAAAAGGATTTGTCGTGGTTCGATGTAGCGATGGATATTGAGGAGCGCGACGCGGCAAGTTTGCTTACTACGGGTGATGCCAATGTAGTGCTGACTGACGAAAAAGGAAATGTATTATTTATTTAATATGACGGAACGATGAGATACGCAATCGTTGACACTGACAAGGCTTCGGCAAAAGGCATGGTGCCTGCCTACCACAAGTTAAACAATGTAGGTACAAAAATGGTGGTGAACGAAAACGAACTGTTGAAGGTGAACCCCGATCCCGAAGTGGCAGCCCGAGAGCTTGGTGGATCACTGACCGACCTGCCAAACATAAAGCTCGCCATGAACCGATGGGACGAGTAATCCATACTACCTTACCAATTAGATACAATCACATAACAACAAAATAAATATGAGCGAAAAGATAAAAGGTGCGTTTACGGTGCGCTACATTCGCACGGGCGATCAAATATATGTAACCAAGAACACCGTGAAGTTCGACAAGAATGGGGCGGAGAGTGGTGCTGCATTGTTCCAAGCCATCGACCCCACGAGCGGCACTTTGTCGGTGGACTGGAGCACGGACATTTACAATCAGCCTGCTTTGAAGGTGGGTGTGCAGAGTGCGATGGGCAATCCTGTTACCATTACGGGCATTAAGTGGTCGTTTCGCGGCACCGAGATTGTGTTCAGTTCGAGCGCTGCCACCAGTGGCAACTATGTGGGCTGGAACCTTTCAACCGATGGCAAGTTTGCCAAAAAGGAGGTGGACGGCGCGTGCTACTTGCGCCTCATTGCCAACGTAGCGAGTACATCTATTGTGTCGAACCAAATTATTGGTTATGAAATCAGCTATTTATCGAACAATGTACGCGACACGGTGGCAGGCACGGAGGACGTACTCATTCAGCAAGCCGGAGCCGACAGTTACAGTGTGACCATTACAACGACTTGCAGCACACTCAATGCGTCTACGCCCAACACTACGCTCACGGCTACGGTGCTGTACGGCACAAGTGCTATTCCCGAAGCGGAGTTTGCGGCTAACTGGAAGTTGGAGTGGTACAAGGACTTTGTACTGATTGCCGGGCAGTCGGGCAAAACGTTGGCGGTGTCGCGCGACGATGTGGCGGGCAGTTCTGTGTTCAGCGTAAAGCTTCTGCACAAGGAGGGCGACACTTGGGCGGTAAAGGCGGTTGATGCGCAACGTGTGACCGACGATGCCGACGAGTGGATTATCAGTGCCGACCCCGATGGGGCTAATCCTGACGCCATATCAAAGGCGAGCGATGCCAAGTATGTGCTTTCGGTTAAGCAGAATGGCAAGGTGTACACGGGAGATGCTGAGTGGACGTGGGACGTTTACAATGCGCTGAACGTAAAAACTTACTCTGGCACGGGAAAGAACGTGACCCTTACGGCGGCCATGGCGCAGTGTGTGCCCGATGAGGGCAATGCCGACAAAAACTATTACTCGGATGTGGCAGTAGAGGTGTCGGTGTCGATTTAAGCAATTAAAAGGGAAAATACAAACATTCATTATAAATAGATTTTATGGCAACATTTAGCAAAATTACTGAGCAGGGCATTGTTTCGAGCCTGAATGGTTCGGACTACGTAATGGTGGTGGCTGGCGGCACACTCAAACGTATCACCCTGGACAACTTGCGTGTGATGATGGAGGAGAACCAACAGCAATTCCTCGACGAGAATGCGTTTTACATTGAGCCGAACACGGCTTCGCCCCGTGGTGCAGCGTATGTTGTGACGGGTGGCAATGAGTTGGTTAAGCAAACGTGGCTGTCGAAGATTACGGGCATTCTCATTTCGCCCGACGGCCATTATTGCCGTCTCAACCCCAACGACTCGCGTTATACCATTGATGGTGATCAAGTGGTGAAAGACGGCGCAGTGGTAGATGCTTATAAAAATGCCGACTGGATGGGCATGCTCGACGGTGGGTATTGGAACTACTTGCAGGAAGTGACCATTGGCGGTGTGAAGCACATTCGCCACCACATAGCCCTTGTGCCGCTGCCGGGTGGTTGGTACACTCCCAATGTGCCTGTGGGTATGTTCAAGTGCTCGGTGGTGAGCGGCAAGTTGCGCAGCATTCCGTTTGTGGTGCCGGGCGCAGGTGAGGATATCAACACAATCTTCAACTATGCTCAGGCACGTGGCAAGAACTTTGGTTTGGCGGGTGAACCTTTCCGCAATCTGATGTTGCAGTATATTATGGCAAAGTATAAGTATCGCGATGTGCAGAACATTCAAACCACCGATGGCACAAAGATTTTTGGTCCTGGGCTTGATGGCACAGAAAAAAAAGCGGGCACTGCCACATCTGATGATTTTTCTCGGCAAAGGGATATCAAGACGGGTGCTTGCCTTGCCCTTGGGCGCAACGATGGCAAAGTGGCCGTGCTCGACAAGGACAATGGCACTTGCCACAGTGTGAATGTGGGCGTGTGGGAGAACCCCTACGGCCAGTATTGGGAGATGGACGGCCATTTATGCTCGGTAGGCACCGATGTGTATCAGTGGGACGCCAATTTCCTGCCGCAGGTGGGCACACCCACAGCCGACCACTTTGCCAATGTGGCGCACACCAAGTTGCAGCGTTCCACGGTGTCCTCCAACGCAGGCTTCACCTTCGACATTTCGCTCATCACCACATCTGGCGCGCAACGCGCCAGCTATGTGCCACGGTCGCTGCATAGCGGCATTTCGTATGGCGACTATTACTCGTATGCCGCCAGTGGGCAGCTGTGGCTGGTTGGCGGCAGCTCGTACAACGGTGCGTCTTGCGGGCTCGCTTGTGCGTACTCGAACTTCGCTTGGACGTACTCGTACGCGAACTCCTCGGCTCGGCTTGACTTTCATGGCGCAATAGCAGAGGTGACTTCAAGCCAATTAAAAAGCATATTATAATCACATTAAGCAATCAACACTAATTATTAAACCATAATGCTTGTGTGGCGGCAATGAAAAATAAAAATAAGTCCGCCACAACGCTCAAATTCCCATCATTCCCCATTAACACACACCAAAGCCTCCGTGCAACCCGCTGCGGAGGTAGGCATAAGAAGGGTAAGCTGTGGCTGGTTGGCGGCCCCTCGTCCTTCGGTGCGTATTGCGGGCTCGCTTGTGCGTTCTCGACCAACGCTTGGACGCTCTCGTACGCGTACTCCTCGGCTCGAATTACTTCAAAAAAAGAAACTATACCCTTCAGGACACGTGTACTGCGTCATAGGGACGTGTCCGACCCTTCCGAGCCTCGGCGGCTGGTGCATAAGTATAGCCAGTGACAAGCCGGAACAATACGAGTACTTGCGCAGGCAACGCCCCGCGTCCTGCCCGTTGTGTTAGTAAATCGGCAAATAAAAGGGAAGATATGCACGGGCTACCCCCACGCAAAATCAATTCCTCATGCCGAAGTTGAAAGCTCAGCACAGAATGAAGCAAGCCCTCATCAACAACACCAAGCGGGAATACACACCCCCCCCACACACTGCAAACAAACTGAAGGAGAATTACTCCCATCCCCCACTAATATGCCCAAAAGACAAGGATACGTTTACGACCGCACATGGCAATGGGACGTGCTGAAAGAGGCCGACCGCATGGCCACCAAGCGCAAGCACAACTATGGCGTGAGAAAGCACGAGAGACAATGGATAAAAGACCTTGTGGACGTGCAGCAACGCATCATAGCGCGCCAGATGACCACGGGCGAATATCACCACATGCTGATAAAAAACGGCAAAAAGGTGCGCCACATAAGCAAACTGCACTTCCACCCCAGCCACGAGTGGCACCAAAGTCTGGTGCAAGTCAGTCACGAACGCATCGAACGGTCGCTCATTCGCCACACTTATGCGTCGCGAAAGGGTTATGGGCAAGTGGCGGGAGCCTTGCAGGTGAAGCAGTGGCTGCGCAAGTGTCCACAAGATTGTCTGTGGTACGCACAGGGCGACATAAAGCACTACTACGCCAACATCAGCCACGAGTTGCTGCAAGTGGCACTCACCAGGCTGTTCAAGGACCGAGAGTTTGTCAGTGCCTACATGGAGCCATTCAAAAAGTTTGCACCCCACGGCCGCAGCATACCACTTGGCACACGCCCAAGCCAGTATGCGGGCAATGTGGCCCTGTCGAACTTCGACCGATTTATGAAGGAGGAGGTAAAAGCCCACTACTACCTGCGCTACCTCGACGACTTTGTGGTGTTCGGCCGCACCAAGGGCCAAGTGCGCGCCATGATGAAGCGTGCAGTGGCAGCCTTGGGGCGCATGGGCTTTGATACGCACGAACCGGTAGTGAGGCCAGTGCGTGCAGGACTCGACTTCCTGGGCTATGTGTTTTACAACGGCGGCAGCATGTTTTGGCGCAAGCGCAACAAAGCCAACTGGCTCAAGCGCCGCGCAAGGCTGCACAATCCGCGGCGCATCAACGAGCTTGACAGCGCGGCATGGGGCATGATGAAATGGGGCAACAAGCATTGCAAAAAGTTATATACGATGACTACTGGTGTCAACTTGGCCGACCTCTGACTATCACTGCCCGACAAGACCGACAAGCAAGGAAAACGCATAATAGATGCGCCTAAAATAAGCACAGCCATGGTGCTTAATAAGGAGGTGGAGGTGGTTGACTGGGTGCGCCACTTCGTTACAAGCTACGGCCCAGACCGCTACGCCTTAGCCATTGAACTATATGGTAGCCGCCACAAACTGATAACAAACAGCATAGGCATGAAGCAGATGATTGACATGCTCGATGCAGCGGGTGTCACCTCCTTCAAGGCTACCGTGGTTGACAAGGGAGGCGCACACTATGAGTTTGCCCACGTGAGCGTACTCACCATTCACCACCGCCCGATAGTCAAAGCCGCCGACGGCACACTGCGCTATGCCGACACACAAGAGCCTGTAAAGCCGTAATGATAGGGAATAATCACTCATCATCAATTAACCAATAAAAACACAACCATTATGAAACAGACCTACGGAAATCTCAGACGCACATTTTTAACAGAAATGCCACCCGCTTACGACCGCGCCACACGCATGGCCTACATCGACTTTCAACCTGACACACAACCCACCATGCACAACGGGGAGGGCGAAGATGCCGACGGAAAGCCCACTGATGGCTACAGCGGATTTGCCGTGCAAACCGACGGTGTGATAGACTACGGACACCTCAAAAGCCTGCTCATCGAGGCCGCCTACCCGCAAAAGGACGAACACGCCATAGCCATTAACACCATAGCCGCACTGTTGCACAAGGTGGAGGGCACCGCACTGACCGAAGCTGAAAAGGCCGACCTCGCCACCTTTGCCCAGCTTGAAGAGTTTCGCACCCTGTGTGCCGGCTGCGCTCGCAAGGTGGTTGACATGTTCAAGGCATGACCACCCTTGGCATATTTTTCTGTTTAACTGGTTAACAAATTGGCAGGTTGACCAGCAAACATGACACGCAACTTGTGATGTCAAAAGATTATTGGCGGGGGGGGGATGGTTTTGGTATCAAGACTGAATAGTCAACCCTCGCGTGCTCCCATTCCACTCCCGCCAATCTTCAAAAAAAATATATCAGCAATCGCCTCCCCCCCCAAAAAAATCTTTATATATTATGGCTCAAAAAAGAACGTTCAAGGGTGCATTCACATGCCGGTGGGCACCCAACGACGGCAACGACGGCAACGACGGCAACGGCATAGCCTCGATTACCACCTATTTTGCCACAACCCATAAGTCCCACCTCGCGCAGTTTGCCGACCTCGCAGCCAGCGAGTGGCGCACCACCTTTCCCAAAGCAACCATCGAAAAGCCCTATGTGTGGAAGTGCGTGCTCACCCGATACACGCAGCAAGCAGCCGTCTACTCCACCCCCGAATTGGTTACCACGTATCACAGCGGCGACAACTACAACCTCATAGAGAATGCCGCATTCACCAACGACAACAACATGCAAGCATGGAGTACCATTAGTCGATATGATCCGCTTGATGGCAGCACAGCACCCACCGACAAGGGGCACGTAGACACCAGCACCACCTTGCAGCAACACAATGCCTTTGTAGACCAATGCTTCGCCACCGAAGCCACTATTTATTATAAAGAGGTATTGGCACAAGTGATTCACGCCCCCCAGCAAGGCATTCAAAAACTCATTGGTGGACAATGGTACACGCTGAGTTTTTGGGCTAAAATGTCGTCGCTCTCGCCCACCGCTACTGCCGACCTCTTAACCTACCTATACCCAACGGCAGTCGATACCTCTACTCCTATGATTATCGATGGAAACGAAACACCTGCTAATGACGATGCCCACATTGGGTGGAAACTAACCGCAGAGTGGACGCAACATACCACGACATTTAAAACACGTGCCACTTTGTCCGAATCCGACGAGCAAACCCTGCTTTTTCGTCTACCTCCATCGCCATCAGTCTTTAATCCACGCACGGTGTGGATCTGCATGCCCAAACTCGAAGAGGGCATGTTTGCTACAGGCTTCATCGACACTCCGAACGACCTAAAAGGAGATAGTGGCATAACCGTTCGTCGCAGCGAATGGCAACTTGGCGTGAATTACCGCAACGATACCGCCGATGGCGCACGCAGTGCCGACGGACACCGCTATCTCGACGAGGTGTCGGTAACCAACCTCGCCACAGGCAAGGCAGAATGGTTTGTGGCGCGTGCCTCGCATAACGGCATCGCGTCAACCGCAGCCAACAAACCTACCACAGGTGGCAACAGCTATTGGGAACCCATTAACGATATGCGTCCCATTCACACCTCGTATGCCGACATCATGACGGCTTTCATTCAGTTTTTGCAAGTAAACCAACTCACCATTACCGACAACAAGGGCAACGTGTATGGAGCCTTTGGCGGTGGCGACGGCATGGATTATCCCTTGTGGTTTGGTGGAAAAACGGCTAATGAGGCGGTGGTGAAGTTTGGCAAAAAAGGCGATGCTTGGATAGGCAATAACTTTAGTGTGGTGAATGGCGATGTGAATGTAACGGGCAACCTTCATGTCAATTCGCTCTTCTTGAAGCAAGGCGACTTGATAATGAATGGCAATAAAAAGTACTTGAACCTCGACAACCACACGGGTAACTATTTTGTGTTGCCCGACAACGAGAACGTGTACTTGCCTGCTCCCACTGGCTACGAGGGTATGCAACTTACCGTGTTCTTAGGTAGAAGCTTAAATGGTAAATATTCCGCATTGAGTAGTGAACAGGGCATTTTTATTCCTTACTACACCATGGCAGAACACACGGGCGTGTTCGCCACTCAAAGCATGAGTGCTAAATGCCTAAAGAGTCTCGATGGCTTAACCTCCATCACGCTGGTTGCCGCCAAAGCCTATGGTGCGCAAAACATATTGGTATGGGCAGCGACCGCACATCAAGGCATTATAGCCATATCTGACGGACCCACGCCCGAAGCTGCTTATGCCAACGCTCTCAGTATGGCTCTTTTGCCAGACGGACGATTGATTTCTTACGAAGAGTAATGATTAACGCGCACAAAAAAATCCGCCTACTTTCACAAGCAAGCGGATTCATAAAAACATTTTAATACTTGCATAGTTTTATGGACTATGAAGCATGCTGCAAAATTAAGAATTATCTTTTGCTCTAACAATAGCAAGTCAAAAAATACACAAAGATATATAGCTTTTAATTTGTGCCGTGTGTCATTTTATGTACAAAAAATCCGCCTACCTTCACAGGCAAGCGGAAACAATTTAGCTAACTCTTTATGATGTACAAAGACAATCCAATATTGGATATTGAATCATCCTTATGTTTGCAAAGGTAAACATTATTTCCTATTCTACAAAATGTATGTTGCACTAAAATTAAAAAAAAATCCACCTATCTTCGCAGACGGGTGGAGAGAATGGAATTAGTAAATAAGACATTGTCAGTACTAAATACTGATTTATAAGTTGCGGTACAAAGGTAAATATTGTTTTTGGTCCTACCAAGCCTATGTCATGAATTTTCAGAATTGATTTTATAACTTTGCCACGTAAGATTTTTCCAAGCCAAATCATTAGGTTGCCATTAGGTTGCCATTAGGTTGCCATTAGGTTGGTAGGGATTTCTTACCTTTTAAAATTCACGTCCATTTAGGTGGATATTTTATTAACCTTTTAAATTTTAAAACCATGGCAAAGATTACTTTAAACCATGCTTTTGAGTCTATGAGTGGAAAACTTTGCAGAAAAGGCTCTACTTATGTAGCTCTCAACAAACAGACGGGCAAGATGTACACTGCTGAGTATCATGCCCGCGACATTACCAACAGTGAGGCGCTGCAACAAGTGAAGGCCACCTTCACCCAACGTTCTAAATTTGCCTCGTCGTGGTGGAATGCTAACAAACCCTCCACTACCAATGCCGCAGGCACCGCCAACTATCAACTGGTAATGAAGGCTTACAAGGGTCAACATAAGGTGGGTAATCCGTATTCCTACCTCCGTTCGCTCGTATCGCCCGAACTCAAAGTGATGCTCGGCGACCTCGACATTACGGGCAACATCGCATCGGGTGGTGGCAGTAGTAGCACCACCACTCCCTCCAAACCCGGTGGCGAAGGTAATCTCGATGCCTAACCGTCTCCACCCTCATTCTTTGTTGAGTGATTAAATCTGAAAGGCGCACTCCTCGTCCTCGTTTCGTGCGAGGCAGGAGTGCGCCTTTGCTTTGTGTGTTTGTGTGTTTGTGCGTTTGTTTGTTTATGCGTTTATGCTTTTGTGGTTTTGTGCATTTGTGCATTATTACGCCTCTGGTAGCAACACCACCCCAATGCGCACTTGTTTTCCGCAGTGTGGGCAGAACACGGGGTTGGCTTGCATCAAAGGCACTGAAGCTGCATTCACCACGCTTTCGCCTTGTGTTTGTGTGGTTGTTTGCGTAGTGTCATTTGCCACTGTTTCGTCCTTGTTTGCATTGTTTCCGTCCCCCGCTTCGTCAATAGGATAGAACAAATCCGTTACATCGCACCCCATTTTCTCACACAATTCCTCCAACTTTTTAATGGATGGATTACCTTTTATGATATTTTGGATGATGTTTTGTGTGCGCAAACCTGTTTGTTCGCAAAAGGCACTAATGGTTCCGAATCGTTCTTTAATGGCACGTCTTACGTCAATTTTCGTTATCATAAACAATATATTATTGATTTTTGCGCAAAGTTACTACAAATATTTCATATATAGTTGTTTTTAATATTATTTTCTATCCGACATAATACATTTTGTATAGTTTGTATATATGTATTTTCGTTTGAAATAATATATTTCTCCTTTATTTCTTTGATAATTAAGCAGTTACGTTCTTCTGTAAATGTATTTGCGCAGCCCATTCTATTTTGCAACTATTTGATTTTCAATGTATTCGGACTTTTGATTTAATTCCGAAAATGTCCTAACAGACGCGAGACTGCCCGCCGCCCTGAGTGTCATCTCCCCTCCCCTGCCTATGGGGGCGGGCTTGCAATATGCGCACGGGGCGCAAGGGTGCAAGGCTCCAGAGGTGCAAGAGGCCAGAGGCGCAAGGGTGCAAGACTCCAGAGGTGCAAGAGGCCAGAGGTGCCAGGGTGCAAGGCTCCAGAGGTGCAAGAGGCCAGAGGTGCCAGGGTGCAAGGCTCCAGAGGTGCAAGGCTGCATATATATATATATACAACTATATACACAACAAAATCAATCGTATAAAATTGATATGTAGAGATAGCAAAAACAATATCTAATTGTTTTTAAATATTAAATCAATTGTTTGAAGTTGATTTTTTCCGTTTTTTGTTTGGTTTTTTCAACTGTATGCAGTACTTTTGCACTGTCAAACAACAAAAGACAACACAACAACGGGCGATGTTGCCCTGGTAGCCGTTTACACCTAAATAAATCGCGGCCCTCTCGTACATGATGCGGATGTACATATAATAACAATAAAAAAAATGAAAGAAAAAATTTTTAGTCTGGTTTTCTCTGCTTTTATTAGCATTGGCGCCGTTGTAATAACTCCGACGTATATTTTAACGGTTTTTTATTCAATAGAGAAGGCCGGCGGCCTTATTAGTTGGCTTTCGGTTAATTGCTGGGGCGGCTCCCTGTCTGCGGTCGTTGTATTGGTGGCCGTAATATTTTGCGCCCTTTCTTTTGGCTCTATTATGTGGCTTATATATGATATTAAGGCACTTTTTAAGTAACATATATATATAAATTAAAAAAACCGGCGGCAACGTACAACAGCGGCAATGAAAAAAATGAATACTGCACAAATTATTACAGCACTTGCAACTATCGCGGCAAATAACGTAGAAGGGTACACCGTTAACGCACACACCTTACAGCCTGTAACATCTGGCTACGTTGTAGCCGTAAAAGCTACACAAAACAGCTTCGGCCCTGATGGACTCCGTCGTGTGGTTGAGTATCAACGCACACATCAAGAGATCGCCGCCTTTGGCGGTTGGTTGGACTCAGAAACGGGGCTATACTATTACGACGCTTGTATAATAGTGCCAACTATGGCCGAGGCTATTGCGTTAGCAAAGGTTAACGATCAAATTGCTTTTTTTTGCCTCGATAACTTGACAGAGTACAACCAGGACGGCACAGAAAGACAGTAACAAGGCAGTACAAACAAGTGCCAGGCCGGGGGCCTGGCACCCAAAAAACGAACAAAATGAATAAATACATCGTATCAGTTTGGCCCGGTGTGGGCTATTATACAAAGCAAATCGAAGTAGACGCGTATAGTGAAGATGAAGCCCTTGAACGGGCGATGTGCTATTGCCAAAAAATGGGCTTGCGCGGACTCTATATTGAGGCAAACGAAGTTGATGAAATGGATCTAAGCGAAAGCGAAAAAGATGAATTATATATATATATAGATCCTACTTTATATAATGCAGAATATCACCCGGCTTATTTTAATTTAGAAAATTTAGGGATTCGAAAAGCCGCGTAAAATATAGGCCGCAAAGGTTTAAAGCTTTTCAGGGGGCGCAAGATCCCCCAGCGGCAACAAATAAACAGTACGAACATTTTTAAAAATTTACAATCATGGCTAAAATTTACAATAAGCAAACTTTTACCTTTATCGTTAACGGCACCCCCGTTGCAATCTATTGTAATACTACGTACGTTTCCACGGGCTTTGTGCATCACGCTTATTTGTGCGGCCTTGGGCGTGATTTCGAGCATTCACGTATTAAATATTACAATCGTACTTGGGAGGCGTACGACTATGAAAGCGTACTAAAAGCGGCGGCGGCCAAACTAAAAAAGGCCGATCGTGAAGCCCTTTTGCTCGATCTCGACACGTACCGCGACGATGAGCGCGAAAAGTATAACAAATTTTTTGCAGCTTTCGAGCGTAATTTTAAGACGCTCAGCAATGAGCAAAAGGATTTTTTAAAAAAACACACTCCACACATCGAAACAGCAAACCAGGCGCGCGCCGTTGCTGGTGTGGTCGGCTGCATGTCTCTTATTGATAAAATTTAAATTTCTTTGTTTGGCCGTTTAGGTAAAAAGCCTATCGAGGGGGGCGGGATCCCCGAACGGCCCCAAATTTGCCAACATGGTAGCCGTGCGCCCTGAATGGTCAACACTGCCAACATGGTAGCCGTGCGCCCTGAATGGTTAACACTGCCAATATGGTAGCCGTGCGCCCTACATGGTGCCACACTGCCAACATGGTAGCCGTGCGCCCTCATTGCGCCACACTGCCAACATGGTAGCCGTGCGCCCTGAATGGTGCCACACTGCCAACATGGTAGCCGTGCGCCCTGAATGGTGCCACGCTGCCAACATGGTAGCCGTGCGCCCTACATGGTGCCACACTGCCAACATGGTAGCCGTACGCCCTACATG